AAGCAGACGGTTTACGGCGTTAACACGGTCAGCGATTGGCGGGTGCTTCTTCGGGTGATCGATTCTCATAAAACCTTTCTCCTTGAAGATATCCACATCCGACTCGCCGCGAGCGTGCTGGCGATATGCGCCGGCCGGGTCAGGGAAAACCGTAACCTGGCTTTTCTGGCGCCAGTACCTTCTCTCCAGCTCATCACACACCTCTGAGGTGTTGGAAGAGAACAGAACAACCTCATCAATCGCCCAGACCTCACCATTGGGTTGCGGCTGCAGGATCACCGAGGACATTGGGTCGATGTTGAAGTCCTGACCAACCCAGATTGGCAAACGCGGATTGAACTGTAGCGGCCTGACATGCACGTTGCGATCGAACGGGTAATATACGCGCCCAGACATGTTTTCGAACGACGCAAGGTACTCCTGCGCGAACGATTTAGGGTCCATATCGTTCTTCGCCGCTTCGATCTCGCTGTCTGGTACAAACGGGGAGTCCGCCGTCACAAATTGCCAGCTCTTCCACAAGCCTTTCGCTTGCATCTCAGGGTTCTGACCTATCATGAACAGCTTATGGAACTCAGAGAATCCCTTTGGCGTACCGATGATCAGCGCACCGCCGCGCGTAGATGACAGCGTCGGTCGAAGCACCTTGTACCAGGTGTCCGGCTTCATGTCCTGAAACTCGTCAAGCACGACAAAGTTCAGCGCAACACCGCGAAGCGTATCCGGCTTATCTGCACCCTTCAGTGCGATTTCACTACCGTTTTTCAGGACGATAGTCATCGTAGTGTCGTTCTTTTTCGCAATCCATTTGCGAGGCAAAACTTCCTGCAGGTCGTCCCACAGGATCTGACGTGCCATCTGGTATGTCGGCGCGACGTACCAAACGCGCTGCTTACGATCGGCAGCGGCGGCTTTGATAATTTTGGAGATCGACAGACGAGATTTACCCCAACGTCGACCGGCGCAAACAACCTTAAAACGATGTGGAGACTTGAAGACCTTCATCTGCCCCGAATGCAACTGAACCAGACTCAGGGATGATGGAATAGCCATTATTCCTCCCCCTCATCGTCTACATCAGGAAGGTACAGATCCTCTTCATCGACAAGGTTGTCCTCGTCCATTTTTTTAAGCTCATCTACCTGGGCTGAAGTCAGCTCACCGAACACAAGATTCGGGATTTCGTCAGTGATAACGTCATCTTTTTCCAGACCGAGAGCGCGGCTCGACACGTCGAAACACTTCTGAACGACAGCGGCAGCACGCTGAAGAGCCTTGATATCGTCTTCAACTAAACTAAGTGAGCGACCCTCCTTCTTGGCGGTGGCGATCTGGTTAATGGTGAGACCGCTCAGCCATATTGCCCACTTGTCATATTCTTCTTTCCTGCTTTCTACTTTTTGCGCTCGCGCTCGCGCACGAATTTCCGCATCCGACTTTAACGATTCGCGGATCATCTCCCCGACACTGTCTGAGCCTTTAGCGATACCTTTCTTTTTGAAGTACCGCGAGAACGTCTCAGAGCGAGTCCCGTACTCTTCTTCGAGCATCGATAGGGTGTATTCGCCTGAGCGCCACTTAACCTCAATCTCTGCCCATTGCGCCGGAGACAGGCGCGGTTTTTTTGCGGATTCTGTCATAGTTCCCTCTACTACCGCTGGCATCTTCCTGACGCCTTAAAACAAGTTGTTTTCTGGTGGCTATATGTTTAAAAAACACACAAAAAACACTAAAAAGAGAGCCTGGCTCCTATATATTTATATATTCTGAAGTTCTTCTTTTAAAAACATACAGAGTCAGGCATTTAAACTACCCCAGCAGCATTTTCGCTTTTGCTCGACCAAGAATAGTCAACCCCAGCGTGCGACGTTGATGCAGCGTTTCGCCCCGCGGCCGGCAGTCGTGCTTTTCAACCAGACCTTTCTTGATCAGCGCACGCAGCGAAAACTGAATGCTCTGTTTCGTTGTGCGATAGGGCAAAATCTCCAGCAGCTCGTCCAGATCGAGAAGATGTCCACGCTCATAGCCGAGATTCAAGGTTTTGATGACGTCTTTTTGTTTAGAAGTCAGGTTCATAGTGTGTCCTTACAAAATTTTCGTTAAATCCAGCGGCGCATCCAGCGGCTGGTTATCAAATGCGAGAAGTGGCAGAGCGTCAGGCAGCTGACGTCCAAAATCCGGGTTCCGATACACTCCATAGAGCGGACTGGTGAAACTCAGCGTGTGAATATCCTTCAGAAGCTTCACAATGCTCGCTTCGTCCGTCAGTGTGTCTGCAATGTCCTGAACAGTCGTCCCGCGGTTACGTCCAGCTTTCGCCAGCGACGAATTTTTGTGGTAGTTCGCAACCAGATCATGCAATGCACGTTTCCTGCGCCCCTCCGCCATTCTCAGCAGTTCTTTCACCACAGACTCGTTATCACCAGGGTCAGCTCTAAAATGGCGCTGGAAGACTTTGAGAGCGCTTTCGTATGACTTTGGTCTTTCTGGTTTGATGAACTTAAACCCTGCTTTCATAGCGAACGGGTTGTACTTGCTCATTGACGACTGAATTTCGAGGATCGGCTTGTCGTGCATACGACAAACCATATTCATGAAACGATACGATAAGCCCAGACCACGATACTGCGTATCGGCTACCAGACGGCTGACAACGGCGAATTCCTGATTCACACGCTTACCCCAAATCTGGTTCGCTTCACGCGTATTCGATGTCGGCTTAATATCCGGGAACATGCGATGACGCGGCGCCAGTAGAAGTTTCGGGTAAGCCATGACCAGAACACCGATGAGACGACCGTCCAGCTCAGCTCGGTAATAAGACGGGGCAAAAGGTTTACCGTCAGTTTTGTAATGCAAGCCTTTCAACGTATTCCAGTCGTCTACCGTGCCTTTCTTCACAACTATGCGTTCCATGAAGTCCAGGTGGCGCGGGAACTCTTCAGGCCGGTGGCGTTTGATAATGATGTCGGTCATCTCTTCACCACCTTCTTGACACTGCCATAAACTCCGCGACGGATGGAATGCGGATCTCGGGTCACGATGGCTTCTACTGGAGGTAAGCCACCTGCTTTTTTATCAGCCTTGAATTGTCTGAATGCAGCATCCAGCTTCTCGGCGATGTACCCCTGCAGATAGGTAATGGCCTCCTGATCGACCAAATGAACGCCGTGCGATTCTGCGGTCGACATGGCAACATGCAGCGCCTCATGCCATAACGTTTTTTCGTCCCGGACGTCAGGCAGGAAAACGCCGTGAACCGAACGGTCTGCTTCGAAGTAACCCATATCCGTCACCCAGCCACCAGCGTCGCCGATAAACTCGCTATCGTCGACGCCGTAAAGCTGCTTCATCGTCTCGACATAACGATCTGCGCCAAATACCACAACGCAGCGACTGTAATACGGGGCCACACGGAAACCATATGCACCGTGCGCACGCAGCCAGTCTTTCCACTCTTCTTCAGTGGTAAAACGGCGCCTCAGCTGGGCGCCCTCATAAATCGGGAAAACCTTGTTATCAATGCTCATAATCCACCTTCACACGCTCTTTATAGTGTTTGGTGATCTGCACTGATGGGCGCAGAGCATTTTTAAGGTCTTCATGCGTTGTCGCAACAATGACCGTCGCGCCGACAGCGCGAGCGGCACGCTGCAGATTGGAGGCAACAACCTGGGCAGTCACTCGATCCAAAACCGCGCCAAATTCATCGGCAACCCAGACATCTGCGCCGGATTCGATTAACTTGGCGATTTTGAGACGATACTTCTGGCCGTCAGACATCTCTGACGGCTTTCTGACGAACAGATAGGCGTCATTCAACCCAGCCATAGAAAGCAGCCCCAGCGCGTCGCTGGTGGTCTTCCCTAACTGATCGATAACGTTGGTGTCGTCAGCAAAGACAAAGTCGTCAATTGACGCAACGCGCTGGCCGGCATCAGCCATCAGAAGCTGCAATTCACGAAGAACAACGGATTTGCCGGAACCGGACTGACCGGTCACGTAAACTACGTCACCGCGTTCGATATCCAGTTCCAGATTGTCATAAAGCGTCCACGCCTTTTCGTCCAAACCAAGCCCGAAAGATTCGGCGATCTCCAGCGTGCGGATCGTCTTATTGACTCGCGTGTTGAAGGAGACGTTGATGACGTACTTACTCATACTCGGCCACCTCTTCGGAAATCTTCTCCGCAAAGGCAATAAAAGCGGCTTCTCCCATCAGACCGGTTTTCTCTTCCATGTGAGCGAGCAAATCACCAACAGCGATCGCGCAACTGGTCGGGATGTCTTTGAAACCCAAAATGTCGATGATACGAGTTCGGCCACCAGCAACTTCTTCCGTTATCGCTTTATGCTCTTTGCGCTGACGTTCAGCCTCTTCGTTCAAGTCGTCAATCAACGTATCGTCGGCCATTTTTTCGGTCAGGTCTTCGATAAATACCTTCAACTCTCGATCATCAAAGCCGTAGATCTCAACGTCTTCATCCTGAAGTAGTTCGTTTAGCTCTTCCTGCATACGAATGGCGTCATAATCGATACTGGCTAATCGGTTGTCTTCGAGACGTTTCGCCCGAACAGCACTTTCTGACAGATCGTCACGAACAATGACAGGCACAAGAGCTAAGCCAGCCACCAGAGCCGCTTCGCGACGACCATGGCCGGTAATAATTACACGATGCTTGTCAACGGTGATTGGCTGGTCGAATCCACGACTGACGATGGCTGCAGCCAGGTCTTTAATCTGGCGCTCATCGTGCTTTTTGGCGTTTTTCTCATACGGAATGAGAGTACGCGGGTCGAGATACTGAATTTCAAATGACTTTTTCATCGGTTACATCCTTGTAATATTGAGTTAGCCACACCAGAGCCTCGCCAGCGTCTTCCATTTCGCTGCCGGTTTTAATCCCCTGCTCTCGGATGATAGTTTTGATGACTTCTGTCACGCTCTCTGCTGTATCAAATGACACTTTAAAGCGCATGGTCTGGTGCTCAACACCTAGACGCTCTTTCTTCTCGCGAGCATCCGGCTCGGCGGCATGGTCTTCTTCCTCGCCCAGCATACTCAACTCTTCGAGATCGACACTTGACTCACGCGCCAGCGTTTCAGTCATTTCCTCGTCATACGGGGCGATGTCTGCCAGTGAATAGTCAATTTCAGCCTGAATACTCTCAATAAGGCGCTGCAGCTCGACGGCATCATCTTCACCGTAGCGCTCATTATCAACCAGTGACATCTGCTTGGCGGTATTGTCGTCAATCACACCGACGGAGGTGACTGGAACGGCTGCCATGCCGTGCTCAATGGCAGCACGCCACCGGTGCTCCCCGCCGAGGATTTCGTAAGTACCATCCAACAATTCGCGAACCAGGATCGGCTTAAAAAAACCAAGTCGGTCGATTGAGTTTTTCAGTTTGTCGAAGTTTCGAGCGCCAACCACATTTGTATTCCAGGGATTCGGTCTCAGCAGCGCCGTCTCCACCGTCAAAATACTGATTTTAATGTCCATATTTTTGATACAATCCATATAATAAATGATTACTTACATAGAATACCCAATTAACACAAATAAGGCACGAAGGAAATCAAAAAATGACAGTCAGAATCGTGTTTGACGCAGTCAATGCCATCGTCAAGGGAGCAAATGACGATGTGAAATTGAAAATACAGAAAATGCTAAGCTACGAGGTAGATGGTGGCAGATACAGCGGTGGCGATAGTGGCTGGAACGGTCAAAGTTCAATGTTCAGCTGGGCCAATGGCGTATTTCCGGCCGGGTTCGCTCGTGCCGTTGCTGCAGATCTTGGTCGGTCGGGTATTAAATGTGCGCTTGTGAGAAAAGAGCTTATCAAACCTCTCGGCGTCCCAAATCCCGTCGTAAGCCCTTTCCCCTACAACCCGGATTATGCCTATCAGGATGAAACCTGCGAGCGTCTGGTTCGGTTTGGTGGAATGATTGCTCAAGTGGCTACCGGTGGCGGGAAATCGCAAATCGCGTGCAAAGCCGCAGCGAGGATCGGCAGGATGACACTGTTTATCACCACCCGCTCGATGCTAATGTTCCAGATGGCTGATAATTTTCAGGAATCCATCGATTATCGAGCCGCCCATGGCGAGCCATGGCTTAAAAATGAAAAGGTTGGTGTCATTGGATCTGGTGAATTGAAGTTTTCCCGATTCATCAACGTGGCAACTGTCCAGACATTATCCAGCTTCCTGAGCGAGCCGGCCGCGGATTTGTCAAAGGATAAGAAAGAATTTCATCTCCGACGTCGCGAACTCATAAAGCAAATGCTATCCAAGGTCTCACTGCTGATCCTCGAAGAAGCCCATGAGGCATCCGGCGAGAGTTTCTACGAAATCGCGCGTCTCTGTAAAAACGCAGATTATCGTCTCGCGCTGACTGCAACGCCTTTCATGAAAGATAGCACTGAGGCCAACATGCGTCTTATGGCTGTATCTGGTCGAATAGAAATCAAAGTGTCTGAAAAATATCTGATTGATAAGGGTATTTTAGCAAAACCAGTTTTCCTTTATCGTAAAATCGGTTACGTTCCAGATATCGAGCTTCTAAACAAGGAATTAACAGGAAAACATGTTAACTTCCGAGTTAGTATGTCGACCGCGTACCAGAAAGCTTATCAGCTAGGTATCACGTATAATCTTGCCAGAAACCGAGCTATAGTGGATACAGCTGAAGAATTTAAGCGTCACAATCTGAGCTGCATGACGTTGGTCAGACATGAACGGCATGGGCAGATTCTAAAGGCTATGCTGGGAGAGCGCGGGCTGGTGGCGAGCTTTATCAACGGCAAGTCATCGGCCGCGACTCGATCTGCCAAACTGGCAGAACTGGCTTCGGGAAAAATCGATGTTCTTATCGGCTCTACAATACTGGACGTCGGCGTAGACGTTCCGAGCGTTGGAGCTGTTATCATTGCTGGCGGTGGCAAAGCCGAAGTTGAGCTGCGACAGCGTGTTGGTCGTGGTCTTCGTAAGAAAAAGGGAAAGGCGAACGTGTGTTTCATTGCTGATTTTCTGGATACATCAAACAAACATCTGATGTCTCACTCTTACGAGAGAAAACATATCATCACCACTACACCAGGCTTCGCGGAGGGTGTACTGGACATTGACGGAAAATTCGACTTCTCGATTCTTGCGTCATAACTTGTTGCCGGCCTTCAATGGCCGGTTTTGGGGGATATGTGTATGAAAGAGTATATGGATAGTAAATTGCCTGAAACCATTACAAAACAACAAGGTGAGACGCCCAAGACCGAGAAGACGGTTAGCTGTCATCTCAAACTCACACCAGAAGCTGACAGACGACTGCTGAAGCTTCAATATCTGCTGCGGGCAGAAAACCTAAAGCTATCAAAAACCGGTATTATAAATCACCTTCTTGAAAACCTTAACGTTGAATATTTAAGCAAAGACCTGTCTGACATTTTTGGTGACAAGGTCAGAAACGATATCGTTCAGGTTTTTCTTAATTCAGAAATGAATGATGATGATCTAAAAATCTTAAAGCAGATGGAAAGAAACAACAAAAAGAAATAAAATATATAACAGCGCGTCCATTCGGGCGTGCTTTGAATTTAGTTTAATAGTTGGTTATAGAGAATGAATACTCGTACCGATTTTACTTACGGCATAAATGCCGAGTCCGAGAGAAACCTAGCATCCACGCTGGAGTATTTCAAAGACGCCCAGAGGCGAAAATTAGGTGTAAGAGTTGTCACCGCTAACGAGATGACTTTTCAAATGATTGTCTCTGGCTTCGACTTAAAATCGTACCGTGTCTATTTAAGCCCGGTGTCAGATGACCATAAGGCTAATCGCGTCATCATCCCTGTCGACTACATAATCACAGCAGAGAGAATCGCAGTCTCAGATGTCGACACAGCCTATAAGGGTCAGTTGACGATAAGACGAGGTGATTTGGAGGATGCGGGCTACAAGCGATCGGGTCGCGACTTCTTTCAGGTCATACGGTACGCCCACCAGCAGGGAAAGTCCATAAGGGTCTATCTCTCAGACAACCGAGTCATCGAAGGCGTGTCTACAGGCATGAATGAACAATCAGTAGGTGTAAGGTTGCCAGAGGGAAATCTCATCCAGATTTTCTATGATTGGGTTGACCGAATTACCCCCATTTAACGAACTCAGGAATGAAAATGACTTATAAAGCCATCACAGCATATCTTATTCTTTCAAGCGCCATGTTCACTTCATCATCATTCGCAAGTGAGGGGCCTAGAATGGCGAGAGTCCTCACGAATGTATCCGCCACCATTTGCACAGATCCAGAGAGGAGAAGTGAGTGCTATTCGATTATATCGGCCGTCGCAGAGATGTCGAGAATGGTTGGAGAGACCGCAGCCAACTGCGGGGATGACGTGAGTAGTGATGTCTGCATCTACAGCAAGACGGATACTTTAATCATACAAAACTGGTATGATGCCTACGGGAAAAAATAATCTATAAGGTAATAATGCCGACCAAGTGTCGGTATTTTTATATGCATGACCTCCCTTTAATTAATTAAATCTTACCGCTCGAGCCTCACGTTATATATAAGGGTAAAAGCCTCGTTTGGTTATTTATTTAGGGAACACCTTCCAGCTATACGCGTTTTTTTCTAAGACTTTACTTTTTTGCGATTCATTAAAAAAAAAGCTTGCGTAAAATTTTCATACGTCGATAATGGAACCCAACGAAACGACACAAACAAATAAACGTTTCGAATCTGGCGAAAGCCAATCAATTTAAATAAAGGAAAATAAAATGACTACTCTTAACAATCTCAAAAAATCCGACGTCCTGAATGCTGCAATCGTTGTATCAAAAGAATTGAGCGCAAACGCTGAAGCGATGGCTATCAAGTTCAACGAACGTTTAAGTGCTGGCATGGATACCAAAAAAGATAAAGCGGATCTACGTGCTGCGCAAACAAAAAGCGCTTACTTTGATAACAACATTCTGGAAGCGATGCGCGACGAAAAGCAGTGTGGTGTTTTCTACTTCTCAATAAAAATCGCAAAGAAAGATCCAGAGCTATTTTTCCGTGAAACATTAGCGAATAGCTATGCGCTCGAAAAGCTGGCTTATCTGATGGCTTCCATGGCTTCTGGTAAATGTGTATTCAATAGCGCGCTTTCTACTAACTCACGCGTTTTTGCAATGATTGAGCTTATCAAGAAAGATCCGACAACGTTCAGTAATGGCGACGTTTTCAAGATCATGAACAAAGCAAAACAAGAAAACGAGATGAAACCAGATGCAACATATACGCAAGCCAACCAGCTGATCAAGTTATTCCGCGATTTGGGAATCGTGGAAGCGATCAAAGATGGCGGAAAATCTGAATTTGGCATGGCTAAATTCAAGTTTATTAAAAATGATTTGTTTAATCATATCGCCACCAGCTTCAGCAAGTAACCAGACAAGCGCCAGAAATGGCGCTTTTTTGTTTCCGCTATAAAGCCACCAGCGCCCACTATTGGGCGCTTTTTTGTTTCCAGTGATCCGGCCATTCCAGCCAAAAGAAAAGCGCCCACAGTGGCGCTTTTTGCGTTATACGCTAACCATTATCGCCCACGACGTAAAACAGGATGCGCCAGAGCGATTCTAAGCGCTTTTTATAACCATAGACAGCCAATCGTATTACCAACAATAAAAAGCGCTTAGAATGGCTTACAGCTCGTTTTAGCGATATTTCATGTTTTGCGAGGCGTTTTAACCGATCCCGCGTGGCTTTCTGTATTATTTTTTCCGTGGGCGCTGGCTAAAAGCTGGCTATCCAGCCATTTAGCGTTAAAGCCATTTAGCGTTAAAGATGGCCCGTCGCATTCTCACCCCACCCCTTAAAAACGACGCCTTGGCGTGGCCTTCTGGGTAGTCCGTAGGGACACCTCTACACATTTCCGCCGCTGTATATGCAAACCCAGCCGTTTCCCGAAATTTTCACCTTAATAGGCTTTTTGCCCGTTTCCCTGCGGCGCCACTTAAACGGTGAAAAGGGAGAACATCGTCTCCCTTCTCTTTCCGCTTTACTTACCTTCCAGCACGATAATGTCGGATTTGATACGCGTTTTCCCCAGCGTGTTGCCGTTTATGACGATACTGAATTGGTCGTGACCGGCTTTATAGACGACGTTGGTGTACCGCTCACTATTTTCGACAGCTCGAACGGCTGCGCTTGTCTGGTAGGCTGAATCCTGATGCGGTCGTGTTTCGGCCAACCATCCTGCGATCTGCACAGCCATTTCGAAACGGCGGCTTTCACAGTCTCTCCCGCGCAGTGGGAAAATAAACGTTCCGAACCCGGTGGAGACGACGCGAGCGGCTTTAAAGGTTTGCGTGTAACCGAAGCCATTTGCCAGATCCTGCTGTAATGAATTCCTTTCCCATTCCTGCAGGCTGGTGGTTACATCCTCATCGCCGTGCATGACAGTGATTAAGCGCTTATGGATAGTGTTGAACAGCGCGGTGGATGTGCCAAAGCGAGTATTAACGGTCAGTAACTGGTTCATGTGCTTTCCTTTGTGTTTTTGTTTTGATGGAAAGCATTATCGCAGTGGTACTGAGGCAATAAACAAGTTGTTTAAGGCAGCGAGGAAACAATGACGGCGCAATGCCTGTAGCCTGGCTGCAGCCGAAGGGTAATTGAGTGGTGTTTTAGCCGTGCGGTAGCCTGGTGGTGTTCGAAGGGTATCAAAGAAAAAAGCCACGGCTTAGCGTGGCTTTGACAGGCGTTATAGCCGTTAGGCGGTGGTTGCACCGGTTGTCGCTGAATCGGTCCCGTCGGCTTTCAGAACGTCTACGGGCAGCAGCTCGGCCAGTGCTTCGCCGGAGTAAATCTTCATACCGTAAACACCCATCCAGGTACTGCCGGCGGCAAGATTCCCTTCGATGAAGTCCAGTACCTCGGAAATCAGCCCTTCGGTCAGTGTTGCGGTGTCTTTACGGAAGAATGCTTCCGCGGCCACCAGCAGCGGGTCGCCGCCGTCGTTAATCATCTGCTGCCCTACGGCATAGACTTTCTGCTTATTGGAGCGCAGAACGGTGCGAGACAGTTGGGTTGATAGTTGAGTTACGCCGGCTTCGTCGCGTAGCTGAATGGTCAGCGTTGCGATGCGATCCGCGGTCATCGGGTCAGTGTTAGATGCGTAAAACAGGTCGTATACCAAATCGGTACGTTTAAGGCTCATTGCTACCTCCATGTTGTTGAGCAAGGTAAATATATACCGGTAAGTAAACACTTACAATACAAACGCAAAAAAGCCCCAAAAGGAAGAAGGGGCTGTAGACAATTCTGCGACTACTAAGCACATGATTATGCGATAGCAGCAAGGGACTCTCTTGAAATCTCTTTCTGAGCCATTTTGTTTGCATACAAGATGGCTGTCTCAAGCTGCGAAATAGGGAAAATTTTCTGCACAGCAGTCCAACCCGACTTCAGTTTACTGCGGCGCACACTAACGACAACGCGGCGAGAAATTCCATCATCGAACGACACGGTGCTTTCTTTGAATACTCGTATCGCAGATCCGTTTGCAACAATGTCCAGCAGAGTGACGATAGAGACTAGGCTATTTCGTTCCTCTTTAAACGTGTTGCGCTGGGTAGCGTAGTAAGCAGCAAAAAGGCGTTCAGTGTTGTTCATGGTGTAAATCTCGCTTCGTGTTTCGTTGAGATACATATTAGCAGCGCTGATGAGGGCGAAAACAACTTGTTTAAGGCGTTAAGAAAACAACGGAGGCGACTAAGTGTGGTAATTCGCCGCAGGGCTGGTGGGCTGAAAAGATAACGGATTGCTCCGCTATCTCTCTTATCAGGCTGGGTCTAATTCCATGTAGAACGTTACGTCTTCCTCTTCTACCAGGCGGGCGTTGTCCGCCATCTTATGAGCGAAGTCACCAGAGGCGCCATTGTCGTACTCCTTCGACATTCTCACAGCGTCTTTGGCTAAATATTCATAACTGGTGTTGAAGTCCACCAGGGAAAGCTTCTCCGCGTTGTGTACGTGAACAGTGCCAAAATCACCATCGCCATACGTGTTAACCATCGCCAGCACGTTTGACAGATCTGGCGCGATGTAAAACTCATTCTGCCCTTCTACTGGTTCAGTGATGATCGCAGTGAATGAAGTTTTAGCGGCGTTGCGAGTAGTGAAGTAGTGAAATCGTGTTGTCATTTGTTTAATCCGTTGATTGTTTCGATAGATGTATTATCGCATCGCGAATCAGGCAGAAAACAAATTATTTAAGGCGTTAAGAAAACAAACAAGGCGAGAAAACAAAGAAAACCGCCGCAGGGAGTTGTCACACAAAAGCCACCGTTGCTGGTGGCATGTCTTACCTGATAATCACAAAGTTATGCAGGTGATTGCTTCCGCCGCAGTTGTCGCCGGTATAGCTCACCATCTCTTCGCCGGTCGTCATGACCATAATCTTCGCCTCAACAGATTTGTACCGGCCACAGAAGCGGTCGAAGAAAGACAGGCTATTAGCCATATCAAGGCGAATGTCCGTTCGAAAGCGGCCGTTCTTTTTCAGCGCTTCCCACCCGGCGTCACTATTCCACCAGCCACAGAGTTTCCGGGCCATCTCCGTCTTTTTCTCCGCCGTCAGATTGCCGGTATACGGAAACACGAACCGCAAATCGTTACAGACGCCCATCACAGCCTTCGTTGGCTCCAGCAGGGGTTTAATTTCCAAACTCATTAATCCTCCGGGAACTCTTTAGCAACAGCCGCAGCCAGTTCAGCCTTCTCTTCGTCCGTAAACGTCTCCCAGGCTACTTTCGCCAGCGGCGCGTTCTCACCGTCCGTTTCTGGAGTGATGAACGACCACAGCTTGCGGTACAGTTCCTCACCCACGCCGTCGATACATTCAGCGACCGCGTCGACAGTCCAGTAATTCAATAAATCAGGCATTTTAACTTCTGTATTTTTAACATGTGCTTTACTCCGTTGTTTTCTTATGCTGGTTATTATCGCAATAACACAGCGGCGAAAAAGCACATTAGAAAGGGAAACACGATAAAATGGCCGGACTAAACTCATTGACACCCGTCGTTTTCCTGACAGAATGAATCTGGCTGGTGGTATGGTCGTATTTATACGGACCTATGCCTGGGTCGCCTCATGCCACCAGCCGCCCAACTCCCGCGACCGCTCGGTTGACCTTTCATCAAGCAGCCTCGTCTATACGGCAACCTCCCCGTTCCCCGAACCGTTTCGGTATACAGCCGTTCCCGTTTCCCGACCGAAGGCTGTACCTGGCCGTTCCCCGTTTTACCGCGGCTAAAAGGCAACCGAGCAACGTTTCGCACCGTAGGGAGTTTGCGCGGCGCCAACGTTTTTGTAGGGCTGGGAAATTACAGCTTGAATTTCTACGAAAACGGAAGCGCGACTTTTTTTCATACCCTACTTACACAAACGCCTAAACGCCCAAACCTCTTCCCTCTATAACGCCTTAATCCCAATACCCCAGAACTCTCTTAACGCTACCTTCCCAAACTGTCCCTTTCCTGTTCCCAAACTGTTCTGGGTATCTTCCCAAATTTCTTCTGACCTTCTCTATCGTTCCTATGGTGAGTGTGTATCCGGGAGTGTTCTTCTCTACGGGATTTCCTTCTATCGCTTCCTGTGATGTGGTTGTTCTTTCCTGGTGGTTTTCTTCTGGGTTGTTCTCTTATCCGGGATTCGTTTTACCTTGGGTGATGGCATATAGGCGAAGTGATTGTTTCGTCGTTTTGTTCTGGGAGATGGCAGGTAGCCGACTGTTTGTTTTCTTGTGCGCTTAAACAAGTTGTTATCTGGGTGAATGTAGCTTTAAGCCTTGTCCTGTCTGCTTTCCGCAATTCTGGGGATTTGAGGTTACGTTGCTATTGGGTGATGGCGGGTATGGGATTATCTCTTTATCGTTTCTCTCGTGTGCCTGGGGAAAGCTGGATGGTGTTTTCGTGCCTGTTGGGGTTTGGCGGGTGTCCCAATGCCTGCGATAAGTCGAGTGGTGTTCTTGGGAATTTTTGAGCCTCGCTTCCTCTGGTTGGTGGTATGCCGGTTCCGCTCTTTCGGTTATGATGGAAGGTTTTGCCTGTATGTGTTGTTGGTGGTTCTTCTCTCGATTTTCGAGCTGATTGGCTTCTCCTCTCAAACGCTCTCAAACGCGTTTTAAGCGATTCTGTTTTGTGATTGGGTGTTGGTGTGGCTTTTCCTGTTTAATCGAAACCTGTGCGTTCTGGTGGGAATTCTGGCGGTGTAAGAGTGGCGATGGCGAAATGTCAAAAAATGAGGGAAAAAAGTAGTTTTGGTTTGACGTTACGTTGATCTGCAAACAAGTTGTTTTCTTATGCGTGTTATTGTCTTGTTTATAGCGGTGTTGCGGGTTGGTGAGTGGTTGATTAGGTGGGAAAGTGATGATCAACCTCTCCTTATAGAAACTGCGAGAGGTTGACTGTTTACGTCAGTGAAAGGTCAATCAGCGGCGTATTTTTTCTCGTCAGAACTGTATTGCTTTGCAACGATGTCCTGGCAGTCAGAAAGACTCCCGTTAATGACCTTTTTGTTTACTTGAGCAGCATCTCTGGCAGCATGAACAACACCACGGTTTACAGTGTTCAATGGCTCAGTTGGAGCTTTGTTATCGAAAGGTACTTTTAGATCCAATGTATCTCTCATTCCACAAACGTTCTCAGCATGTTTTTTCAAACCGGCTTCCGTAAGAGGTTTAGCTGAAGCACCGAAACTTGCCATAAGTGCTAAAACGAGAATGCCTACTTTCTTCATTACTATCTCCATTAGTGCGACTTGATGAACGTGTAAACCTTATCCCCAACCTCAGTGTCGTTCCACCCCCACTCTTCAGCGAGGTGGGTTATGTCGGACGGCAGCATCTGTACAATCTTGGCGATGATCTCCGGGGTAATCTCTCTGTCCAGTTCGACCAGACAGTCATTCACTACATCTTCAGGCATAGTTACCAATCCCAAACTTGCAAGCCGTCAATCGTATCTGCGTCGCAGTCAAAATGCACGACCTCAAAACCAGCGCCCAAGACTTTCTCGATGTTCTCGATCGCCGACCAGCTGATCCCCGCTTCACGTAAAGACTCCTTCCATGTCCCAGCATGAAGACCGGCACGAACAATCCAACCATACTCAGTGCCGTGAATCCAGTTGTGGCCACGATCGGTAATTGGGTCGAACGAGATTTTAGGCAGTATTTCCGAATCAGCCTGGGTGACGTGGGCAGTGCTGATAACGGCAGTTTTATATGATTCAGTAATATTCAGGCTCATGTGTTTTCTCTTTGTTGTTTTCTTAATGGTTTTATTATCTCAACTTGCTGTAGGCAGAAAACAAGTTGTTTTAGGCTTTGTTGAACTCTTTCAACCACTCGGCGGCTGCTTCGTGAACCATGCGCCCTTTTGCGATGGTCATCTCCGCCTGTGGCACTGTGATGCCGTAATCCTCTGCGAACGCGGAGACGGAAAGGTAGTTGTTCATCCAGTCACGGTAAAGTTCAGCGAGGTTCTCTGAGGTTACTTTTTCTGGGTGGGTCAAGCTGACTGTCAGGTATGTGTTGGAAGGGGTCATGTTGGGTTCTCCTTTTCTGGTTGGCGTTATTATCACAAACCAGAAAAGGTAGAAAACAAATTGTTTAAGGTGATTACTTAATGCTGTCCAAGTAGTTTTTTGCGTCTCTGGTTATTCCTGCCACCATCAACTTCACAGGGCCGTTAGCGTAGATGCTTTTAGCCTTAACCAGCACATATGCCTCATCTACAGTGCCGTAAATTTCGTAATAGTCCATAGGGCAGTGGTTCTGTTCTAACCCTGCTTCTGAATTGTACGCTTTACAGAAGCCTGGACTTGACTCGAAAGCGGCTTTATCTCTCACGCCAGCGCGAGTCGCCAGAGCCGGGCCATATTTACTTTTCAGCACGTCCTGCACCGTCTTCATCTTATCCACACTCACATTGACGATGGAGTACGCAATTTTCCCGTCTAATGTGTTAAAGATGACTAAATCTGGGTCTTTCTCTTCCTTGAGGACTTTGCCTACGTATTCTGATGGTGCGTATAGATACTGAGAAAAACGATCCTTGGCTTTGACTGGTTTGTCCGTTGCCTTCCCGTCCTGATCAACCATCGTATAACCTGCCATATCCACCTGAGATGGTGTTTTGTTGAGCACCATCTCATATGGTTTAACGGCAACATCATTACAACCTGAAGCCAGAAAAAGTATTGCAACGATGCCAAAATTTTTTATTTTCATTTCAGTCTCTGATTAGTGGATTTTTTACAAGCCGTTTCATTCTAAACAATACGAAAGTGAAGATCTTCAATCAGTAAACCACCGGCCCGCATGAGCGTTCGCTTGCCCATGTACTGCTCTCTCACGCTTTCCCAATCGGGCCAGTCGGTTCGCTCCGTTGACCATACGCCCCGATAGTCTGTGTGGATGGCGTTGTACTCCTTCAGCGTTAACTCAATCATCTGCGCCTCTATGCTCTTTTGAAAACGAAAACTGCTACTGTGATGCCGGTATCCTCAAACTCGCCAGCGAACTCACGACCTGATTTGGCGCAAACGAACTCACTACCAATCCACTCTTCCGGCTTGTACCCGGCTGGAAGCACTGCGGCCATAATTCCTTTTTCGTTAAGATGGTTCAGAGCCGCCAGCGTATGTTCTTTGGCTCTTCCTTCGGAATATGGCGGATTGATTGCAATTTTGTCGTAGCCAGGGGCAGTAATGAATTCCTTCGACCAGGCCAGAAAATCCTTGTTGTAGACGTTAAATCCCTTGGCCCCGAGGATGTCGCAAAACAGCGGTGAGATTTCCACGCTCGTTATGTTCTCTTCAGGCACATCGAGAAACGCCACCAAATCACCGCGGCCGGCGTCCGGGTCTAATATCTGATCAGTTGGCTGGCATTTCAGTATCTGCGCGACGTACTGCGCTATCGATGCCGGCGTTGGGTAAAACTGGTGCGATTTCACCTCTGGAATAACACCCAAACTAACGATGCTGTCGAACGTAGTGGACGGTTCATACGGAAACTTCCAGCTGCCGCCCACCTTCACTCCGCCGATAAAGCTCAGAGTGCGTTCAAGGTCTTGCTTCTCTGTCTTCTGTAACGATGAGTCGGAAAAGTACCAGGTCTCATTGGCACTATTGTGTCGCCGGTCGCGGATCACCATTCGCGTTTTCGTCGACACGGTTTTTTGGATGTAACCAAACTCTTTTGGCGCCTTTGTCGTTGGCGCCTTGCGACGTGGTGCCGGAATCGCTGCAGGCATACTGTAGGCCAGCACCTCGTTTAACTTCCACGCGACATCCGGGTGGATTTCAAAGTGAGCATTGCCGTTTTTGAAAATCTTCACACGCATTAAGTTGCCGTCGACATTCATCCACTGACCGGTTTCACAGTTGTGCGCCCTGTACGCCGCCGAGAGCATCTCAGAGCAACTATTAAGGGTGATGAACTCCTTATGTGCAAAGAAGTGCAGCATGACGCGCAGGTCGTCGATAACGTCAGCTTTGTGATAGTTCAGGCTAACGCTGCTATTCCAAAAATCGGTCACGCAGCAGGAGATGATTAGCTTTTCACTGAAGCCGTATGTTTTGTTGGTCTTGTGCGTTGGGCTTAATGCCTTGAACAGCCCATAGACGCGCTCGGCCAGATACTTGTGGCGATCATTAAGTAACGAGGTCATCGTTGGGATAACTGTGTCGGCCGTGAATTCAGGAACGCCGACGAACTCTTCAACCTGACGCTCGAATCCACCGCGGTCTCTCTTCGCCACCTTTTGCAAACCTAAAGTGAACTGGCTGCGCCACTGGTCGCGGCGCTCTGCTGGCATTATGAGAAGGGCGCCAGTCATATCCGTCACCTTGCGCCAGTATTCGGCCCAAATGTTTTGCTTAACGAAATCCAGGTTAACGGAGTTAAGCTGCGGAACGTTTCGGAGGTTCTCATCATTCGGGCGACGACTCAGCACCTGCAGGCGGTTAATCATCGACACGCGCTCACCTGAGTAAACGAAATCATGCACCTGATTCATCAGGGCGATCTCTCTTTCGCACTCTCCCACGATGTCATGAATGACGTTCATTTCCTTGCGGAAGTCTACGGCGTTGGCAGTGTTTTCAATGATAGAGATGGCTGTTGACATTGGGTGCTCCTCAAACAAATTGTTTTCTAATGTTGGTTATTATCTAAGACCAGATGAGGCATTAAACAATTTGTTTGAGGCATGAATAAAAAAGACCGCATCGGCGGTCTTCTGTGGTGGTGTCAGGCTTCCATCGACTTCCATTTCTCCATCAGACCGGCGTTCATTTGATCTGACTTGAAGAACAACTCATCGGGAAGTCGGGAAAGCGCTGTGGCGACAATCTTTTCCGCTTCAACCAAAAGAGGGTGGTCGCCGACTCTGGACTCAATCTCTTCATCAGACGCGCCAATCTCGACACCTCTGAATATTACGCTCAACATGAACGCCTTTTCAGCCAGGTATTGCGCCGCGAATTTCTGATCGTACTTCGTAATTGACTGAGTGTTGTGAATCAGGTCAGCCAGCTTAATGACGCGGCTCTGCATGTCGAGTCGCTCACGTAGCGCACGGACGTTGATAAAGAATCGCGTCTCACGATTGCCGTCTTCTGGCTTGGCCTTGTTGCTCAGCGCATCGACCATTTCAGCAACGCGATCCCCGAACATACTGAAGATGTGACCGAACGTGACCTGTGTATCCTCGATGGTGTCGTGGAGCATTGCCGCTGCGATCATTTCGTCAGTTCCGCCGTTGTTGCGAACAATCTCGGCCACTGCAATCGGGTGAGTGATGTAATCCTCACCGGTATATTTGCGCTTCTGGCCTACACCAGCGTGGGCGCCGGCCGCGAACACTTGAGCCTTGTCGATGATATTCATGCTAATTCCCCTCTGAGAGCAGCCTTAACCTGTTCGTCGGTCAGAATATTCAGGTTGCGATCGTAATATACCGCCTCACCAGTTTTCGATTCGTGCTGCGATATCAGGCCATACCCATACTTCGACAGTGAGTCCAGACCGCTCTGCGCGATACGATAAGAGTAATCACGCCCCCATGTAGCGTCGTTGCGCCCCTCGAAGCGAGAATGCTTATAGTGTTCGCGAATGAACAGATAATGTCTCTGTCTGAAAATCATTTGTCATACCCCGTTGTTTTCTGATTGCAATTATTATCACACATTAGAAAAGGTAGAAAACAAGTTGTTTAGCAATTTCATTAGGCTGTAAAATTAAGGAACTGAAACCGGGCCATTGCAAAGGACTTAGCTATGGGATTCGGGCTTCAATGCTGGGATGAGAATGGAAATCTAGTTGTCGACACCAGTGACTACAACTGCAGGTACATAGGAACCTACAATGTATCAACGGGTGGTGGTAATTCAGCCACTGTAGGCGTTTCAGGCATAAACCAAGGCAACGCCTATGCAGTAATCGTTGCTGGTTCTTACGGAAGCTCCTTTAACGAGGCGTTTTGCGCAGTAAACGACAATTCGTTCACCCTATTTACGCTGTCTGGCGCCAATACATCCCAGACATTCACAGTAGAAGTGTATCGATATGCTTAGGGATGAGACATGAGTTACGGATTTGAGGTCTATAACGACGCAGGGGCGCTACAAATAGACTCAGACAACAAGACAACGCTTTTTTCTGATATCAGAAACATCGATGGCCTGACAGATAACGGGTACTACAAAATCGATAACCCGTTCGGCGGGTCATATCCATTTGGTTTTCTAAAACCAGCAGACACACCAGTGCCAGGCTATCTATACTGGTTTCGTCTAAACGCTGGTGCATTTGCCATGCCTGGAGCCTTCAGCTTCCAGAACGGCAGCGGCCAGATCATTAGAACAACTCGAAACCTTGGCGTTGAGAGCGGATATCTTGATGTGATGAATGGTAACGGCGATCTGATATGGAGTGCAAAAAGTGCCGGCCGTGTGCCTCGTATCAGAGGATTTATCGATCTGCCAGCAAACTCACCTGTCGATAATCAGGTAGTATCCTTTTCTCCAGAATTTAACCCATGGATTTTGATGAATATGGTGCCTGGCAATATTTCGGATGATGGTGAGGCCACGGGTTACTCTGGCCTTCTCATCAAATGGACTGGCTCTCAGATCCAAGTGAAATACGTGTCACGATACCAAAACAAATTCTCTCAATCGTTTGGTGGAAGAGGGGGGTTAAAAATCCCCTACGCATACTTCCAAGGCTATTAAAAAAGGGGCTTTCGCCCCTTATTCATTTCTTCGAGTGATCTGGCTCGACGTAGCGAGAAAGCACGTAACTCATCGCCTCTCTCATTGAGCCGGTTCCGCAGTGTCGCTTTGCTGCCTGCGTCAACTCGGACACCAGTTCACGGTAAATGTGAGGTGGTAGTTTCGCTATAGGCTCTTTAATCATTCAGCTCACACCGTAAAACATGGTTTGATAGTTTAATTTTCAAGGAATCCACCTTTAGCTCGAACGCGATCTCTTTCGAAAGCTACGATAAGTTTCTGGGCTTTCTTCGGATGGCCTTTCTCAAGCCGCCAATGCTTCATGTCATTGACGATCTGCTTTGTGAAAAAGCCTTCATCGTCGTCGTTGACCACGATATTTTCTATGCGGCCGTCTTTGCTGACATCGTATTGCACACGAACAGTGCCGTAGACACCGTATTGATATGCTCGATCAGGGAATTTGATTGTGTTAACAGGCCGAGCGCTGCAGCCGACCAGAGAAACGGCTAAGAGAATGAGCGGTAATTTCATAGCGTGCTCCAGAAAAGCGCAGCCTTTCTGCTGCGCTCTACTTTTACTTGTTAATGCTAAAGCGATTCTTCAGTTCGCGGATCTGGGCATTAGCCCCGTCCATTGCTCGTGCCTGAGCCAGTTCGAAGGTATTTACGATGGTTTCGACGACATGCAACGCCTCTTCATTCGACATTTTATTACCGTCCGACGGCGCAGATTTTTCGCTCATCGTCATATAATTCAGAGTCTCATGCAGACGCTTGTTGTGAGCCTCCAGCTCTTTGTTCTGGCTGGCAAAGTGGGCGATCAGGAGGAACAAGTTCGCAGGTTCAAGCAGCCCTTCGCTACCCAATGCCTCAAGACGAGCTGTCATCCGCAGCGCATCGGGAATGTTGTTGATTTCTCCAGTAGCTAAGGTGGCAATATCAGCGATTTCGTTGGCACGGCTCAGGACTTCTTCTTTTTTGGCTTTACGTTCTTCACAGCGAATGCACATGTGTTTTCCTTTTTTGTTTTGATAACAAGTTGTTTTCTGATGTGATTAATTATGAACTGACTCTAAAGGCGCCAGTCCATGTTTAATTAGGCTTAGATATACTCAGCAGCTTTGCGCGCTTTATCTATAAAGCAGGCTCTTTCGTATTTCGTGAGACTTGCTATAGCCTCTTCCTCGTTTATCTCTTGCGCGATTGAGATGCAGTCCTCTAGGGCCGCAAATAACTCGAGATAGCCCTCGTAAACGACCCCAAGCCGGCCCAGCGCTCTCACATCGCCATAAAGCTTTTGCTGAGCTAAAACGAATTGATGGGCTGACGACAAAAATTCGAGCGTCCAGTCCATTGGAGTTCGCCGTATATCGGTTGATGAGCCTGAAAACTTTTCACGCATAGTCTCTAAGGCCGATGCGGAACGCTCCATGTCTCGCTTTCTCGTCTCGACAACCTCCTCTTCGGTTATCTCTGCGGGGAGGATAGAAATCAGGGCTGATTTAGCCTCCTCGAAGTCACAGCGAAACCATTCACCTCGTACCCGATGGTCTGTAAAGATGACATGCATTCGATGCTCTACCTGGCTATAGCCAGCGATACGGTGTGATATGAATTGTTTTATCTTGGTAATTCCGCTGATGTTGACAATATTGGATATCCGGGCGACTGGATCGACGCTCTTCCCAATCTTTACTAGCCCTCTTTGAACATCTTCAATGACGTAAATATATCCAACTGACTTCATGGATTTAGGTTCTGCAGGAGTTAAGTCTTCCAACGTTTTCACTCTTTAATAATTGAAGCGTACATTCTCGCTCAGCAGAGCAGGGCGAAAAAACAAACTACGGAAATTTCACAGTTCGATAAAAAAGGAGCCGAAGCTCCTTACTTTGTCTTGGCACCTTTCATTAGAACTGGTAGCAACAGAGTGATGCCTGTTATGACCAAAACACCGTCCGCGGCCACTGACAGAATCCGGCTGGTGAAGTCCACCAGCACAGACAGAACCAGTAGCGCCAGCGCCACACTGACGCGAACCATCACAGGTACTGATCCAGAGACAGTTGCAGAGCCTGAGCGATTTTCTTCAGCATCTGCTCTTCTTTCTCATCGATACCGTCGTTATCAGCGATATCCAGACACAGGCACAGAACGTCAACTGCATCGGTTGTGCCAGCAACTTCGGCCAGCTGGCGCATTGCTTCAGCGTTAGCGGAACGCGGGGACGCTTCGTAGCGGGAACGGATGTTGGAACTCATCTGGGCGATCTCGCCAGCAAACGGAGAGAAAGAGGGCAGGGCAGAGATGGTTTTTTCCAGAACGCTGATTTCTTTCGCGTCACAGGTGCCGTCAGCATATGCGATCGCATAGGCACCCCAAACAGTCGCTTCTACGGCGTCGCGGTTTTCCATCTTCTTCACTTCTACGGCTGCTTTACGAACTTTCTTTTTAAAAATACCAAACATGTGATTTCCTTTGTTTTCTTATATTGTCAAACAATTTGTTTACTGATTTACAATCAAGCCGGCGACTTAGTCACAAGCCCCTGATGAAGAGGACGAATCGGAGCATCCAGAGTCATACCCTCCAGAGCCACCGGCTGAGTGGTGATATCCGTGGCTGCTGTGGTATGACGGGGATGGATCGTCTGCAATGGTGCTGGCGAGTGAGTTGTAATGCTGGGTTCGGGACTCAGAGACTGGCTTACTGGAACCAGAACGAAAGGAGCCAGCACCAGAACGTAAACCGCCAGAGCGAGGGGCTGAAGCCGTTTTCTCTGGTAATTTTCCATGAATTGAGTCCTTGGTAATACGCGCCTTTTCTTGATCAGTAGTCAGCCTGGAGATCGTTGCGGCTTGGTTACTGACGACGCGCTCAAGCAGATCTATACGCATGTTCAGTGCCCGGAACTTGTCGTCCATATGGCGCTGGAGGTGGTCGAATCGCTTGCTTGGGAATAGGAGACTGAACATAAAGCCTCTTTTGCGGAGTGAAAATGGTTGCGGCCGGATTAACCGGCCGCTTCAGGTCGCCTCTTCCATGAGGCCAGCGCTAACCGCGCTATCATCCTTGCAAAGAAAACATACATCAGACACATAAATAAGTAAACACTTATTTACCTCACCAGGCAAGAAACTAGAAGTAACCAACACTTTGTTGATGTTTGTTTTTACTCATTATGATAAAAAGTTGCTCAAATTCATCTCATAATCTGGGCTTCATACATGAACATCAAAGCGAGACGCCTTCTTGCAATTGCCGCACTTTTGTCATTTTCTTCTCTACAACTTCACGCCAGGGAGTTAACAGATGTTGAAAAAAAATCAGTAGAACAGGGTGTGGGTAAGCTACTAAAAGATCCTTACTCGGCAAAATACACGCATGATTCATATGAAGATGCTCACGGAAACAAAACATACTGCGGCAAAGTGAATGCTAAGAACTCCTATGGAGCATATATCGGTGATCGTATGTTTGCAGTTGTGTTCATCGATACAGAATCAGAGGGGTTGATAGCTCCTGCGTTAGACATGGACAACCAAGAGGTCGTAAAGAGCGTCTGTGCCTCTGCCGGGTATGACATTCCCGTAAGCAAACTATTTAAGGATGATGTGAATAAATCACGTTTAGAAAAGGGGTTTAGCAAGCTATCAAATTCTTATTTTTATTAATCGCCTTGGCTAGAAAGTGAATGGAGACGCTGTTCTTTATTTTTTGTCGTTCTGTTCTTTTAAAGTTTTCTCGGTAGGAGCTTCTGGACATACTTATCCCAACGATTTCGCTAAAAAAAACTTCGGCCCGTTTTGTATGGTTTGGCCGAATCAGTGTTTTCTTCAAGTCGAAAAAGTTAGGCGTAGGTCCAGCAACTCCCCCTACTGGTAAGCACTCTCATTCTCGTGGAAAGGGCTTACTCGTATAGGTTCCTCTTAGAATTTAATGGTTGAGCTTTTATTCTGTGAGTCAGGTATCTAAGTCGCTCCCCCTGTCTCACAGCCCTGTAGCTTTTGCCCTCAACCGACGCGAGTTACCACTTCGCGCCCACACCGGCAATACAGACCCTATGCTACAAATCCCGTCTGGGCCTTCCCAAGAGCGTTTGCTCAAGGTTCTTTACTGCTCCACCAATCCCGACCGTTTCTCACCGAGAGACTGGTGTCGTTGCCATTTTGTATTAGCTTGGCTGCTAATAAATTTTGGGCCACCATTGGTGGCCCGACAATGATACATATCACACTTGCATAAGTAAATTGTTACTTACTACCGAGCGCCAGCACGACCCTTTAGCTGCACTTCAAGAGCAAAGTTTGAGTTAATCAGGTCGCCAACCAGCATCCCAATCTCTTCAGTGTGTTTGCCTTCACGCAGACTATCAACGACCCATTGATAAAGACTAAAGGCCGTATCTCGCTTCTCCATCAGCTTCCGAGTGTTGTCCAGAAATTCGTTCTCCGCCAGGGCGACGATGTTTGTTTCATAAGTCATTTTGCGATCCTTTTCGTTTTGTTAAAGCCATCTTAAAGCCATTAAACAGGCTACAAAGCTGGTGTTTGAGGTTCTTTTGAATACACTCCAGACAAAAGAGAGATTAAGGCACGCAAGTGCCTGAATCTCTTAAATAAGCCTGGCTCTGTATATTATTTAAAGCGCTTTTAAAGTCTTTTTATTAAGGGGTGGAGATGCTTTCTTAACAGGCTTCTTACGTGGCTTCCGTTTCGCCGTTAGTGGATCATAGCCACCCAACAATTTCATCACGCCGATGTCGATCTCCGTCGTCTGGTGTCCAGCAGCGCCACAGAAGCCCCGGAAGACCAGCAACATGCTGCCGCCAGTATTCTCGCGTACTTCAACCAATCCCAGCGCTGTATCTGGCTCCATGAAAGCGACGCGACCGCCAACAATAAGCACGGTCTGATTCGCGCTGCGCTTAACGTCCAGATACCACTGAGTGTCGAGAGACTGAGGGACAAGCATGACGGTCGTAACGCCATTGGCTTGTTCACGCGCCGCGGCGTCTATCCATGGTTTGATTTTGGAATAGGGCGGGTTCAGGAATGCCACAGTACCAGGCTCTCCCCAGCTCGACTTCAGCGCGTCACGCTCGACGCCTATAAAATCAGGCAGGATCGCGTTATCTTTGTTGCACGCGACATCAACCTGAAACTTCACTCCCAGATAAACCTCAATGGCGCGAAATAACCACAGAGGCGTTCTCCAGAGATCGCGCAAGTTGCCGTCGCGCTCACGTTTTTTAATTTTCTGAGATCCGTTCATACCACACCAATAGGTAAACACTTACTTATTTTACAGAGTTAGAGAGAACTAACAAGACGAATACATCGGGATCAGCCATAGAAAGGAAGGGATCGCATTTTCTTGGTTGTGGTGGTGCGATGGTACTAGTTAGACAAAAAAGCCCACGAGGGGCTTTTCTGCAACGTTTTAGACACTGGTCTCTATTAACGGGATTGTGGCTTCTAAATCATCGACATTCAGGGCGCCATAGATGATGCCAAGCCGCATCGGAACATTCATTCTTCTGTTGGCATACAAGAAAGCCATTGCGCCGGCACAGTAAGCCTCCTTTCCTGACGGTAGATATCGCTCCCCGGCGTCGTCATATCTTCCGCCTGTTGAGTAGGTTGTTTTATGGCACTGAAACGGTCTCTGATCGTCTGCCAGTAAGTCATTTTTAATCTGTTCCAGACGTCCCTCATGAAGCTCTATACCTCCGCTCTTCAGGAAAGGGCAGTCAGGGCATGGTCTCTTCATCTGGAAAAGCCGCTTGATATCCACTACATCGCCTCGTTTTTGAACTTCTTAACCAGCGGGGAATCTTCATTCAACGTGAGCGTTTTACCATCTTTGATCGCCATCCCCAACACCGGAAGGATGCTCATCATCTGCCCCGCCTGCGCTGACGCGGTCGATGAAGGGTATGGCTTAGTTGGATTGCTCATCATAGCCAGACGGAATCCTGCCGTATCGCTGGTGCCTGCGTTAATGAGATGAGTGACCGATATCTGGGTATATACGCTAAGCTCAGCCAACCCCTGACTCCAGGCCATAAAATTCTGCACCTTGTCCATCGCTTTTACCGGACAAGCATTATATGCATCCATGAAGGCTTTGCGTTCAAAACCTAACTCAGCCATGACTTCGTCTGAAAGCTGATCCATTGAGAACCGTTTTTTGCGAGCGCCTGTTGAAGATGGTGAGCATTTCGGCTTTTCAGGTTCTGACTTTGTATCCGATGCCTGTTCTTCAGCTACTTGCGCTTCAACAGCTTCAACCGGCTCTTCAACCACTTCTATCGATTTCTCAATCGGCTTAATTTCATCATCAATATTACTTAGAAGCTCCTGTATCGCCTCTTCTTCACTTCTGACGGGCTTTTCAGATGAGACTAGCGGCAAGAGTTCGCTGAACAAATCATCAGTTGTGTAGGTCGTAGGTTTTTTCACCTCAACAACTTCACCTGCAACCTCTTCGTGCTCTTCAATGGGGTTTAAGCCATCTAGCTCTGACAGCATTGCGATCAGGTCTGCGTTGCTGTTTTCTTTATTAGTTGAATGTGTAGCGCTCATGTGTTTTTCCTTTGTTGTAATCGTTTCGATGAAGTTATTTTGACATGCGACAGCAGGCACAAAAGATAAATCAATCAGGTAAACATCTTGTTTTGAGGCATAAGAAAAGCCGCCAGGCGGCGGCTTTTAAGAGTTGGAGGATCTGATTAATCGCGGTATCGGCGGCTGAAGTTCCAGTCCATGATGAACAATGCCACAGCGATGACAAAAAGCCCTAGCACACTTAACCCTAATTCTAGCCAGTTCATACCCACTCGCAGACTTCACGGAAATTACATGTAAATGTAATTAAACATTAACCCCACCTAAAGGCAAACGTTTGCTATTACCCAATAATGGTAGCAATCAACTAAATCACCAATTCGGGGATGGGGAAGAACCCGTAGTCTTTTCTAGCCTTCATGAAGCACTTCATCATGAGGTCAGTATCATAAAGCGCCCCATGCGCCTTTTCCTCGTCATAGACGAATCCCATGGCGACGGCTAGTTCCTGTAATCGGGGGATCTTGCCGTTCTCACATGCCCACCGCGCATCCATGGTGTCCACCAGCGGACGCTGCGACAGCTCTACGCCGCAATCTCTCATTTGTTTGGTGATGAAGGGGATGTCGAACTGTCGACCGTTGTGCGCCACCCACACATTCGCCGCTGCCAATGCTTTAGCCAGCGCAGCGGCTTTATCTTCGAACAGTGGACAGTCGGCCAGCATCTCAAGCGAGATGTGGTGGACTGCCTGGGCTTTCGCGTCAATGCTGCGTCGTGGGTTGAACCTCAGCGACACTTCATGAATTTTCCGCGAGGTCTCTAACTCATATGAGACAAGAGCGATCTCAATAATTTTATGGCCTGAGTAAACATCGAGACCAGTGGTCTCAATATCCACACCTGTTGCAACTGTCATAGTCGTTTTGCACCCTGTTTGACAAGTAACTGCACCACTTCAAGTGCCTTTTTAATCGTGCTGCTTGCGCTTTCGCACTCGTAATTCATTGTTCGATATTCACCAGCCATAACCCTGACGAAAACTCTCCTGATCATAGGATCTGGCGTTACCGAGATATAAACGCCATTGGCAGTTTTCAGATAGAGAGGGAACGGCGACGGTCGCTCCTTCTCTATCGTATTCATTGCCTCTTCTAGAAGTTCGGCGACATCCGGGCCTACCAGACCCATGACAGAACAGAACACCGAATGAATGGCTGCTTTCGCCTCATTCGTCGTCATCAATCCGCCAGTCTGCTTTTTGATTATGTCCACAAGGGTTTCTGAAACTTTTCTGTCAAGTTCTTCGGCAGCGCTATACATGTGCTTTCCTCTGTTTTTTTTATTATTCTGACTCATGCGAACAGGGGATCAATATCAATGACAAGGCTCGCGCTTCGTAACAGAATTTAAAGCGATATTTCTCACGATGTCCTCCAAGGTATCGACGCGGAGGCTCAGGTCAACAACGTCGTCCTGCATAAACGCAAATCGAGATAGTGAGCCGGCAACCACTTTTGTTGAAAACGACATGATCATCGAAGCCATGAGCATATCGATGTGGTTAACGTAGAACGGCTGCAGTGAGGCTCTCTGCTTTCGGTAATGGTCTTGCGAGGAAAGCTGGACACCGGGGCGCAGCATGAGACACAGATTAAAATTCTCCGAGACCGCGTCCAGACATACCATATGCGTCTGAGCATACAGCTCCAGCACCTCATCATTTTTGTAGTGTGGAACGGCAATGTCGTGGGTGTACGCCATGACGTCGATAGGCGTGCGGTCGATAATAAACCCGGTCTTGTGGAGATCTGGCGCCTCAGTTATGCTCGCGATGTGGCCGGCCACCATTAATTGCGCCTTCATCCGTTCAACAATCGGCATATCGCTTCGTGACAAATCTACGCCTATCTCGTTGAGAAAATCGCCGACTTTAGCGTCGATGTATGGAATGCCTGACACTTCACTGTAAGCTTTCGCCAGCGTTGTTTTACCCGTTCCTTGCGCACCACAAAGGCCAATTTTCATTTCAACTTCCTGTAAACAATTTGTTTAAACGATGGTGAATTCTCATCACCAGCAAATTCATTCACCGTATCAACCGCTTCAAAACCCATCTGACGCATTGCTTCAAACGGGAAGAAAGCGTCTGCATCCGGCACTTCAATATTGATATGGCTCAGCCAAATTTCCGTCACATGCGGAAGCATCACCTCATACACGACGGCGCCACCGATAACCCACGCATTGGGGAACTCGCGCAAACAGCGTTCGACTGAGGCGATCTGGATGCCTTGAGGCGCCACTACAGCTGGTGAACGTGTCAGCATTACGTTGCGTCGACCCGGCAATGCCTTACCCAGACTCTCGGCTGTTTTTCTGCCCATGATTACGGTGAACCCATGCGTCAACTGTCTAAAGAGACTCAGTTCTGCGGGGCATTTCCAAGGCAGATCATTTCCTCTGCCTATTTCAAAATTTCGGCCAACGGCCGCTATCATTCTCATCGTTGAACCTGGTAAATATGAGGCTTGTGCGGGTGGTTATTCGCCATGCTGATTAGCTTGTTGCCAGCGCAAATCGCCATGACAAAAATATTTTCCCGCTGGTTGTCTTTGATCCATCGAGCCAGATGCTCCACGCTTTCGGCCTGAACCAAATAGTCGTAACTGACGCCGTGAGCGGAAAGCCACGCCCGGGTAACTTCCCGCTCTTCTTTCAAAAGACGTTTGGTTGTGACCAGCACGATTTCAATACCCGAGCGATAGAAGCCTTTCAGCATCCTGCTCGTTGGGTAAATCAGCTCGTCACCGGCCATCATGTCGATGCGATCTTTTTCAATGTCTACGGAGGCGCGGTGTCTGCTGTCTGCGACTACGTCATCCAGCTCCACGAGCGCGAACATTCCCTTAGCCATATCAAACAGCCACCGGCACTTTGATCCACGGATGCGGCGCGTAACCTTCGATGCGAACGTCCTGCCAGCGGAAGTCATCAATCTCTTTCCACGATTCAGGAAAAATGACGACCGGGTCTGAATTTTCTGGAATGTCGCGATTCATCATCTCGTTAACACCGTCCATGTGGTTTTCGTAGACGTGAACGTCCATACCGAAGTGAGAGAACATCATCGGCATGTGGTTGGTGATCTGAGCAATCAGAGACGTCAGGATGCCGTAGCCGGCGATATTGAATGGCATACCGACGAACACATCGACGCTACGTTGAATCATTGCCGAACAGAGCGCACGGCGGGGGATGTTTAATGAGTCCAGCATTTCTTCGCTGGCTTCGCCGCGGCGCTCAATCTCGGCCAGTAGAGCCGTATAGCGTGACTCGTGGAGATATTTTGCATGAACCTCACCGATGGCATTGGCCTGGCGCAGACGCTCTTCAAAGCCGAGTTCGCGGCTCCAAACGTGGTACATGAAGTGGCACGGCGGCAGTGCCATGTCTTCGAGTTCTCCAACATTCCACGCGCTCATCATCATGCGACGATCAGTCGGGTTGCTTCGCAGCTTGTCGACGATGCGCTGTAACTGGTCAATTTCACGAGAGAGAACGACGCGATCTTCTTCGTGGCCCAGATAACCCTCGACTTTGTAGCCGCGCTTGCGATAGTCCAGACCGTTTTTAACGAATTCATATCGATTGACGATCCGGGTATCGTTCCAGCGACGCCATTGCTTGCCATATACCGGGCCAAGCGTGCCGTCTTCTTTTACCCATGCATCCCAGATTTTTACGTTGTGTTCGCGCAGAAAAGAGACATCACCGGTTCCTTTCAAATACCACTCAAGCTCTACAAGTAGAGGCTTCAGATTGACGGCTTTGGCGGAGATAAGCGGAACGGCAGCGCCCCAGAGCGGATACTGTGAATTCACATAGCAGGTGCCAATAGTAGGAGTTCCAGTGCGATTGTCGGACTTAATGTCGGAGGAGGCGGCTTCCGCGAGAACACAGGCGTAGGATGAATCGGTCAAAAGGCCGTTTTCGAATAGTTCGTTCATTTCGTCTCTCGTTGGTAAGTAATGATTTACTTATTTTACACAACAACAAGAGGTATTGCAGAAAAAAAAACGGTCGACCAAATGGCCGACCGCTGCGGTTCTTACGGGGTGGTGTTTAAGCAAAACAAAATAATACAAGGCGGGAAAGAATATACATCAATAAGTATTTACTTATCAAGGCATAATTCATCTTTTTTAGAAAAAGTGACGCCCGATTATTGAGTTCATTGCCATATCAACAAACCGGGACAAGTCCGCCGAGTCATATGTCGGCGATTTCAGGATCTTGCCATCAGAAATTCGATATCCGATCATACCATCCCGACCTTCAGCAACACGGAATGCCAGGTCATCTTTGTCGTATTTGCACTTCGCAACCAACTTCGTGCGCAGTTCGGCGTCAGCCGGCCAAAGTTTCGTCATATTGCTGCGATGGACTTCGGCCACCAGATCAACAACAGGGACATTCATCAAATCCGCCAGGTGATAAACCATCTGTGACGCCACGTAGATGCGATTCATTGCGCCACGCAAATCAACGGCTAAACTGGTGGAGTCTGCATACCCAGAGCGGATTTTGGCCGCAATAATCTCAAGCTCTTCTACGGCCACTCCAAACTGAGATAGTCCGAGAATGATGTCTTCCTGCGGCTTTTTGCTATGAGCATGAACATAGCCGATGTAAATGTCTTCGCTCTGCTCTTTTGTGAAGTGGGCCATGGCGTTAGCTACACCGCCACGCACGCTGATCAATGTGCCAATACCAACATATAAACCATCAGCCATAGCGTCCAGAACCTTATCCATGTCCAGGCGTTCAACGGCTTCGGCAGCTTCGTCTACAGCCTCTTCACGGATAAGACCAGCCCGAAGTTCTAAAAGCTCAGGCGTGACGTCGACCGCGATCGGATGCTGAAATAGTTCATGAAACTCTGACACCATCTCGCCGATTTTCATCGTAATGTCGAAGCCGCCAGGGTAGATCTCGTAAAGCGTGTCGATTTCTGCACCATTTTTGGCTTCAGATTTCAGGCGAGATTTCTCTAATACTTTCTTTAACATTTTTAATTCCGTGCATTTGAATGATGTGATTATTGTGACCCAGCGAACCAGGTCACAAAAACAAACTAAAAGGCTTACAGATCGCCAAATCCGCCAAGCATTGATGTATCAACGGCTGCGTCAATTTGCCCCACCAGATACGAAGGGATCTCCGTTTCCTGCGGCGCCACCTGAACGTTGTCGGTGAACAGCCAGCTGTTCATCCACGGCAGCGGATCGAAAGTGACATCGTCAAACAGAGGGTTGAGATGAAGTCGCTTCATCGCCAGATTTGTGCGGTACTTCACGTACTGTTTCAGGATCTTCGCATTCAGACCAATCATCGAGCCGTCTTTGAACAGATAATCAGCCCAACGCATTTCCTGCTCGGCCACGTCGAGCATCGTCTGGTAGACAAACGGCTCTTCTTCTTCGGCGATCTGCTTCCACAGCAAACCTTCGCGACCATTTCGCATATTTCGCAACATGCGCTCAGTGCCTTCGCAGTGCAGCGCCTCGTCACGCGCAATCAGTCGCATAATCTTCGCGTTGCCTTCCAGCAGCTTTCGCTCGCCAAACGCGAACGTGCAGGCAAAACTGACATAAAAACGAATCGCTTCCAGCGCGTTTACAGACACGAGGGTGCGGAACAGCTGGCGTTGCATCGGGTATGGCTTCCCGCCGAACTCAGACGCGTACAGACGCTCAAATTCATCTTCCCCGAGATGCTCGCGAGCGCAGACCATTTGATAAAGCTTGTCGTACTCTGCCGATACGCTCGATGCGCGGCTGATAATCTGTTCATCAGTTACGATGCCGTCGAAAATCTCGCTTGGATCATCAACCATGCCTCGAATGATATGGGTGTAGCTGCGGCTGTGAATGGTCTCGGAGAAGGCCCAGGTTTCAATCCACGTTTCAAGCTCCGGGATGGAAGCCAGCGGCAGCAGCGTAACGTTAGGGCTACGGCCTTGAACGCTGTCCAATAGTGTCTGGTAGCGCAGGTTACTGGTGAAGATATGCCGCTCATGATCGGCCAATTTCGTCATGTAGTCGATTCGGTCTTGCGAGATATCGACCTCTTCCGGGCGCCAGAAGAATGACAGCTGTTTCTCAATCAGCTTTTCGAATTCACGGTACTTTTGAACGTCGTAGCGCGAAACGTTAACGGAGTTGCCGAGAAACATTGGTTCTTTCGTCGCGTCGTTTGCGCCGAGACGGAAGGTTGAATATGACATGTGTTTTCCTTTGTTATTTAATAAATTCAGTGCCGCTTAACGCGACAAGTGCGGCAATAGACGCGGCCAGCTCAGGTCGCTGGACATATCGAGTAGTAAACTCTTCGCCGCCAGAGTAATAGACGTTTGCACCCCACATTTCAGAGTCTTCAGTGCCTAAACGACCTTCGTGGGCTTCTGGAATAAGCGCGATCTGCAAATCTGTTATCACCGGGCCAATGTCTTCCCATGAACGCGTCGCGCAAAACTGGCGCCACGGTGATTCGCCGTCCGTAACCCAGACTGTATGCGGCATCTGGTGGTGATACCACGACGTCATGCCGGTTGATCGGCTGTCATCAATTTCCTGAACCTGCAATTTCATCAACTTCGCCAGGCGGATGTTGATTTCGAACTCAGACAGATCGTAAACAGTCATTTTTTATTCGCTTCAGTTGTCAGTAACGTAATGGTATGTGGGCTTAGCAGGCTCTCAAACAGAGAAGAAAGGCGGGCTTTCGCCCACCTAGTTATCAGATTTTGCAAGCGCCGCCGCACTCATCCTCTTCCTCGACAAATTCGGTCGAAGATGGAAGATGCGCCTGATGTGTGATCTTGTCGTCTTCGCGAGCGCCGGCGCCATCGCGGGTGTTGTGGTAATAAAGCGTCTTCACCCCCATGCGATACGCATCCAGCAAATCAGTCAGCATCTTTTGCATTGGCACGCGGCCATTGGGGAAGCGCGTCGGGTCATAGTTGGTATTGGCAGAAATAGACTGATCGATGAACTTCTGCATGATCGCCACTTTGGTCAGGTAGCCAAAGTTATCAGCGATGTCCCACAGGTACTCGTAAGCGTCGCCAATGCGAGAAAATTCCGGCACGACCATCTTCACGACACCATCTTTGGACGACTTCACGGATACCGGGCCACGCGGCGGCTCAATGCCATTGGTAGAGTTGGTAATTTGGCTGGAGGTCTCACAGGGCATTTGAGCGGACAGAGTGGAGTTGCGTAGACCGTATCGCTCAATATCTTTTCGCAACCCATCCCAATCCAGAAGAAGAGGGTGGTTGGCATTCAGTTCTGGGGCGTCCAGCTGCTTGCGGTAGTGATCGATAGGCAGCAAACCTTTCGCATATTTCGTCTGGCTAAACCATTCGCACGCTCCCTTATCTGATGCAAGCAGGTTACTGGCCTTCAGCAAATAGAACTGAACCGCTTCAAATGTTTCGTGAACCAGTTTGTTTCCATCAACGCCGGAATACTTTGCACCGTTCTTAGCCAGCCAGTAAGCGAAGTTGGTTACACCAATCCCCAAACTACGACGCGCCTTGGCTGGTGTTTCCGCCGCAAACATCGGATAGTCCTGATAATCAAGCAGACAGTCCAACGCAGAGACAGCGTAGAAGGCTACTTCTTCCAGATCTGCCAGAGACTCAAGGGCGCCAAGATTGAATGCGGACAGAGTACACAGCGCGATTTCGCCGTTCGGATCGTCAGTAAATGCCAGCGGCTTAGTCGGCAGGGCAATTTCGGCGCAAAGGTTAGATTGCTTAATAGGCGCCACAGCCTCATCGAAAGCGCCATGCGTATTCATATGGTCGATGTTGGCGATGTAGATACGGCCGGTAGATGCTCGTTCCTGCATAAGCGAAGAGAATAGCTCCACTGCAGGCACAGACTCTTTGCGGATTGACGGGTCATTTTCGTACTGAACATATAGACGCTCAAACTCATCCTGGTCAGCATAGAAGGCATTCAGAAGACCGGGAACATCATGAGGGCTAAACAGCGTGATAGCTCCACCCTCGATCAAACGACGGTACATTAAGCGGTTCAATTCAACACCGTAGTCCATGTGGCGAACACGGTTACTTTCGACACCACGGTTATTCTTCAGCACCAGCAAACTATTCGCCTCCAGATGCCATAGCGGATAATAAGCCGTTGCCGCACCACCGCGGACACCACCTTGAGAACAGGACTTAACAGCCGCCTGGAACAGCTTCAGGAACGGAATAACACCTGTATGGGTCGCTTCACCGTTGCGAATAGGGCTACCCAGCGCACGAATAGAACCGAAGTTAACGCCGATGCCGGCACGCTGGGAGATGTACTCCACAATGGCCGAGGTCGTTGCATTGATGGACTTCAGTGAATCACCGGACTCGATCAGGACGCAACTTGAGAACTGGCGAGTAGGAGTGCGGACACCGGCCATAATTGGAGTAGGTAACGACAGCTTGAATGTACTAGTGACATCGTAAAAGCCTTTGACCATTTCCAGCCGTGTTTTGCCCATATCACCGTCAGCCCAGTCCTGATATAGACACATGCCCACCAGCATGTAGATATGTTGAGGTGACTCATAGATTTCCCCGCTGACTCGATGTTGTACCAGATATTTGCCGCGCAGCTGGGTCGTGGCCGCGTAACCGAAGTTGTCGTCACGCTCAGGCTTCATGTACGCGCCCAGCTCGTCGATCTCTTCGCAGCTGTATTTATGCATGATTTCGTCATCATAAACGCCGCGAGTAACGTTCTTCAGGATGTGTTCGTAGAAGTCAGGGTATTCGTATTGGCCGTGGGCATCTTTGCGAATTTTGAAAATACTCAGACGCGCAGCAACCTGGCTGTAGTTAGGTGTGTCGGCACTGATAAGATCGGCGGCAGCTTTGATTAGAGCGTCGTGTACTTGGCTTGTCGTCATGCCGTCAACGATACTCGCTGCGGCTCCCATAGCGACGGCAGAGGCGCTTACGCCATCAACACCGTCCGTTGCCCACATAACGACGCGGTTATACTTCTCTTCAGACAGTGCTTCGACACTGCCATTCCGTTTGATGATTCGAATCATGTTGTTATCCAAAAGAAAAAGGCCACTAAATGTAGTGGCCTATAGTAATAAGTAAACTCTTACTTATCAATAAAGCTAACTTAAAAGAATGCTCTCATCATAGAGACAGCTTGACGGTATTGATCCGTCTCCAGTCCGGTATAAACCGCAGCCAATGCGTCGGCCGGATGTTCGTTTTTGCTGACAATACTCACTTCACCTTTAATCTTCTTCGTAAACCAGCCAGCATCCGGGTGCTTAGATACCGCCCATTCAATGATGGTGTTTTTGGAGGTGTCTTTTTTTCCGCCGATATGCATTTTGATGTCATTTGGTGTCAACTGAATAATGGGTTTATCGATACACGCCAGAACGCCGAGACACAGGCCGTATGACGTTTGGGCGCGGGAAGACTGGCTACCCACAGGCAGCTCTGCAAACACGATATTTACGCTATCAACGATTGGCTTAATGCCTCGCCATATTTCGTTCGCCCGACGCAGATCATCGCTATTGGTTCGAACAGTTTTTTTTGCTGAAGTAGCCTCTGTTTCAATCAGTTTTATTGACACATCGGACACTTCTGACGTATCGAGGTTTAATGAGCCAGTGACGATCCCAAAGTTGCGAAGACTTGGGTCAAACCCGGCGAATTTAATAATTTTATTACTCATGTGCTTTCCTTTGTTGTTACCACGTTCCCCAAATGGGGTTAGCTTTTCGAAGCTCTCTCACCTCGCTAAATTCATCAAGTTCGCAGTCCGATGCCCGAATTTCTGAGAAGCCGGCAATGATATCGGGCCATATTTCAGTGATACAAACGGCCAGTTTTTTCATAGTTTCACTGGCGTACTGAAGGCTTTCATTTGCGTCATCTGGGTCAGCAGCCGACACGATGAAACCTGTTTCAACTTTGTCATCGAAGCATATGCCGAAGTGCAGAACACCATCGCTAATCAGCGTTACCGGCATCTCCACCTTCGAAAATGCCTTTGATTTATGTCGTTGCCCAAATCGAGCCATGTCATTCTGAACGCGGCGAACAGCCATCCTTGCGCTCATATGCTGGATACGGCCAGACATTTTGACGGACTTCACCGGGTTAAAGACAATATCAGTGTCTTCCTTGCTCGAAATGATGATGCTGTCGCCCATATGATCGACACCAAATACATTCCCCATGTAAACAAGCGATGAATCGCCTATCCATTGAGCGTCAAACAGAGCTTCGCTTGTCTCGGCAATGCGCTGGTGTGTCAGCTTGTCTTTGTAATGGCTTGTGAAAGAACCGAAGTCTACAATACCGCCAAAACGCATAGCCATTACCCGCGCTGCAGCAACGCAGGTAACGATCTGACCAAACTGATTGCCTGTCGGATTAAACGACATAGCTGCGGCCCTCTTTGACTTCCAGCGTCACCGTTTCGCGGAACCACGACTTCATCTCCTTGTGCGAGACGATCATCACCGTACCACGCTCACGCGCCTTCGCTTCCAGAATCCCCATCAGACGCTCAAGTCCCGCCGAATCCAGTGCATCATCGATCTCATCGCCGATAAACAACTGAATGCTTTTGCTGGCCCGGTTCGCGACCATATCCTGAAGAGCCAGCGCACAAGCCAGACGCACTTTCCGCTTTTCACCACCGGACAGACCGCGGAAGTCTTTACTGAATCCGGTCTTCTCAACGGCAATGTTGAATTTGTCGCGGATCTCTCCTTTCTTCGTGGTATCCATCGTCGACCAGATGGCAGAGATGTTGCCGTCCGACATCGTGCTCAGATATTCCGCCGTTTTATCGTTCAGGAATGGTGTTACCGCCGTCAGAATATGTGAACGAACTCCGGCCGGAGAGTAAACCTGACGCGCCTTCTCAAGCAGCAGTGCCTGATCTTTCATCCCTTCGATTTCGCGTCGGATCTCTTTCAGCTTTTCTTTGTGCATTGCCAGATTTTCGCGATGACGGGAAATAGCTGCATTGTGAGGGTTGGCTTCTTCTGAGATCGCTTTAACTTGTGCGTTTGCGCGAGCCAGAGCGCTCTCTGCCGCTTTTATTTCGACTTGCCGTGACTTTACGTTACCCAGACTGCGGGTAAGCTCAGAAATGCGCTCAGTGATTGCGGAGACGTCGGGGGTCGACGCAACAAGACGATCACGCAGCGCGACGATTTTATCGTGACGCTCAGTTTTGGCCGCTAAATCCGCTGTTAGTGATTTAGCTTCGTCTACATACTTGCGGACTTCGCCGACGTAGTTATCGTGAACGTGAGACAGATCATCGCTGGTGTATGGCTTACCGCACGTCGAGCATGGTTTGCCTACGCTTGAATTGACATTATCCGCATTCAGTTTGGCTTTTTTTGCTGCGCTAATGGCTCTGTCGCGAGCCGATTCAGTCGCTCGGATCTCCGCCGCTGCATCAGCCACCATTGTGTTCGCTGCCTGAACTTTCTTATCATGCTCAGCCCTGCCGGAAAGCTTTTTCTTTTCATCCGTGATTTGGTTCTCAATTTTGTTGATGGTGGCCGGGATGTCGGCCATTTCCATGCTGGCCTCCGTTACCTTGACTTCAATCAGAGTCGCTTCGGCTCGTGCTTCATCGAGCCTGGCGGAACGTGTTCTCTCCCACGCCTCGGCAGCGGCTGTACTGGTCTCAATCTCCGACTCTGTTGAAGTGATAAGCGATACTGTGCTTTCAGCCTGAGCGTTGGCTCTGTCGAGTCGAGCGCTCATCGCATTAGCTCTGTCGCGGGCGATAGCATAAGCCTTTGTCAGACGGTCGATGCCAGCGGCTTCTTCAACAATCGCCTTCAAATTTTTATCCGTCATGCCTGGCAAATCCGGCATAGCTTCCTGACTGGCATAGATGGATGCCATGAATACTTCTTTCGAAGAGCCGATCAGCCGCTCAACCAGTTCCTGAGTCAGCGTGTCCTTGCCTTTGGTCAAATCACCGTCTTCACTGCGGACAATGAGACGATTTTTGAATTCTTTGTGAGCGCGGTGACGAATTACCGCATATTGCTTACCTTCGTCTTCAATGGTCACGGAAACGCGGCAGTTCTTTGGCGTCGTTGAGTTCAGAACGTCATCACCCTTATATCCAGTGGCAGTCTCCCCGTACAAACACCACATCAAAGCATTCATCAGCGTGGATTTGCCGGCGCCATTACTCGCGGCACTGGAGTCAGCGGCGTTAATGCCCTGAATCAGCACCAGACCGCGATTGTCCAGATCGACACTCGCCTCGGCAATGACCATAAAGTTTTCAACTTTCAGATTTAGGAATTTCATTCAGACGTCCCCGCGCTTTCCGCTTCTAATAGGATTTCGTTGCATAGTGAGTCGAGCTTAGCCAGATCGAAGCCGCCATCCGTATCGTGGACAACCTTGCAGTAGGCACTGATTGATTCAGAGAGACTGTCGATTTTGCTGGTGGATTCGGTGCTTGCAGTTCCAGCCATCATCGACGCTTTTTTGATGAGATTTGTCACAACACCCGCGGCACCCAGCGTCGCCAGTTGCTCTTTTATTTGCACTGCCTCGGCGTCGTTCTCAATGACTGCGCGATAGCGAACATAATTGCCGCGAATATCGTCTTCAGTCACATCGCCTTCCAGAGATACAAACTTCGGTGCCGATGTTTCGTGCTGCGTGAATGAACCGTCTTCCTGAACCAACATGAACCCGGCCAACGTACCAACGTCGCCCCAATTCTGGTGAGTTAACGCACCGACTGACACGACGCCGGGAATTATCTCTTTGTGATTGTGATAGTGGCCGGAGAGCACAAGACGAAAACCGAGTTCCTTCAGATCGTTTGCCTCAATCCCTACGTCTGGCATTGTCGGTATGGCTTTGTTGATGCCTGTGTGGATCACAATGTCGTGAATGCCTGGGCCAGCTTTCTCACGAAGAGATTTCATATCCGCCAGCAATTCGGCATGACTGTTACGCCAGCTGATAAAGTGGACTGTTACATCATCAATTTTCACGCTCTGTGCCGGGCCACAGACGATATTTACGCCAATCGACTGCAATGATGCCGCCGCATTTGCCGAAAATACTGAGTCATTGGTTTCCAGGTCGTGGTTGCCGGCCAGCATCCAGACTTCCAGACCGATTTCGTTAACAATGGTTTTGTACGCTTCAGTGACGAAGTGGAGCACGGAAGGGGTGATTGAGCCGCGCGTATGGAATGTGTCGCCAGCAACAAACATGTATTTTGCGCCAGAAGCTTTGATCGCTTTTGCCGCCTCGATGGTTGCATCGAGCTGAATTTTTAAACGAGAATTCAGACCGCTGACGCTGATTGTCGAGAACGCAGACCAGCTATGATAGTGTGGGTCTGAAATCACACCGTATATCGTTTTCATGTGTTTTCCTGTTGTTGTTTTATTCGATGATAGAGTGGGTTAACAGGCCACCAAGCGACTTCATCAGGTGCATATTAAACACCAACAATAAGTAACCACTTATTTATCTAAGGGCATGATACCGAAGTGCGATAGGCTATGCTATATCTTTTGAGAGGGGGAGGTATGGCAAGGAGGTGGGTAGTCTATTGGCTACCCAGTTTGAATTTTAACCTCTGTGGATAATAGCTTCGTTGAGGTGGTGGATAACGCTATCGATGTAGCTTTTATCCGTACTGGTTAAGGCTTGGGACTCACCAGAAGCGCTATTTAAAAAGACAAGATATTCTGTTTTGAGGCCCTTGAACCAGAAGATGGCAAAGAGAACGACCAGTACACCGATTGCTTTAAACATCAGCGTAGCTGCTAAGAAAATCATTAAGATACCAATGATGCCAGTAATAATTGGGCCAACCTTGGATGGAATCTTTTCTCCGCGCTTTACTGACGTAACACCATGCATAGCGTAAGTCGTGCTGCCTACCATAAAACGAGCGTTAGTGATACTCACATTACCATTACGATAAAACTCTATTTCTTTATCTTCCATTGTTTATACCTATGTGCATACATGTACATTAGAAACAAATTGTAATTGTATTACGATAATAAGTGAATTTTTAAGATGTGCAATGTATGCCGTTGTTTTTTTGAAGATACACAATAAGAAAGCCCCTAAAACGCTCCCCTGAGAGATTTAGTGGTTACTTTGGGCGAGTTGGGGGTTAGAGAGAAGGCCCCTCAGAATAGCGGAGGGGCTGAATATGCGCGGTTAAATCTTCTCTTCGAATCTACGTCTTAACTCATCGAGACTCACGACGTTATCTGGCAGGGTGACGTCCTCCATCATTCGAATTTCTTCTTCGGTGTGATATTCCCAATCGTGCTCGTGCTTTAGACTCTTCAGGTAGATTACCGTCAGCAAGCTGTCTTCTTTCAGGAAGTGGCCGTATGACTTTTGGATAACGGTTTTTACCTCGTCCTGAGTTTTTCCGCCGAGACATAGATGGTTGAACCTGGCGTTTATCTTGAGCATTTTGTCGACGGGGCCAGAGAACACCTTTGCGACGCGCGCAAAGCGTATGATCTCACCGTTCTCAGCACCAACCAGGCAAACAATAGAATTTTCACTAACGCGGTTGACCCAGGTTACGCCGCTGCGCATTGTGTTGAAGTATGCCTCCTTTAAACCAAGATAAGGTTTTCTGAAGGAGATGAGCGGGACGTATCGTTTGCATGTATTGATTTCAAATGACGCTCCCTGTTCCAGCAGTGATGCCCGAGTCTTGTAGATCGGGCAGGCGGTTTTGATGCCGCAAACCTCACACATGTCCCTGGAAGCAACCAGTTTAGAGTCAGGCTTGATGGTGTAAGTCCCTTCTTCAAGTCTTCTGATGTAACGCGACTGTTTGATATTCATTTGATGCTTGGCCTTGTATTTTTTATCACATTAAACCAAAAACAAGGCTCACGTACTAAAATGCCTTGAAAAGTTATCCACATATCAACTGGATAGATCCCAATAATAAGATCCCTATATAGATCATATATGAGATCAAAAGAGATCCCCGATCCTCGCAACCCGCGCCACGCCTGCTCTGAAAGACCATTGGCGTATGCTGTCAGCGGAAAAATATATGCTGCGAGCGGCGTGCGATATGCTGTGGACTGTTTTGTGTATGCTGCTAACGGCAAATGAAGTATGCTACCAGCGGTTTAAGCAATGAGGTGTCCACATGTCCACAGGCAAAAAAAAGAAGAAAGAAAACATACCGTTAATCGATGATGATGACGCGATCGACGAAAGTGTTCCGGCGTTATTCACAGGCGACCTCACCCCGAACAGCAACAATACCGTACAACCCATTGCGTTGATGAGACTTGGATTGTTCGTTCCCACGCTCAAAGGCACGAAGAATAGTAAACGAAATAACTCCAACCAGATAGACGCCTCAAAAGAACTGGTGCAACTGGAGGTTGCGAGATCTGAGGGTTATTCCGATATCAAAATAACCGGGCCACGTCTCGATATGGATCACGACTTCAAGACGTGGGTTGGTGTCGTCCGATCACTTGCCGAGTATGGGGAGACCAGTGGGCGCGTTGAGCTAAGCATCACGAAGTTTGCCAAGTTCTGCGGGTATCCATCTTCCCAGATACGCAAGACGCTGCGAGACAGGATTACGAACAGCCTGCTGAAGATAATGCGCACAACGCTTTCGTTCCAGCGCACATACGAAGAGAAGAACGTGGACGGCTCGAACAAGATATCTCTGCTCATGGTTCACCTGGTTAACAGCGTGGACTACAACGAGAAAAATGACACCATCATATTTCACGCCGAGCCAAAGCTGTCAGAGCTATACCGGTTTGACCACAAAGTTCTTCTCCAGCTGAAGGTCATCAACAAACTTCCACGTAAAGAAACCGCCCAGGCGCTATACACCTTCATTGAAAGTCTTCCGGCGCGGCCGGCACCAATATCTCTGGCTCGTTTGCGTGCGAGGTTGAATCTGAATAGCGCAAGCATCAGCTCCCAAAATCAGACCATTCGAAACGGTCTGAAGTCTCTTAAAGAGCTTGGCTACCTCGATTACTCAGAGGTGAAGCGTGGTCGCTCTGTATTTATTCAGATTCATGGACGCAACCCGAAACTTAAAGTCATTGGTGAAGAGAAACCGCCGAAGCCTGAGAAGCCTGCAGAGCAAGTGGAAGGGCCACAAGAGAACGGCGAGCTGGAAGTCGTAAAACAAAACATGATCAAGAAGATAGCTGAACTTTCTGCGGATTTGACGCCTGAGAATATAAAGCTAATTGAGATACTTAGTAACGGTCTGAAGTTGCTTTGATATGCTCTGAGCGGTGCAATATATGCTGTGAACGGCAAATGGTATGCTGCCAGCGGTGATTTGACTATTAGATATGCTGTCAGCGGTGATTAGGAAGGTCTGGAATCGTTTATTCACACCAAATTTAAGCCCTCGAATGGAGGGCTTTTTTATTTCGTATGCTGTCAGCGGTTGTAGATATGCTGTCAGCGGCTCAATGTATGTTACCAGCGGTAATTGATATGCTGTCAGCGGTACACTATGCCGCCAGCGGTGACTTCGATCAGGAGTCATTTTGAGAGGGTTTCATTTAGCCCCCTAGTGGTTACTAACCTGTGAGACGTTGATATCAAAGGGTTAGTAACCACTAACAATTTATCTAATGTCAGGTGATCGATGAGAGAAGATTGTAGAGGCGATGTGATTTAGCCTTCGCCTTCGTCTCACCATTTTCAATCATCTGCCACGAGCGGTAGCGATACACAATCTGACAGTCGTTTCGCTCTAACCTGGTTGAGAAGTCGTCCGGGCGGGTAAAGCCCTTGGCACGCCAATATGGTCTGATTTTTTCAATTTCAATACTGTTAGCAATGTTATTCATCATGCCACCTTTTCACATTCATCAAACACATAACCAAAGTCGTCGTAGATCACGCCGAAGGAGTCTTTTCGCATAAAGTAAGCAGCGCCAGAATGGTAAGCGGCCAAATTACCTTTGTTCTCCGATAGTATAGGCGAGCTGATTATTCGCTCACCGACCACGGCATAGAATTGGCGGGAGTCAGCTGTCAGGATCGCCTCTGCAATACGATGCGGAGCGCCGGACATTTCGCCATTCTCTATGCGCATAATGTTCATCTGGCATTTCATCACGGCTGAGTTGCCTACATTCGGTAGCAAAGTCAGGATAGTCAGGGTAGCTGCAAAAATCGTTTTCATGATTAGAAGAACTTCCCTAAAGTGATAGCCAGAAACACGCCCACCAAAACATCTACAATCCGGCCATTGACCGGTGCTAAGGCTTTTCTGAAACTGCCAACGAATACGCTGTCAAAGAGCAAAAAAACTGATGTTGCTAAATACAGGAACGGCATAATACACCTTGATAGATAAATATCTACTTATTATTTAGATCGTGGAAAGCCCAAGGATGCGGGTCAAATGTGCCGCGTCTTCCTCGCTAATAAAGCGCAAGTCCTCGATATACCAGCATTCACCGTTACTCCAGTAAACACCATCCTCGTCAACCGTAACGGTATTTTCGTCACCATAAAGCGATGGCAGGATCTGACTAGCGATTACATGCAAGTCATCATCGCTCGTTCCGTCAGGCACGTCTAAAATAGAATAAGGTGAATATGACGTATTAAGTGATGCGCAAACTTGTAATAAAGCCTTCATGTGCTTTCCTTTGTTGTAATAAACAAGTTGTTATCTTATATGTCTAAATGAGGTTGCAAAAATAAGTGACACGGTCACAGAATTATCTTTCTACTTACCTATTACGCTGTAATGTCACTGTTTTTTACCTCTATGAATGTGCCATGAAGGGACGCAGCAAAAAAGACGAACGTATCGCGACCGAAGTCGTCTTTCGTATGGATGGCTTGTCCGTCTGCGTCAGCATATCCAGAGTATTTTTTGCCCGGAGTGAACCAGTTGATGCCCGGACGTGTACCTGTGCATTCGATAGTGATCATGTTTTGCCTTATATAGTTACAACATACTTTTAGGTAAGAGCTGCATCACGCAGCGGCCGCGGATTTCGCCTGGCGTTGTTTCAGCACACAATCGGCGTGAATAACGCGGAATCGACCAGCGAAGCGCTCAAAATGACCTTCACCTTTGGCGACCCAATTCTTGCAGTAGTAGCAGCAGCCTGGGTATTTGTTACGCATTTGGCTTCCTCTCGTGTTTAGTGGCAAACGTGCTTAAAAAGGCTTCTTGCTGGCCGGTACTCATCTCGCCGTTGAGCTGAACCTTGGCGAACCATTTTCCGTTTCGGAGTAGAGTGTAAAAGTTAGGCTCACCATCAGCATCCCACTCCAGCTCGACGTTCGGATTCCCCAATAGCTTCAGAGCCTTCGCGAACTCTTCAACAGGGTCATCGCTTTGATTGAGGATTTCCCAGACCGAATCGTCGCTTTCAACCTCATACATAGACTTCAGACATTCAAAAATTTGTCCGTAATTAGGCGCCATTCTTACTCTCCAGCATTTTCAAAATATCCTCGTTGATGTTGAGTTCTGGGCCGGTTGTGACCATCTGCTCAAGTCCCAGACGCATCGCGGCGCCGGCGATATACGCTTCGACTTCCGCTTTTCCAGATGCAACAATTTTGTCGACTGCTTCCTGTGTTAGTTCTGCGCCAAATGCCATATTGCCTGGGAGGTTATTGACTGCACTGGAAAGCGAATCGTAGATGTCGCGCAAATCGCGTTTGCCAATTTTCCCGCTGGCGATCAGTGAACCGAGTTTGTCTACGATGCTCTCGATGCCGGTAATGTCTTTCTGTACCCGCGCTGCAATATCTTTAGAGAAACGCTCGTGCATCGTTTCAGACTTCTCTATTTCAGGAAGGTGAACGAGCTTTCCATCGCGGATCTTAGACAGAGTGCATGGAACACCCTCGCCAACGCCGAAGCTGGATACCATCGCTGCCCACTGCGCCGCGCTGAGTCGAGCTACCAGAAGAGGGCTGCGGTCTTCTCCTTTAGTGACGCGATTGCTGTATCCATCCTGCTCAATGGCCGCTGTATGGAACGTTAATTCAATTAACTCGCGGTGATCGATGTCAGAGTCGAACAGATTGGTGCCGGATGAATTGACACGACCAACTCGAACCAGACCAAATGCCGGATGCGTTACCATGTCTCGATTTTTGAACGCTGTGCCGCTGCTCACTTCAGGCTTTTGTCTAGTTACCGTCATAGTCTTGGCTCCACGTAAGCAACAGGGATATTGATTACTGAAAACCCATCGTCGCGAATCATTTGTGCATAAACCGTCTCAATGACACGGCGGTCTTTGTTGCACTGGAAGGCATTGCTGTGTTTCGTTTTGAAGACTTGGCCATCTTTCTCAAGCCACCAGTAATCGACGCGAGCGATGCGGCCGGTGAGCGGCTTTGTGATATCTGAAACCGAGATAGAGGTTAGATTTTTATCGACCCAGGAATTATCCATTTTCACTCCTTAAACAAGTTGTTTTCTTATGTTTGATATTTTACTGAGAAGAGAAAGGCGCCAAAAATGACGCCTTTTGATTACTGAATTACTTAACGGTAATGAATGGGGTATTCGCGCCGTTGGTCATGTACTGCGGCAGTGTACCGTTCCATTTGTTGATGGCTTCCAGCTGCATAACCTCCGGGTTCTGGCGGAGAGCATCACCGCGGATGCGGATAGATTCAGCATCAGCCTTAGCCAGAGTTTCCTTGGCGTCAGCTTCACCCGCTGCCTGGGCGCGAACCATGTTTGCTTCAGCTTCTTTTTGCTTAACCTGCTGCTCACGTTGCAGCGTGGTCTGGTTTGCCGTTACTTTGGCGTTAATGGACTCGATAACGCTCGGCGGGTACTCCGGTTTACCCATCCAAGACAGACTGAGAACCTGAATTCCAACCGGCCCCATTTCGGTCTGAATAGCTTTCAGTGAATTATCCAAAAGTTCAGTTTTGCCGCCGTCGATAAAGCGGTCAGTGGTCATGTGACTGGCCTGTTTAATCAGTACGTCTGCGATCTTCTGTTTCAGATCGGTTTCGGTGATATCGTCGACGCCTTTACGGTAGGTCTGGAAGATGGTGGTGACTTTGGTCGGGTCTACTTTGTAAGTTACACCAATGTGATAGCCGATCGCTGTACCATCACTCATTTGGAAGTTGAAGGCGTCTTCATACGACTTCATCTGCTTGAAGGTAGGGAAGGTGTACAGAGTGGTATTCCAGCCAATCCATTGACGGCCAACGCCAACAACTTCCCCAACACCTTTGTCGTCACCTAATTTGTTGACCTTGATACCCACTTCACCAGGCTTAACGTACTCGCAGCCTGTTAACATGGTCATGGCCGCTACGACAGCCAGTGCGATAATTCCCTTTTTCATTTTGTTTTTCCTGTAATTAGTTGATGGATAATGCTTTTAGCCGCTTTATAGGAAGCGAAGGGGGTTGTGAACATCAGCACGAAGCCAATCAGGACAGCAACGTCGCTCTTTTGAGACACGAGATAGGGGATGACTAACCCTGCCATCGACATCGCAAACGAGATCAGTGCGCAGATTTTTAAATACAGTTTTGTGGTCATGTGTTTTCTCTTGTTGAAAAGCTTATACATAATAAATAAGTGCTTACTTATCATCAAGCGAAACATATTGAACCCTGCTTTTATCCTGCATAACATGTTCTTTTTAGCGGCCTGGAAGACGAATGACAGACAGAGAGTTGGCGGGGTTAAAAGCCATTGAGCTATGGGAGAATGGGGCCTTTGATGCTGACATGATCCTTATGGTGTTAGGAGAACGAATGGGCATGAGTTCTTCAGCTGAACTCGTTCATTGGCTTTCATCACAAGGCAAGATCCGAGGCTCCAAGTCCAAAGAAAAAATCAATGAAAACAGGCATGAAGCTGCCGCGTTATGGATTTCAGGTCTGTATAGCGCTCCCGAATTACTTGAAATGTTTAAAGGCCGTCTGGGTATACAGCGCAAGGGATCTCTTCTTTTCTGGTTCCGGCAAAATGGATACATAAGAAACTCCGAGTCGCCCGACGCTCCGAAGAATCAGCGAGCAATTTTGAGAGAAAGAGCCGTGGAGTTAAGGAAAGCCGGCCAGCACACAACCCGACAAATCTTTGATGAACTCTCTCCCGAGTTAGGTATGAAAAACGTCGGCGCACTTAGACGCTGGTTTAAGAAAAATGGCATCATACCTGAGCATCCGAGAAAACCTCGTAAGAAGCCCCTTAAACCGAAACCGGTAGATCCCCGTGTTCAACTTAAAGCTGCATGTACTGATATGTGGGCATCTGGCGAATATACAGGTAAGGACATTCGGGCACAAATGGGCGAAAAATTTCCATTTGCCAGCCTTGGCGCAATGTATGGCCATTTCTCTAAAGTTGGCGTCAGAAAGGGGAGCAAGGAAGACCGCTAAGCAGTTTGAGTTAAAAAAAAAACCGCACAAGGGGGGGCGGGCTGAAATTGGATTTGTTAAACATAACAGGGTTAACAAGGGGTTAATTCTGCTACGAATTTGCTTAGTAACGCGTGTGGTGCCGGGTGCCTCCCGGTGAGCCTTTGGTCAGCCACCATGACTCGCGCATTCGGTTTAGCAATAAAACAATACTGTTTACGCCCCGCCGCTCAGGGGGATTCACCACCTTGACAATCTATGATGAAGTCATTAGCAGAGTCAATATATGGCATAGCATGAAGGTATCAAATGATGTCTTCTTCGCTGTGTTCGTCAAGACCGAACCTTTGCATAAAAAAACCGCTCGTATGAGCGGGTGAAAAGTAGGTGATTCTGATTGCCCAACGAAGCGAGACGCGCCTGGTTAGTTTATCATATCAGGAGTCCCGTTTCGGCACAGAGCTGACTGGTGCATGACGTTAAGCTCTGCGCCGGGAGATTGCTAATTCAAGTTTGGGCTAGATGACTGGATCAGGCTTCAGCTACTTCAGGTTCATCTTTCGACTTCATCTTCGCCTGAATCGACTTAATCGCCTTCACGATTTCGCTTAATTCCTTCTCGCGGTACATATCGACGATCTGCGACTTGGTGTACTTCTTGTCGCCAATCTCGATGCGGCCTGTGGACGTCTTCGGAATGTAGCCCTTATCAAGCATGTACTCTACAAGCGATTCTACGACGTCCAGACCACGCGCAGGGTCGAAGTAGAAGTTCCACTCGCATTTCTGGAACGGTGGCGCCACCTTGTTTTTTACGCACTCTGCTTTAACCAGCTGACCAACGCGATCGCCACCTTCTTTCAACTGACCGCCACCCAGCTTGATGCGGACGGAAGCGTAGAATTTCGGGGAGTCGCCGCCTGGGGAAGTGGTAGGGTCTCCGAACATGACGCCCATTTTTGTACGCACTTGGTTCAGGAAAATGAGGCAGGCATTGTACTTCTGCGCCCACTTAGCCAGCGTTGGGAGATTTGCCGAAGTCGCGCGAGCCAGTGCCGTATTGTCGTTCATATTCAGCTCGTCTTTCTCTTTGGCCGTGCCATCTGCCATCTTCTCGAACTTTTCGAACTTCTGGCGCGGAACCATGGAGGCCAGTGAGTCATAAACAATGACGATGGGCGCTTCAGCTGGGATCAGATTCTCCTTGCGAACCAGAGACAGGATTTGCCCGGTCAAGTCGATAGCATCCTCAAAGGTGTCTGGCTGCTTGTAAACCCAATTACCTTCATCTTCATCAGACTGAAGTCCCATAACTTCTGCCAGACCAACGTCAAAACTGTTTTCATGATCGAGGAATACCGCAATACCACCAACTTTCTGCGCAGCAATCATCGCGCGGGTTGCGAGGAAAGTTTTGCCTGCAGACGGAGGCCCAAAAATCTCCACAATACGCCCGCAAGGAAGTCCGCCTTCCAGATCACCAGAAACGGCTTCGTTTAACGGGGGAAAACCGGTATCCAGCCATTGCTCGACTTTTTGGATCTCATCATTTCCGCCGATACGCTTTTTCATGGCTACTGCTAATGGTGACTTTTTCATGTGTTTTCCTTTGGTTTTATTTAGTTAAGCCGATTTCTTTTTCGGCTTGTTCACGGTTAAATGTGATGGTGTCGCAGTTCATCATTTTTGCGGATCGCTCAATGATGGTGAGAATATGGCCTTTCACGATATCGACTTCACGCGCTGTCAGAGCGATTTTGTGACCGACGATGCACGCGTTAAAATCAGACACGACATACTCGCCATAGGTGAAGACTAACTCCTTCGCCAGCGCGGTCGGCGTAGTGGATTTTCCAGTAATAATTGACGCAATCATTCAGCCACCAATCCGCAGCGCTTAACGAACGGCACGACAAAAACATCCAGATCGCTGAGGATTGACTGGAAATTTAACTGCATACAGATTTGCTTAAATGCTTCCAGACTTTGCTCACCGCGAATAATTTCCAGCTTCTCCGGGGCGAATTTGGTGTCGATGAGATCCATCAACTTAATATTCCGCATAAACGCCTCCAGCATCCGACAGCCGGTTTTCTCATTGAAAGCGTTCTTCGCCAGGTTATTCACTGCCGTTTTGTTGCGACCTTTGTCCATGACAATAGAGCCATCGCAAATCCCCTTAACCAGCGTAACAATGGAGCCATACTCGTTAATCAGATCCATGGCGCCTTTATCGCCAATACCGCCGACTTGCTGAATGTTGTCCGACTTATCACCCTGCAGCGCTTTACCTTCCAGATAGCCGCGTGGTGTTGGGTAGCCGGTTAACTCAGAAAACGCCTCGATATTGATGCGCTTATTCTTAGCGTCCTCGCGCAGACTGACCCACGTTACCTTTTCGTCAACCAGCTGAATCCAGTCGGAGTCCGCGGTTAACAGATAGATATGTTCGACGTCTTTCGACGCAACATAGCGCTTCTTCAGAATGCCGGCCAAATCGTCAGCTTCGCCGTCGATTGCGGTGATCTGGTCGACGCCAAGCGCGGTGATTGCTTTTTTGATGAAAGGCTTTTGTGTGGCAAAACCTTCTTTCATCTGCTTCATTTCTGCGTTGTCGTCACGGTTGGCTTTGTAGTCTGGGTAAAACGCGCGACGCTTGTCGCTAAAACCATCCCACAGGACGATGGGGCGAGCCTTCAGAAGCGAAGCATAGCGGCGCATATTGGTGATAAAACCAAACACTGCCTGAGTCTCCATATCGCCGCTATGAAGTTTTTTTGGTTGCTGCTGGTGGTAGTAACCGAGGCTATTTCCGTCGATTATTAAAATGTTCACGGCATTGTTCTCCACGAATAAATAAGGCGTCCGAAGACGCCTTTAAAATCAACGGCTGGCTTACATAGAAAGCGCGTTAAGTTGCGCGTAAATGTCATCCAGATCTTCGTTTTCCGGCTCAGCTACTGGCTCGCTTGCTGGCGCTTCTTTTACCTCTTTCACTTCTTTCTCTTCTGGCTCGAATACAGCTTCTTTCGCGTATTCAACTTCTTTATCCAGCAAAGAGGCTTCAACAGTTGAGTCATCTACGCCGGTAATGGACATGCCCGGAAGAGATGCAGCTGCTTTGCCGGTTGGGGTTGGCAGAGCACCGGCGCTTGAACCCATTGACGCTGGCAGTGCGATACCGGTCGCGCGAGCAATCATTTTGGAGGTCGCCATCAGTTTTGTCGGGTCGGTCTGGTTTACAAACTGTTCCAGAGACGGTTGGTTATCCCAGAACTTAGCCGGAACTGCTGTTTTGTTTTTACGCATCGGCTTGATTTTGTAGTCAGTATCCAGACCAGAGCCGGTACGAGTAATTTGATACGCGTAACCTTTTTCGCGGCTCAGCGGTTCGCCGATCTCATCGTTCATATCCTGCATAATGGCGTCCATCAGGTCGTCAAACACGGACATAGGCATATCGATGAGAGAAGTCTTATCGGTGTCGCTGAAGTCTTCTTTCTGAGACCACATGCCGACAACAGCCATACGCGGAGAGGCACGCATATCGTCGATGACTTTTTCCATGGCTTTGTTGCCTTTGTACTTCGCTTTAGCTTCCATAACCATTTCGCACATTTCGCACGGCTTATCATGGGTATGCTGGAAGCACAGGTGAGCGCTGTATACGTCCTTCCCATCTTCGCCTTTAGTTTTGGCATAGTGAATGCCGTACTTGTGAGAGAATGGAATATTGTCAGGGTCGTCTTTGTTCAGGATGATACGAACGTAGTTTTCGCCTGGTTGCATCTTTTGCAGATCGTTTCCGCGATTGCCGCGTGCGTTTTTCGCAACTTCTTGGCTTTTCTTCAGAAGGTTCATTAAAGCGGACATGTGTTTTCCTTTATTGTTAATGGCTTTTATTGCACTTGGTTATGATAGATAAGCGATCGCTTATTATCAAGATACATTTTTAGGGGCATTGAATCGTTCAACACCTGTTCTTTCGTATTCGGAAATTGCCTTTTTAGACGCCTGAACGATCATGTCTCGACGGTGTCCGAGTGCGTTTACAACCTGCTTATAAAACTCAGCGAGATACTTCGCGTCATCGTACTTTTGGCGAGCCGAAAGATACGCCGGAGACGACTTTATTTTGGCTTCAATCGTCGATTCGCTGATCTTCACACCGTCGAAACTCAGACCGGCACGCGTCGTCGAATAGAGACGTGCTTCGATGGATTCTAAATCTCGCTTTGCAGCATTCGCGGCGCTTTCAGCCTCAACCTGTTTAAAACCATAAATGGCGACAAGCTCCGGCTGACGACGCCAGACAGCGTCCAAATCATGCGTATCAAGCCTGATGTCATCCATCACTTCTTTGATGATCGCCTTATCCATTACCAGCTCCAGAAAGCGCTAACAAACAGTCCAATCGGCCAGAAGATGCAGCCGATTATCTTCAGCTCAACATCACCGCAACTCGCCGCTTCAGACCAGATTTTCGCGAAACCGATGCCAGCGATTAAGTAGGCTAAAACGAACATTGGAATGGTTAAATCCATAGTAAATCCTTACTTATCTTTGAGCTTAAATATTAACACGAACAATTAGGCTACGTACATTTCTGCCAGCGTTCTTTTTCCGACTCCGCGCCCGGTAATGGCTATACGCTGAGCACGCTGGAGACGGTAGTCTTTGACGCTGGCCGCTTTATCTACCTCGACAAATTCCTCCGCAACCTTTGATATCAGTCGGTCTCGATAAGCCTCAAACTCAGCAAGATGTTTTTTGACATTGCTTGATTTAGCTATCACAGCGACATAATCTCGAACCATCGGGTCGCGCACGCGCTTCAGAATTATCTTTGCTGCGCTACGTGCTGCGCTATTCGCCCGGCGCCCATCAAGCTCCGCCTGTCGCATAGCGAGACGAATGGTGACGGGACAGTCTGCGAACTCCCAGAATGCTGACTTATTCAGAGCGATAATTGCCTTATCGATAAACTCCTGTGACACTGTAACCTCACTCATGACAATGCCTCCTTAATGTCTTCCATAATAAGCTCCAATTTCTCACCTTCTTCCGGTCTGAAGTGAAGTATGCCCGGATTGAATCCGTAAAACACGGTCAAGTCCATTGCGCCAAAGTATTCCTTACGTCCGACCAAATCCGTTGCCTTGGTTTTGTCGTTGAAGAGACTGGCCGATAGGCGACCACACGTCAGGACGTAGGTTGGTTTAACCAGCTCAAGCTCTTTCTTCATAAACTCGATGTAGGTGTTCTCTGCGTCGCGGGACAGTGGCAACTTCTTATCTTGCTTAATGACGCCGGTAACGTACACCTCGCTCATGCGCAGATCACCATTAACGAGCATTTTAGCCTTCAAATCTTCGTAGCCGTTCTCCATGAAGATCCCCGTCCTGATATCGTTGCCGTTCGCTGTGTCGAGGATAATCATTATTTTTGGCGATACGCCGATATGCGGAGTAACCAGATCTTCGCCCACCCCGACCTCTTTACGCAGCTCTTCCATCAACATCGACACTTCTGCCTGGCGTTTCGGATTCATCTCGAACGGGCGACTCACTTTTACCGCATCGATAATGAGGCTTCCCATCAGCTCTGATTGAGCCTTGCGGCGGGATTCTGCCATCGCCGGTTCGCTGCCAGGCTCAATACTGGCAAATGCACCAACGGCTTTCAGAGCCTCCTGAACTCGGATATTGCAAAGTCTGGCCTCTATCGCTTCCTTGAATTGTGCTCGCGACTCAAACTTACCACCTACACGCTCGCGAGCACGCATAATGGCTAAGCTGCCTTTTTCAGAACAACCTTTGACAGCTGAGAAGGGGGCATATAACGCCGCCCGGCCATCCTTCAGTTCGACTATTTCGATGCGGTCAGTTGAGAGATTGATGTCCGGCGGCATCACAATAACGCCGCGTGCCAGTGCATCCTTTACAACAGCTCGGTGTTTTTCATCATCCTGAATTGTCAGTGCGGCGGCGAAGAATGCAGCCGGATGGTGAGTCTTCAGATACATTGCCTGGTAGCTGATTGCGGTATAGGCCACGGCGTGTGATTTGTTAAAGCCATACGACCCGAATTTCTCGAAAGCATCCCAGACCTCTTTTGCTTTTGATTCGCTGAGTCCGGGCTTCTCTGAGATGATTTTAGTAATCTTCATGTGTTTTCCTTTGTCATTAAACAAGTTGTTTTCAGAAACTAAAAAACAACTTGTTTTCACATTTTACTTATTACTTAGAGGTGTCAAATTCAATAATGTCGGCATCTTCTTTCATGGCTTGCTCGACAGTGCGCTTCTTACCATCAGAGCACGGATGAAGCGCGGCGCGATGAACAGTGACAATCTGGCCGTCGTCAGTCTGGACTTCCAACCAACCAAGCTGCGCACGATCTGAAAAGTCGGCGCCAATCTTTTTCATCTTCTCGATGTCTTTTTTACCAATCGCCTTCCTTACCATATCTGCTTCCGACAGAGAGAAGCCGGCGAGGATCTGCGACGCTTTCATGATTTGTTCCTGATAGACCAAAACCCCGTTGGTTTCTTTGGTCAATTCGTCAAGGCTTGGGTGAAGTGAGTGAGCGTCCTCATAACCACGCGCAACGCTGACGTAGGTGTCCATCATGCCGGACTGCATTGGGCCTGGGCGATATAGCGCGGTAGTTGCGACGGCCATTTCAAACGACATTGGTTTGATGCCGCTTCCAAGGTTTTTAAGCAGGTTTCTCATGCCGCCAGACTCGAACTGGAACACGCCAGTTGTTTCACCCAACGCCATACCCTCAAGGACGCGTTTATCATCGAGAGGGATTGCGTCGAGGTTAACGTCGATCCCCTCGTTCTCTTTGATGTAGCGTTTAGCGAGAGCCAGTAAATCGAGCGTAGCCAGCCCTAACACGTCCAGCTTGATAAGCCCCATTGATTCACAGAAACGCTTGTCAAACGCGATACAGCGCACCCCGTTGCGTAACTCGACTGGTGTTCGCTCAGTCAGTGGTACGCCAGAAACGATGACACCCGCGGCGTGCTTACCATAGCTGCGCATCAGTGACTGGAGTTTGCACGCGGCGTCGAATGCTTCCGGGTTTGCTTTCGCGTATTTGTCGAGGGCGCCCAGCTGCTCGCGCGTCTCTTCGAGAGTTAATCCCTCATCATCGAATGGCTTCAGCTGCTTAGATACCGCCATATCTTCCGTTGACACGCCGTAGATACGCGCTGTGTCTCGGAGTGCCGACGCCATACCCAGATAAGAGAAGTTAGGAATGCCGGCCACGTATTTTTCGCCGTAGTGCTCTTCGAGATATTCAAGTACCCGAGGTCGTTGCGCCTGACTGAAGTCCAGATCCGCGTCAGGCAAGTCCAGACGTTCAGGGTTGATGAAACGCTCAAACAGGAGACCGTGGCGTAGCGGGTCGATGTTGGTGATCCCAATCGCCCACGCAACAAGTGAACCGGCGGACGATCCGCGACCCGGCCCGACCGGGATATCCTGTTTACGCGCCCATGACAGTAGATTTTCAACCATCAGGAAGTAGCCGCAAAATCCCAGCTTTTTCAGAACACTCAACTCATAACGTAAACGGTTGATGTAAACCTGATACTGCTCTGCCGGTGGCTTCCAACCAAATTCAAGCGTTGTTAAACGACGCTTCAATCCTTCTGCCGCCATTCGCGTCAACGTATCACCCTCATCTTCCGCCATAACTGGCAGACTGACCGGCATCTCATGCCAGCGCCAGCTGCACGCCGCAATGATTTCGTCCTGAGTCTCGTTAACCATCGCGGAACTAATACCCTCGACACCCATGCGTTTCGAGAATTCCATCAAGCGAACCAGCAAATGCTTGCGGTTCTGGATAGAGTTGTCGCGCTGGTGTGGGATGTGAAAACGATATGGCTGATCCGTTTTGATGTTATTGATAACCATATGCGCAATGTCGCGCAGGTCTGCGTCCTCTTCTTTCTCGTAATAAGCTGGATAGAACGCAACAGGGGCGATTTTAAGCGCATTAGCCACCTTCATCGCCTTCATGTTCAACTGATCGTAGAGAGGCGTAGCAATCGGATACACAACGCTGTAGAAGTTGTCACGCCCACCAACCTCCAGCAATTTAGTCAGGATTTTAACGAAGTCCTGCCGATGAAATATGCTATCGCGATCAGACGTCAGTAGAAGGATGTTGCCCTTTGAATACGTTTCGGCCAGCTGCTCCAACGAGATGCGCGGGAAAAAGTGAAACTGCTCGCGGCGGTTGCCCAACGTCATCAGCTCACAGAGATCTTTGTATCCTTCATCGTTCTTTATCAGCGCGGTGAAGCTGTACAGGCGCCCAAGTTTGCATACCGGGATCTCTGAACCTTCCTCTTTGGCTTTTCTGACCGCTGCTTCATAAAAAGGATTGTCACTAATGACCAGACGGACGCCGCAAATAACAGCCAGGTCATCGCCAGCCGACTGCTGCAGCGGGATGATTGACGCCAGATTCATTGTGTCGGCACTAATAATGGCCGTGTAACCCAACTCCTTCGCGGCCGCGGCGACGCGGCTTGCTTTCAGCGCCGATTCACCAAGAGAAAAATCGGTGCGTACCATTAATGCCTTCATGTGCTTTCCTTCGTGGTTCTTTTTTTATTTTTAACGCTGTCAATCGGGAATCCGACAAACTTCCCAAACATAGCCTCAATGTTTTTACGGGCTTCATCATGACAGCGAGATCTGTCACCACATCGGGCGCAGATCTCGCTTTTTTCTGAGGCTGTCAATGCTGAGCCAAAGCAACCTTTATTCATCACCAAAGACGCGCTGCGCTATCTCGGTTGCGGATACCGCACTGGTGGACGGTAATTTATTGATGAAAGACTTCGTAACGCCTTTCTTGAAGTTTTTGTGCGCCATCCCGATCATTGCTGCATTGCGCAGTTCACGCGGCCCGATGGGTTGGCTAATATTTCCTGCCTCATACCCGCTACGGATTCGGGTTGCGAAATCGATAAGCATGGTCGCGTACACTTTCGGTAAGCCCATTTTCTCCAGCATCGCGGACTCATGAGACCTGTCCATGTACTTGACGTGTGAGACGATGCCGAAACGAGAGAAGTTAGCTGCGTTCTGGATATTCGTGCCCTGATACAATCCAGTTTCATCACCGGAACCATTGGTGTTGCCAGTTCCGATGAAAGCGAATCGTTTATGCGGTTCGACGTAGCGCCACTCCGGGGTCGCTTCTTTGATGATCAGTGGCTCACCTTCCAGCACTGGCTGGTAAACGCCAAGGATTTGCGGGAATGCGAAATCATATTCATCAGCCAGATAAACCCACCCGTTACGCATTGCACTTGCCAGAAGACCTGGCTCGAAATAAGTTGCACCACCACGCACAAGAATCTGGCCGCAGATGTGCGACTCTTCAGTGGACGCGGTGTGCTGCGCACGGATGATCGGTCGGTTTAGTCGAGCGCAAAGCTGAGTTGGTAGCGTACTCTTGCCGGTTCCTGCGTGACCCCACAGATATCCAGGGATACGCATCTCGATCATCATAAGCACGTCTTTAAGCAGCTCGATGTCGCCGAACACATAGTCAGGGTTTACTTTTGGCACAAACTCCGGGAATGGCTTATTGATGTTTACGGTGATGCGTAGCGGCTCGCCAGATGCCGTCTTCAGTAAGTCAGCATCGAGACCGAGTATTTCATGTACTGCGACCTTTTCGACCATATAGTCTTCGAAGCCGGCGTACCCAACGTGAACTGCAGCCGGTTCTTCTTTCTTTTTGGCCTGATGTTCTTTTAGACGTTTGGCGGCAGCGGCAGACATAGTCGGCGCTTCAGGAAATGCAGCAACATAGATTTTCATCAATTCATTAGGCGTCTTGTCTTCGTGTTCTTTCGGGATGCCAGAGCATTTTTTGCCAATAAAATGAGAACCGACATGATGGGTCTCGCCGCCACACCATTTGCACGAAATAGGCGTTTCTTCGATCTCCCGAGATTTTTCTTGTTCAGCGACTGTTTTGTTCTGCATTTCGACCGACATGTGTTTTCCTTTTGAAGTAGTTCTGATGTGTCAATGATACTTATATATAACAGGCAAGGAAATAAGTATTTACTTATCATCCTTGCCAAAAAAAACAGCTACGAAAGTAGGCGTTGCATTTGCTTGATGAGCGTTTCGGCTAAATCACCAACATTGTTCAGACAGATGTTGTCGCGGTAGAAGCGACGCGGAGCGTCTGTCAAAATCCCGATCCCTAGAAGATGGATATCGGTATCCTGCTCAATCTGTTTTGTGACCATTTTCAGGTGGCCAGTCAAACCACTCCCCTGAGCCGCTGGGCTTCCGTCACTAAGCACAATCATGATTTTGCGATCTTCCTGGCGGCCAGAGAAATGTTGAAGCAAGGCCAGTATGCTTTCTCCATCGATATTTTCAGCCAGTATCATCGTACCTGCGAGAGCACCAAGGTTGCATATCGTTTGTTTGCTGGATATCGGCGTCTCCCACCCCTTGATAATTGGCAGAAAAAGCGCTTCAGAGCGGTTAAACTCGGACTTCCCAGGCATCGCCAGAGAAGATGTTGTGAAGCCGGTTATCATAGTTTTCACGTTGATACGCGCCAATGCATCCGCCAGTGTGTAGGCTGCTGCACAAGCTGTCTTGATTTTTTGCCCTCTCATGGAGCCAGACATATCAATAACAATCTGCACGCATGAGTTGACCGCGCGTTTGACCTCCAGCTTGCGAAAAACTCGGTCATCATCGACGGACAGGCGATACAGACTTGGGCCATGCAGTCGGCCGCGACGCTGACCTGGAACAAACTGATTGCGGTTCTGGCTGGCTATCGTTCGCTCAAGATCTTTAGCGAGTGTCGCGACGATGTCATCGCCAATTAGAGGCTTAATATTCTTATTGAAGACGGCCTCATGTTTTGGGATCACCATGTAGTTATCAGCGTCACCGTACATGTGGAACCCTTTCGGCGAAGTAGCCAGAACGTTTCTGAAGAACTCCGATGCGTGCTCAAGCCTCCCCATAAAGTCGTAAGTGCGCTCATACGGACGATAGCCGGTCGACAATTCGGATTCGCTGGAAATAATCATCTTCATTGCCCCTTCCATAGACATATCCATGGCGCCTTTTGGTAGTTTGGTCGACTCCAGCTTTTCCAGATCGCCTTTTGTTGGTTTGGGAATATCACCCGTTCCGCTTTCTGCATCGCTCGGTTCGTCCCCGATACCATCTGACTTTTTGTCTTCTTCGGATTCAGCAGAACCGCCATCTCCTGCATCGGCCGATGCAGCTTCACTTCCTTCGCTCTCGGATGATTCCGGGGAACCCTTTTCCTCCCCATCTCCAGGTGCGTCTGATTGTTCTTGCTCGTCAGACTCATCATGCCAGGGCAGATCGCTGCCACTACCACAATCGCCTTCGGACGGTTCGCTTGACGATTTCCCTTTTCCTTTTTCTTTGCTATCTGAACCGTCAGGTTCTTTGCTTTCCATTGGCTTGTCGACCAGCAGTCGGACAATTAGCGCGGCCACTGCCACACTGTCGCTCGTGCTGCTTATTTTGGGGATCATCTTATCGACACCATGTTTAATCAGGATTGATACCGGCTCTTTAACGCTTTCCCAGCGGTCTTCCATGTAGTCGATGAACGGCGTTTGATCATTCCAAGCACGCAGCACGGGAACCAGATAGAACTCCATAAACATGCGGGTCTGATCGCCCAGCTTTTCAGCAATGGCCTCCATTTCTTTAGGAATGAAAACCGTATCGATGACATGCTTTTGTGTGTTGATGAGGTTTGCTCTGGAGCCTTTGAACATCTCCCCCATTTTTCGCTCAATGAAGGTGTCTTCTACGGCGTTCCAGACGAAGCTGGTGGCTTTCGTACTGTCTGTGAAAAGGACGTGAGCGACTTCGTGGTCGATGAATCCGCGTATCGCCATCAGAAACTTGTCGCTGGCGTCATCGGGTATTGATGGTATGCAGATGCAGAGTGGTTCGCCGGCTTTGTTGTATTCAACATATGCTTTATCTCCACGTTCTATGACGGGGATGTTGCGTGCAACCAGCATTGAAACGACGTTTTTAATCGCTTCGCGAAACTTAGTGATATCTTTAACTGAAGTCTTTTTCATGACATACCCATAAATAAATGCTTACTATTTATGGGTATGATAGTCATAATCAATGAAAGTATAAAGTCAAAAAGGAAGGGTAAATCTTAGTTGGTGTGAAAGCAAATGAGAGTGTAGTTCGAAATTCCCTGTACTAAAGCGAAATCCTTATCTAGATGATTGATATGGAAAAAAAGATCATCGGAGCCTGCTATGTGTCCATCTTTCGCGCCCAGCTCGCAAATGATGTCGGCTCCAATCTGGTCACTCAAAGATATTGCTGATAGTTTTGTCGCCGACGACATCCAGTTCAAAATTGCATTCATGTTAATACCATTAAATAGTTTATTGCTTATTTGTATGTCTTAAATGATTCATATCAAAGTTACTATTATTTTTTTAAGATTACAACAAATTTGCATGAAAAAAGCAGTGTTAGCCTATTGATTTTTATTCTATTTTGTGGTTATTTAGCGCCGTCGCCCAAAGTTGGCGGTGTGTATTTACATTTTTGGTTCAGTGGTTTAGTCTTGAGCAATACGTAAATATGTGGTTACTTACTAAAATGATTTAATAGTATGTGGTTACTTACTTACTAAAATAATTCAATACAAGGCAGACTATAACATGTACGAACCCAAAGGGCGTTACCGTCCGTTTATGACCGCAGCGATGCTCACCTGTGGCAAAACACAAGCTCAGATTGCAAAAGAAGTTGGATTTGAGAACGCTAACAACATTTCTCTCATCAAATCTGGCCGTGCTCATCTTTCGTTAGACAAGGTCATCCCATTCGCGAGAGCTGTCGGTGCGCCGCCAGACGATTTTATGATGATGTACTTATCCGAGAGATTCCCCGAAATCTATGAATTTGTTAAAAAAATAAAGAATGAAAATGATGATCTGAAGAGTAAGTTAGGTATTACTGATTGATCTTACATGTTTCAATTAAGAATTTAGAGTATGCTGACATTGCCTCGGACATTCGGTCAAGATAGTCGTGTCTGTCATAGACGCGATCTATTCCCTCAAGACTGTGGTTCATGATTTTACGAGCCACGTCTTGCTCTACACCGAGTCGAGAGAGTGTACTTCTGGCCGTCCTTCGTAAATCTCTGATTTCGAAGGGTGCCGGAAGGTTATCGGAAAGATAACCTCTACTCATAATTCTTCTTGATGCCTGAGCTATCAGAACCTTGGATGCAGGCTTCGTCACATTCTTTGGGGAGGGAACTAGCCACTCGCTATTCCCGGCTGCGGCCATCATTTTATTAATGCACAGCTTCATTATGGGGCTAATGGGTAGTGAATGTTCACGACCAGACTTATTCCTACTACCCTGATTCCATACATCATTATTGAGATCGAATTCAGCTCGTTTAGCCCGGAGCACTTCATCCGGCCGTCTGGCTGAGCAGAGCACGAAACGCGCGGCCCAACGCGTGCTCTCTGAAACATCGGCAAAGTCCCACATGTGCCAAAATTTTTCCAGCTCATCATCCGACAACACACGCTCCCGAGGTCTTGGCTTCAGTCCGCCAGCAACTTTGTTAAGAGACATCGCTCCAAGTGGGGAAGTCTCGATCACGCCCTGGAACTCACACCACCCAAGGAACTGTTTTAAAACAGAAAAAACGCGCCGGCTTTGTACTAACTTGCCATCCAACACCAGGGCATTAATTAGTCTGTTAACTGTGAGGCGGTTGATATCCGAAACTTTTTTGTTGCCGATCGCCGGCATTGCGTGAACGAGAATACAGTGAACACCTAGCTCTGGGCGCCGTCGCGTCACAAGGAGTGATAAGCGCGTGAAAAACATAAAGGCTTCACTGAATTTCGAATCGGCATCCATGGTCATCATTTGCGAACCGGTCATGGCTTGGCAGCGCTGGAGATATTGAACTGTTTCAGCAGAACAATTTTCCAAAGCTTTATCGATTTCGAACGAATTTAACATCGCTGCCTCCATGTAACTGTATGCATATACAGTATTTAACGGTATTTTAGCTATAAGGTCAACCAAAGATAACTGGTTTTTTACTGTGATTCCATACCTATAGAGTATGGAATCACAACAGAGTGTTTTGATGAAAACTAAACTTATTTGCGTGCATCGGGAGGTGATTTGCAAAACTGCGCGGAACCACTCCCATCTCTTTAATTTTGCTGTAGAATGACTACAACTTTTCCACCCTCTCAGCAATTAGCCCTAATCTTAGAGAGAAAGATATGAAGCATTTTCACGAAATCTTGCACGATGAATTGCAAGGTTTTGAGGTTTTTAAGTATACGGATGTTTGCTTCACTTTTTCAGGCGATGAAACCAGGCAGATTACATTCAGGTTAGTTTTCTGTGCCGAAGACCAATCTGAAAATAGCACCTTGAATCAACTTTTTGGTGCAGAACTTGCTACACTATCCATAAGCGTAGTGAGTTTTTACAACATTGAGGCCGAAAGCAATGAAGCTTGTGATTCAATGTTTGAGAAACCACCGGGTGCGCCAAATTTGAACGCTTCGGAGATGCAGTACCTTTACAGAACACTAATTGACATTATTCTTCGAATATCCGAAACTGAACGTATCCAAGTTTTGACATTTGAAGCATACTCAGCAGAACTAAACCGAGTCTATAACCGACTTGTTAGGAAGTATGCACAGGACAAGAACCTGATAGTACACATTGAGGGGGCTTGCTATGTTATACGGACGAGTAACTGAGAAAATGAACAAGAACATCAATTACGACGCAATTCGCGCACAGAAAAACGATATGATCCAGCGCTTCCTGCAGGCTAAGAAGAAAGCTGAGCAGAGCGGGCAGGTTGTGACCAAGCCAATTGCTGTCTGATTCAATCAGCTAAACGAACAGGGCTCCCATTGGGAGCCTTTTGTTTACCATTTATCGAGACCAAGCGCATTCTTCTTCCGAAGCAATGATTCTCTGCTGAAATGGTATCCCTTCCGGCACATGTTTCATAAGACTTATAAGCAATCATTATGCATATGTTCAGCAAGTTGCAGGCCTTAATGCCTGACGGTCGGCATCGCATGTTGTATACCGTTGGAACCCCACCTGAAGTATACGAAGTACACTTCAACGAAATTGTTGATTATGATGACTCTCTTTTAGAGATCCCGGACGGCATTCTCACTGGAGTCCGGCCGACACTCCTGAATCAAATGGGTGGATGTTACGAAATCGCCTTCGACCTCGTCAGCAACATCAAAAAAGGCACCTCGTTCGAACCACCGAAGTCTTACGACCCGAACAAGCTTGGTACAATAATTGACCGTGCGATCATCTACCACTACAATAGACACAGGCCATATTGTTATACGTTCTTGGCGTACTCGCCAGCTCTGTCACGGCTTTACATGCGAACGCTAAAGAAGTTAAGGCATGAATTTAGCGACAAAATCGATAAGATCCACACTCATTTAGAACCAGGAGGAAGAGGGTATGTCATTGAATTTGAAACCAAAGAAAACTCGTAAAGAACCTCTGACACTAGAAGAGGCTCTTCGGTTGAAAGCGGCTCGTATGAAAGAAACTCATGACTTTTTCCAGAGAAAAGGTAAAGAAAAGCTTCTGTCTGAAGCCTAAATTAAATGTATTAGCTCAGATTTGACATGACACAGCTATGGCACAAAGCTAAACCTAACCCAACAGGCAATTCTGTGCCAACAGTAGACTTTAATTACAGATGTTATGGCAAATATTGTGATTTTATTTTTTGGAATGGAGCGGGGGTATGTTTGGTTTTTGGCGAAAAAAAAATGGTTTGGAAAAAGCTAAAGAAAATTTTAAAAAAGACTTTGGCTTCTCAATATCAAATGCCCCTGATGAAGGGGTAATGTTGAAAACATTCTCTAATATGATTTCTCTAGCGGGAGGCGCGTTGAGTAATGATGCGCAAACTGCCTTGCTATACCGCCTTTATTGCATGAATTTTTTGGCTGCGGCAACCATAATGCGCGAGGGTGGTGAAAAAATTGACATTAATAATTTAATATGGATTCCTGATTTTTTAAATAGATCTATTGATTATTCTGAAAGAGCTAAAGACCATATATTGCTAGAGAGCATTTCTGGTAATTTAAATAAGAGTATTGAAATTTATTTAGCTTCATTCAATATTAATCGAGGGTGATTTTCAAGATTTTTAGATAGAAGATAAACGATCGTCTTGTGATTCTGTCGCCAGACGTCGTAATCTCATGCCCTGTGAATAGAAAAACACCGTTTTTTAACTTAATCTTGTAACAATTGTGCTGAAGTGAGAGCCTATTTTTCTTGATTAATCTCTTTTTATATCCGTGGCTACAGAATAAATAAAAAGAAGAGGATTTGTCGGAAAGAAGCTCGATATTGTCGAGCCTCTTTCGTTTAGATGATTGAGGTGAAAGCCGCCAACTCAGTGTATCCGCCAATCGGCTCACCGTCGACGAAGATTTGCGGGACTGTTCGCACTGGCTTTCCTACAAGCTCTCCCAGCGCTATTGCATCGATACCAGAAGCAATGATGTCGATATACTCATAGTCGCCATGTCCCTGTGATTTCAATTGCTTAGAAAGCTCTACCGCACGTTTGCAGAAAGAACAATTGTCCTTTCCATAGATAGCAATTTTCATTTTAATTCCCTTTAAAAAGTCGTTGGTTTTGCGATGCTGCGAATAACGGCCATAAAGCCTTTCTGCAGGTCAGTTTTACCGTTGGCAAGCCAACGCTTATCCGGCACCTGGAGATTGGATTGAGCGAACTCAGCAGCTTCAAGTTTTGCGACAAACTCTCCCACCTTCTCAGACAGGTCTTTGCCCTCGTTCATCAGCGCGATCTCTTCGGCCGACAGGTCGCGATAGCCTTTGATTTTAGTGTGCTGGTCTTTCACTTTTTCTTTCTTGCATCTGAATGCGAATGTCCAGCGCCTTCAAATAATGCCGCATCGCCTTGAGTTGTAGCTTCATGGCTTTCTTCTCAATATCGTGCAGATCACCGAAAATAGGGCTTTCGGCGATAAATTTCTCAAGCGCTTCAATCTTCGCCTTCAGTTCGTCATGCTCGACGATTAGGCGCTGCTGGTGTGGTTTTAACTCTTTCATCTGATTCCCTTCAAATGATTGAAAATGACAATATACAGGCTAAAAGCAAGTAAGTCATTACTTACTTTTAGTTTGCTGTCATTCTGCTTTATTTATTAGCTGAGTAGGGCGCTAAACATACGCATACCCGGAAATATTTGAAACGTATAAAAGGTGAAAATTATAGGAATCACACCCCTCTCTTCCAAAAAACCTAATGAATAGGTCTTCGCATTCATTATGTTTATACAGCATTACGGTTTTATAAATCACACTAGCAGCAAGTCTATCTAACGCATCCAGAGAACTTGAGGAAACATCAGGCTCATATAAATATCTGCTGTTCTGGAAGATTTCTGGGTTTCTTGAAATGATGATAAGATCTGATTCAGAGAAAAGATATTCTCTTATGTGAGGCGGTAACTTTTCTAACATATCGCGCAAATTATGGCGGCGGGTTTGATTCTTTTTTTCAATGTCATATCGCTCATCAATAGACCCTTTCTTATCCGAAATGACCGCATAATAACTTTTTATAATTATTTCAATAGAGAGTGCTGATAAGACATTTTGTATTACCCCTCTTTTATGGGATGCGGTCTGAGCCGTCATAAAATAGTTGAATGCTGTTTCAACCATGTACGGGCACATTAAATCAAGTTTAATATCTGGAGTAGAATGTAAGCTCATTACGGCACCCTCTATAGTGGCAGGTCATTGAATTGACACCATGATAGCACGTTCCGAGCCTTGCCATTTTCAGCACAAAAAAGGAGCCGTTAGGCTCCTTTGTATTTTGCGCTTTTCTATACCGAGACTGCATTGGGTCAGAATACAGTCTGAAGGGGTTTGCGGTAATTTCGTGGCCAGCAAGCGATGTTGGTTTGAGAAAACAAGCCCCTTCAGACTGTGGCCTCCGAAGAAGCCACACCGTGATTAGTTCTTGCCAGCGTTAACCACAACACCCGCGCGACCAGCGTCGGCGCGAGCGATTTCGAGACGAGTTTCACGCTCTGCGGTAATTTGACCGCGCAGCTCTTCAACCTGCGCTTCCAGATCGGAGATGCGTTGGTTTTTAGCAGTAGCCTGGGCTTTGTACTCCGCCAGCTCAACTTTATGCTGGGATACCAGATCGCGGTTCTCAGCGCCAAATTTAGCAGCAGCAGCCTGATAACCAGCTTCACGCGCTTCGGATACTGCGTACTCGTTGTCGGTTTTGGCCGCGACCAGGTCGGAGTTTAGTGCATCCAGATCAGCGTGAGTGATAACGGCATAACCGCGTGCTTTCATCAGCTCGGCCAGAACCTTGTCTTCGTTTTCGATTACACGCAGACGCAGCTGGGCTTTGGATTCGCGCTCGGAGGCAGCGATCTGGTTTTCGATATCAGCCAACTGACCCTGTTTAAATTCGATTTCTTCAGTCAGAGTTACGGTTGAAGCGGCTAAAGACGCCAGATCGGAGAACAGTTTTTGGCCGTCGGCAACAACTTTAACCAGTGCTTTAGTAGAACGCTCAGCTACGGTAATAACCTTTTTTACTTCAGACATGTGTTTTCTCTTTGTAGTTTATTTGTATGGTTCGCAGCGTTACTTTTCTGACCGTACAGTCTGAATTTCACGCTACTTGCACTTTACGTTAGTGCCAGACGAGACTTGTGGCTCGGGCCTAATGGCTGTTTATGCGGTTGATGGCCGCACCATTTTGGCCTCGACACTAAGAGATGTATGGAATCACATCATCTTAGATAAGTTACCCAAGCAGGACTCGAACCTGCATCATCGGACTCAGCATCCTCTCGACTTACCGTTTTGTCGCATTGGGCATTCAATCTGAAGGACTCTCGAAAAAGCCCTTTAGGTTGGCGCAAACAAGCGGAATCGAACCACTCTCTGCCGGATAAGACGTCTTCCTCGGCCGCAGTCAACCAGACTGCTTTGTTTGCTTGCACCTCTTTTATCGTTAAGAGGAAACGGATTGAGCCTGACATCAAACAGCGGAGGCTTATTTGACGATCTGGAGGTGAGATCGGAGACCAATACCAAAGTCTCTTTCCTTAGACAAACATCTCAATCAGCCGGTGTTATCACGCCCCCCCCGGCTGGGCTTATGGTCAACATATCAAGTCGTTGAAGAAGACTGTCAATGGCAAAAGAAAGCCCGATCGTAAGCACGCACTTTCTCAAAACCTTCTGCACGCTTTGAGAAAGGCGCTGCGTCGCAATTTCAAATTAACCCAAGATGAAATGAGACATTAAGTAATCACACACGACGCAGCTGTTTGGGCGGTCAGTTGCGGACTGAAACCGGGATATGGTTATTGAAAATGCTCCTAACCACCCAAACAGCTGAAACGTGGGAGAGTGACGCGGGAATCGAACCCGCAATCCTCAGCCTCAAATATGCTATTTGCATTTCACACATCAGGCATCGGAATAAACCTTTAAGTCACCAGACTTCGCTTGTCGACGCTATGCACAGCTAATCGACAAACTAAAAGGCCATCACCCATGTTCGCAGAGACTCACTGTCTGACTCTATCGCGTGGTTAAGGGTACGTGGGTCAGTATCGCCTATTCACCAGCAAGTCTCTGCTATCCATTAGTAATCACACCGGATCAGTGCGCCGAATTTGTTAATGAGGAATCGGAAGACCTCACTGACTTATAGGCTGTTAAGCCGCCATCAGAACTACATCATCGTTTGCATTTACTTTGTTGGTCAGTTTCTAAAAAACCGCAAAGCCGCTTAACGTCGAAAACGAGTTAATCTTAGTGAAAATTTATAGATAAGTAAACACTTATTTATCTTTGTTTTTATTTTTTTTGACGGTTACGACGTAACCCTTTGTTGTTACAGTATAACTTCTATCGTCTCGAATCCCATCCCAGCGGAGAGATGTTAAGCTAATCAACCTCGATACGACGTTTTCCATCATGTCGTCATTAACGAAAAACTTAACCGTCACCATATCAACGATCCGAGATACAGCTCTCGTCACGGTGTAAAAAATACAAACTAGAATAAATGCGAGCAAAATATAGTCTGTCATTTAACATTCCTTATGTCAGTCGAGTGAACCACTCGATATACGCGCCGACCAAAGCAAATGACGCCAGTTTTAATTTCCTGCTTAATCAAATCGTGGGTAACAACTACGCCGAGTAGAAACCCGGCGATAGCTCCCATCAAAAGATATGGGATCAACTAAAAGCTCCTGCGTTGACAAGTTCAGCCAGAACAGTTTTACCTCTTTCCGTCAGCTGAAAATTCTTTTGTTTCCCTTCAGGGGCGATATTTTCAACGAACCCCATCCGCTCCAGTTTTGCACGAGTCTTCGGGCGCCAGTGTTCGTAGAAATTCTCCCACTGGCTTATCTCTCGAAGCGTGCTTTTTTCCAATTTACTTAACTGGATCATCTACACCTCCCACAGCTAATCCCTTTGCCTCAGAGGTCACATCGACAATTCGGTAGATTCGACCTCTGAACTCCATAACCCCAGCCTTGATACTGTCCTTCTTTATCGACACAAAAAACATTCCACCCAAAACAAAGCCCAGCAAAAAGGTCGACAGACCAAAGCCAATAAGGTCACTTATCATTCCTTATCCCCTATGCGGTCTTCAGTGTCACGCAGACAGGACGGCCATTTCAGACGAGGGTGACGCAAGCTGCCGTCTGGCGTCTCTTCGTGGGCATTGACCTTCACGATGCGCCCGATGTACTTATCCTGATTGTTCCAGATCTCATCCAGGTACATGTGTTTAATGCCCGATGCCTCGACCTCAACACCGTTCTCCAGGCGAATAGTTACCGAGCCGAGAGTGTGGGCGAATGCCGAATCCTCTTTACCTGGCTTGAAGCCGATAATCTCACCGTCAGCTTCGATCTCGTCCTTCATCTTCCACCAGCTCTTGGTGCGCTTAAACTCGTAAACGGAGAACGGATCTTTCGCCATATAGCCTTCTTCGTTGGCGTCCAGAGCCGCCATGAACAAGTCGATAAACTCTTTATGGCTATGTACTAACTGGAAGTCATGCAAACGCACGTCGCCTTTGTACTGATTGTCCGGTCGACGTTTCCAGTTAGTCCAGCTACACAAATCGATATGGCGATCTTTCAGGATGCGGCCAGTCTTTTTGTACTCCTTCGTTTTGGCAATGGCTTTCCATTCCGGCAAGAAGTAATCGAAGACGTGGAACACCGCTCCAATAGCTGATACGCCTTTTTTACGCAGCGCTGAGATGGAATCGTTGAACGAACCGGCCGTCGCTTCACCATCAAAGAAGATGTGCTTATGCGGCGTCATACGCGCCAAATCTAATACCGCTGGCTTCAGATGGTCGAGAGACGTTACCGGGTTGCCGGTGCGGGACAGGAAGTTAACCTCTTCCTCGTCAACGATGACTTCGGCAATGACGCGCATCCCGTCCAGCTTGAGGCTGGCAATCATCGGGAACTTGGCTTTCGGGTTTTCCTTGAACGGATACTTGTCGCCTTTTTCTTTGTACGACGTAGCTAACTGAACCTCGAACACCGGAATCGGGTTGTCGAAGATTTTATTGCACAGGCTAATACCGATGCCGGCCTTCGGATCTTTAATCAGGAAGCGGCGGAACACGTCTTGCCCTTCCTCTGTCATGTCTGAAATAGCTTGCTCCACCATCGCAATAGCGCTGTTACCAGTGAGCTTACGGCTGGCCAAGGAGTTGAGAATATCGATAGCGTCTTCATCAGGGATTTTATTCTCCAGCGCTGGCTCCGCGACGCTGTATTTCTTCACCCCGAATCGGATGAACGGGTTGAGCATCATTGACACCATGCTTTGCTCAAACTCGTTCAGCTCAGCCAGGGCGACTTTTTTGGCATTGGTTCCCATAGCTTTAATGGCGTCTAATTTTCCACGCAGAGCAATCAACTTTTCCATTATTGAAGCTCTCCCGCAACAACGACAGGCTCATCCTGAGAATCGAGGATGTCGCACTGTTCGCTTTGCTCTACCATCGGTAGATCACTCGGTTTTGGTTCATAGGCATCAAGAAAATCGACGGCGTCCATGGAGAAAATCTCATTGTCTTTGTTTTTGAAAATGACAGTCAAAGGGAAACCGGGCTTGGCGGTAAGCACGTTGCTAAGGCACACCATCTCGTAGACGTCGTCAGAGTCCTTAGCGGCCCACAGCTTACACTCAGGAACGATCGGGCGGAAAACGATGTTGCGGTTAATCTGGAAGCTGTCGAACCAGAGTGTTCTTTCACCTTCGTTGACAATGTCAATGCTCACGGCAATACCATGAGACGATGCTGCCTTTGGCAAGCAATTAATCCATTGCGGAACGTCCGCGGTAGTGTAGATCATCTGGCATACTTGGCCTACTTGTGGCTCGAACTGACTCATGTGTTTTCCTCTGTTTTATTAACTTCTGCGTTTACCGCTTCGGCGTAAATGTCGACGAGAACGGTTGGTTTTTTGATTTCCGGCTTTGGCGTCACTCTTGAGCCAAACGTCGCAGCACGCTTGTTGCGCGTTGCGCTTTCAGCTGCACGACTCTCAATTTCCTCTCTCAGCTTACGCATCTCTTCGAGGCCATCGATGAAGTAAATCCGCTCGCCTGTTTTAACTTCTTCCAACATCATCTTGACCGCACGACACTTTCCGGCACGAATGGCTATCGCGCACGAATCGAATGAACCAGGCGGGAGTCGATTCTCTTTAAATGCCAGTACGGTGTGCTGACACACCGTATAGGAAGAGCGCGTCGGCGATCCGTTGATTAGAAGTTCCTCGCACAGCATCGAATAGCTATTACTGCCGCTAATTGACGGAAATTTGCTAAAGTTGGTTTTCATAGATACTTATAGTAAATGTTTACTTATCATTGCGCCAGTCTAATGCTCTGGCGCAGGCTTGAAAGATTTTTTACGAGGGGATTGTTACCAAGAACCCCAAAGAGGGTTTTCCGCGACGAGGCTGTGTACTTCTGCATGTTTTATCGCTTCACGGACGTAAGCGAGAGCGTAGCTTTTGCCTTCTGAGAGCATGGCAGCTTTGTCATAACCAAGACGGGTAATCATTTCACCAGGTCTTGCGAAAAGACCGCCGAAGCACTTCGACACGGCCTTAACCGACTCAATCTCATCCATTTCCCCGTCGTATTCGCTGAAGAGCTGCATTTCAATGCTTTCATTGAAACGGTTTTTTGCCTGAGACGACTTCTGGTCTAGGATCGCGTCAATGATGCCGCCAGGTGCTTTAAGTGAAAAGGCACGAGAATAGCCTGGCGTCTCGAATGCGCTCGAATGCACGGCCGTAATGGCAGCAGTCTCTGGTGTATCATCTACAATTTTAGGGATCTTCGGCATTGAAACAACTTCTGTCGTCATCGTAGCCCTAAGTGAGCGCAGGACACGATCAAACTCTGGAGCCTGCAGGACGCCGCTTTCCAGCATATAGTTAGCGAAGTTTTTTACCGCTGCAGGGCCGACGTATGATTCATAATCCTCGGCTTTTATCATTATCGACTTCTCGTAGAGTGACATCGCCGGCCGCGGGCTTCCTGCATAAAAAATACCTTGGAACACCTTCGCCTTCAGATAGTCCTCGGCGACGTCAGTAAGGTTGACGATGACGAACAGCTCGAAGTTCCGATCAGCCGTTAAAGTTGACGAAATGTAAATCCAAGGCTCGTTAGGGGTGGATATGGTGACAGGCATCTTAATGCTGATGCGTTGATTCGCCTTTTCACAAGCCTCTTTAACTATCCGTTCTACATCTCCATCTTTAAAGATGTGCGCCGCTTCGCTAATGGCTTTTCTGACGGCTTCGTCGATGCTCTTGATATTCATGTGCTCTCCTTTGTTTTTTGTGGATCTTATACAAAATGATAAGTAAATACTTATCTTTTTTGCGGTCAGAGAAGTGCTTTAATACCGTGTAGTTTCGCCATCATTTCGAGCATCTTGGTGTATGGCTTCGCTCGATAGTAGGCTTTAAGAACCTGTTCGATTGTCGCATCACCTGGGTCTAATCCTTCCTCTCCTAGACAAGCGATTTTCACACGCAACCCAATGCCGGCTAATCGCCTGGCTGCGCCAAACGTGTTGTGTATTGCCTGTTTTTCGGAGTCCCACATCATTACGACCGTCTCTAATCCTTTTTGCTTCAGCTTCAAAAATGCGCCAAGCTGATCTTCGTTTTCACCATCCAGCGTGCCGGATAAGTGCATACCGAACGTTCCTATCGGCTCCACATACTCTCTCAGCGTTTCCTCAGCAAAAAGAGCACGCTTGATACCCATAACGTCAAAAGCGCCCTCAGAAACGATTACAGTGCGTTTTCCGATGGCATTATGTCCGTTATAGAGAAACTTGCCTGACGCTGGTAACGATATTGGGAAGAGATAACGGCGATCCGATTCCCCGGTGATATCACGTCCCTGAAACGTTCGCATCTTGCCGTCCAAATCGTAAATGGGGATCAGGATGCGCATGTCGAACGACTGAATGTGGGGTCGGCCATTACGTTCATCGAGATAGACGTGCGTACCTTCTACGCAGTAGCGGAGATCGAAGTAAGTAGCCAGCTCCGGGGAGATGTCACGATCAACGAGATACGTTGGTAACTGCCCCTCGATTGGCAGCTGGTAATGCGGTGGCAGGATAACTTCAGACGTCAGCTCAACATCCGACTTCAGCTCAACCTCTTCCTCTTTCGGTCGCCAGCCTTGCTGCATCAACTCGTTGCGGATGTAACGCTGCAATCCGCGCCACGATTCGCCGGTATGGTATTTGATGAAGTTCAGCTTGTTAAACTGCACTTCCTCCGGGTGATCGCCAGCGAAGCACTTGCCCAGGCCCGTTGTTAGATTGAAGTAAACCTTCCACTTACTGCTTTTGCAACACGGACATTCCCGGATGTTAACTTCACGCCCCTTCGAAGTCCTTGAGCCGCGACGATATGAGATCCCCTCAGTATCTAGCCATTGCTCAAAGTCGAATTCTTCCAACAATTCTTTTAATTCTGACATTTAATAAACCTTGCATTTAGCCGGCCATTGATTAATATGACCGTACATGTGTTTTCTTTTGTGGTTTTGTTAGCAAAAGAAAGCTTGAATTTCTGAATTGAAGTGAAGGCGCTCCGCTTTGGAACGCCTTTTTTTTACATCACGTCAATGATTCGCTTAATGAATCGCATTTGTTCCAGATCCTGAAGTACGCGCAGACTGACCCCGCCTTTCTGGTTACGCGAACCAGCAAAATACAGACGCGCCTCACCTTTAGCCTCTTCCTCTTCGGTTTTGTTGATTGAGATAATCAAATCACAAATACGAACCTTCTCGATGTTGTCCGCGGCGTGCATCATCGTTGCCACTTCAGAGGCACCACCTTCACGGTTGGTCTGGGACGCTGTCATACCTGCGACGTCGTGCTTATCCATCACAGCACGCAGGTCGGTGTAGATGTCTTTCACATCATTGCGCGGGTCTTTTGTTGGTGTAGTGGCACGCATCAGATCCGCATAGTCGACAATGACCATGTCTGGCATCATCCCGTTAGCTTTCATGTTGCTGAGCAAACGGTCGAGATCTGCAGGTGAGAACGTGTTAGCGCGACGCTCAACAATCCACATGCTACCCACTTTCGAACCAGCACCTATTGAGCGCAGTTTGTCGGCGATATCATCGCGGCGTTCGATAAGCTTGGACATTTCCGTTTCAGAAATGCGAGCATCCCAACGATCTGAAAGAATGTCTTTGTGAACCTCCAGAGAGACATACAAGACGTTGTAGCCTTTCAGCGTGGCGTTAATACCGAACTCACCCATGGCCGTCGACTTACCAGACTTTGCGAAGCCCATAAACAGCACCAGTTCTTTACGCCCCCAGCCTTTCTGGTGAAGCATTTTGTCCAGCAGAGGAATGCCGGTTGTAATGCTGTTTGGGATAAAGTCTTCTGACGCCTCATACTCACGACGCTCGTGACGCTCCCCAGCTCGGGCGAGATAATCGTAAACGTCGTCCATATCAGAGGCGCCTACCAGATCGACCTTCTGCATGACCTGCATCGCGCGTTCAAACTCGCCTTTCTCCTTCAGCTCGGCCGCTTTGATAAACGCGTCATCAAAGGCGACGGAACGTGCGAACGTTACAACACGGTCAATCATGTAACCGGTGTCTTCCAGCTTTTCGGCCAGAATGCGCTTCATCGCCTCAACGACTTCAGGCACGAACTCTTCGCGAATCTTTCCGCGTTTCTTCGCTTCCTTGATCATGTCGATGATAAACTCTTTCGACGGCGAGCTTTTGTACGAGCGGAAGTAACCGGCAACGATATTGACCAGATACCCATTCGCCTTGTTTGAGAATTGCTCAGGCAGAACCAAGTCACCGGCTCTAATCAGGAACTCTCGGTCGCGGCAGTAGTAAGCAGCCAGTCGATCTTCAAAGCCGGCGTCAAACTCTTCAGATAACGGTCGTCCTGTGTGAACAGGTGTTTCGAATGTGGAAGAGACGGTACTCATGTGCTTTCCTTATTGTTTTAAACAACTTGTTTTCTGAATTATGATTAGTCTTCACAGGCGCTCAAATACAGATCTCTCGCTTCATGTATCAATTTTGGGTATCGCTTAGCGGCCACTGCTTCCGGGATAAGTCTACGGAGATATACGGCTGAGAGAACGCCATTAACGCGGGATGAGGGCTTCATTGCGTCAATGTGCCTGATAACCCACATGCAGTAATCTTTCTGCATTTCGGGCGCTGCCAGCTGGGGCATGTTGTGATAGCTGAAAATACTGTCATCGATGCGGATCTGGGAGCGGCGTGCCAGCTTCTGCTCAAAGATTTCAACCAAATCGTCCTGCCACAGATGCTGGGGGCGCGGGAGATTGGCCCAAAGACGTTGTGCCGCGATGCTTAGAATCGTCGAGATGTAATACTCATACGAACAGCAATACCTGTCCGCGAACTGGCGAGCACGCCACAGAGATGTTTTTACACCCATCCCCTGATCCTGATACGCAACACGCTTCAAACCGGTGCGAAACGGAGCACGCTGGAAGTCGTCACGACCGTGCGTCAGCATGATGCGTGCGTACTCGGTTTTATAGATTTCGGAGAAAAGGCAGGTGGCAACCAGCGGATGCATGTTGCGGTAATCGAACCACTTTGACGCAAACAGCTCTGTCTCGCCGGCGCAACGAGAGAGTCCGATGTTCTCGGACACCCATCTATCCATGTCTGCGGTGGTCATTTCCTGCATGAACTCATACTTAATGCCGTCTGGCATGTTTAATAACCTTTGCATTCGTAAATAAGCTCTTACTTATCTTTTTGTGGAATCATAAACGCTGGCGTGGTGTTTGGGAAGCAGAAATGGAAGGCTTTAGCTGATGGCGGAGAGTGCCTGGCTCTGTATATTTAAAAGAATGACCAGAATTATAATAACTACAGGAGCAAGGTCTTTTTTGCTTAGATGATTAATAAAATAGGCACCAGAGGTGCCTATTTATTAAACTCTTTGCATTTTGGCAAGTTACGGCTGTACCTGAACAGTTTCCCCGTTCTTAACGGTAATATCTTTGTTCAAGAACACCAGTTGCGGCATGTAACCCGCGTACCAGCTAAACATACCGAACACGCTGTACTCGCCTGGCGGCACGTTATCAAATTCAAATTTACCTTGGGCGTCAGTGTTGATGACTCGGTCATAGGCAGAAATGCGTTTGTCGATAGGTTCGAGTTCTTGTGTCTGGAAATCGATCTTCGGTGTGTTTCTAACGTATGAGGTCAGTGGACGCAGTGTGATGCTTTGGCCGGCGCCGATCTTAACATCGCCTCCGCGGGTAACGCCAAACAACTCACCTTTCACCACTCCAGTACCCTTTTTAGGCAGCGCTGCGTACTCTTCTACAGGAAAGGCTGGGCGCTTCACAACTTGCTTGACCTGATGCTGAGTTCCGTAATTTCCTTGAGGCGGTACACATCCAGACAAACCCATTACACATAACGCTACAGTTATAATTTTTTTCATGTCTTGTTAAGACCTACATTTGTTAAAGACGAATTGAAGATTTTCACTACGAATCAATGAGGTGAGCACAGCTTATGCACTCCCCCCATGATACTAACAAATGCTTACAATGGGAATAATCTCAAGTTAGATGACTACTTCTCTAGCTCGCGTCTGATTTGCTCAGCTCGCATCTCCGCCTCTGATGCAGGCGTTGAGCGAAGTACAGAGATGGTCTCAGCGATGGTCTGAGGTGATTCGCTGGCTAGGTTCATGATGGCTGCTCTAATGACATCAGAGCGCGTAAAACGGTTCCAGCGGTCTACATTCTCCATCACACTAATTAAAGCGATAAACTCGTCCTCAATGCTCATGGTACGGCTTTTGATGGAGGATTTGCCACGTGTGGGCCTACCCTGCGGGCGAACCGGTGAGCGCATAGGTGAGTTGGGGTTTTTGACTTCAGTATCCTGAACAGGTGTCTCTTCGACAGCACGCTTGGCAAGATCGCCCATTTTTCCCATTTTCATGAATACTAACCCTCTAAACTAATAAGATAATCAACTAACTCTTCAATCTCGACTTCGGCCTTTTTGTCTCGCTCTTTACCCTTCATTTCAAAGACAGAGCGACCAGCCTCTTCCGCATCGTCGTAAATATTACGGTTGTAGATGTTTACCGGTACTGGTTCGATGCCAAACGACTCGACAATTTCTTTTGATGCCAATATGCGAGATACCTGTGACGGTAGCGATGGACATTGGTTCATCACCACTCTGATCTTAACTTCTGGGTTTTCAGCTTTGACACTCTCCAGCACAGGATCAATATCTCGCAAGGATTTCAGGTCCCTACGTTTTGGGCGAAGTGGTATCAGTATAGCGTCAGCAATAAGCATTGCTTCACGCTGAATCTCGGAGTCAAAGCCGCCGGCATCAACAACGATGTACTCGTATCGACCGTTTAGCGATTGGAGGTGGTTGATGATTTCATTGCCGACAAAGGCGAATGGCAGCAGTTCGAGTTTCTTATTGCTGCGACGATCCTCGCACCAAGTGGTTGTAGTGCGCTGGATATCGATGTCAGTGACGTGAACCTTCTTCTTTTTCTTGAGCTGCAAACAGGCTGCTACCTGCTGGGCGATGGTGGACTTGCCAGGCCCCCCCTTCGTCCCACCAACTATGATGAGTCTCGTATCCATCTTTTTGCCTTGTAATGTTGTTAGCTTTGAAAACAAGATGTTTTCTTATGGGGTTAATGGTATGCCGTCTCAGGAAAAAGGTCAATGACTGCATTCGCAATCAAAGTTATAATCCATTCATATAATTGGTAATACCGAGATAGAAAAAATGAACCCTAAGCAGGTCAAAAGCATCAAAGATACTTTTTCTGATTTAATCGACGAAATTGTGGTGAAAGTCAATGGAATTTCGTTTAGAGAAAGAACTCAGGATAATTTTAAAAAACTCTCTGATAAGTTAAACTCTCAAAATAAAGCCTCCACATCTCTTGATGAACAAACCGCTACTTGGGCATTCGTAGATGCAGTAACATTATTTAACTTAAAAAAAAATCTATCCGTACCATTTTTTGAAAATATTGAAATAAACGAAGAGACCAAGGCTGAGTTAATCGACTATCTTTTTGATTACTTTATGGCTCTACCCCACGAATACAAAATCGCAATTCCGTTACACAATCTTAATATTCCACTTTTTAAGGAAGATAACAATAACATTGAAGTATTAGATCTGGGGATTGGACTTCTTCATGATGAATCTCCATTTAATGCCTTAACAAATAGATATTTACGACTGACAGGGAGTGGGTATTTAACATATCGAAACGCCACGCATGGGGTTAAACCATACCTACAAGATTTCAATGTATTCTTATACTGTTTCACAACTGCAAAAATCTTCAAAGTAAAGAGTGATTTATTAATACATAGATATAGTTTCGAAAACACCCTCCCGGGGAGTTCCAAAAAAATCCCTATTTTGCATGCAAAAATAAAAAACACAAGTCGCGAGCAATTACTTGACACTTTTGAGCTACCATTGCAACTATCTAAATTTTTGGATGATTTAGAGTTCAGTAAAGATATGGCGTATCTTTCAAAAGAAAAACTGAGATTTATAAATTCATTGATAAATGATAATTCTGATGCGGCCAAATATATAAAGGCAGCAATGGACTGGTATGTGAATGCAAAAATGGCCATGGATGAAACCATGTCATTCATTCAAATATGCATGGGTCTAGAAGCACTATTAGGCGATAAAAGAGAACAAGGAGCAGGTATCACACAAACATTGTCTGATAGATGTTCTTATCTTATCGGGAAAGGTATGGACGATAGAAATGAAATAAAAAAACAATTAAAAAAGATTTATGAACTACGCTCTGCAATTGTGCACGGCCTGAAAAACCGCATTAATGCATCAGAAAAAGAATATGTGAACAATGCGACTGTTTTTCTGCGGAGAGCCATAAAGGTTGAATGCCAGTTTTTGGAATATTTTAAAGAGTAGTCAAAACGCCCCTAAGCGATTACGGGGCGTTTTCTATTAACTTGTGCGATTGGATTGCCCCCACCCACAAATACGCTCACCGACGATGTCATGCGCCAGAATTTGTCTTTTAGTCTCCTGAGTCAGCACATCGTCTCGGGAAATGTAAATCGGACTAGCTGTCTCGCAGAATAAAAGACCTTGAGGCTGTTTAATCACGCATCCAGTTAGCAGAAAGCTCATCGTCAACAGCATCGTCATCCATGCGCCTGACCTTAGCAGTCGTTTCATTTTTTACCTCAACAGTCGTGCTTAGCCGCTTATTCTCTTCACGTTGATTTTTAATCTCCGCCGATCGACGAGCTGCGCGGCCACCCAAGATATACGCCCCAACAAGTACCGCAATGACGGCCGAAGCCGTCATCACGAACGCTTTGATACGGGCAATTAAGCCTTCAATCATTGCGCAACACCTCTCTGATACTTCCGTACCTGGGTAATGGCGATGAATACCGCCACAGCAATTGTCGCAATGCCAAAGACAATACGAACCGTGTCACCGCTTGAAATGTTCCCCTGAGCCTTATCCATTGCGGCGCTGATCTGCGGCGCGACATCAGCCAGTTGCGCCAGACCGATACCTGCTGTGACAGTCGCGCCAGCGGTTTCTTTGGTGACAGGAATTGAAGCCGTGGTTTTGATCGGCTTCACCACACCAGCGCGGCGCAAGCCTTCATCAATGACGTCAATGCTGTACCATGTGTTTTCGGTACGCAGTGGGCCTTTACCGTTCTCGTGGCGAATAATCGCCTCAACGGTAGGTCGCATAATCTCGTACTGGTGCAGGTCGATTTCCATATCCGGGGAAACGCCTACCGCTTTCGAGACGGCTTGAATATACGCCTCAGTGTTGTTTTCACTTGGCGGCGCCCAGCGCTCGATGACTTCACGGATCGTATCGATTCGAGAGCCGTCCTTAGCCTTGCGCTTGTCGTGGTAAGTGATGAGCGTGACGGCCAGCGCTCGGACACCCCACGTCGGGTCTTTGAAGGTGGCAAAGCGAGGCTCTGCCGGGTTAGCTACCAGACCTTGCCACGGATTCGTGTTATCAAGGTTGCCTGGGTTGTTGTTGCGTATTCCTCTTGGAGTCATCCTTTTCCCCTTAGTTTCCAATGCCGCTTTTTACGCCATAAGCTGCCAGTCCCAGCAGCAAGGCGGTGATCAGGAAAGAAGTGACTTTGGACACGACACCGCCAAAAAAGCCGCTTGAAATTGCGTCCATTCGGTTTAGTAACTTGTCCAGGTTGGCGTGCTGAATGCTGTGCTGGGTCGCGGTCATATCTCCCAGATACGCTTTCAGTCGTTTATCCACCTCTTCTCCGACCTCGTCGCGAAGCCCCTGCAGAACTTCTCTCGCGACAATTTGAGCGATGCGCTCCACCTCCTTGTGGCTCACACCGGGTGTTTCGTTTGACATTATTAGCCCTCCATGACTGTCAAACCTAAATCCACCCGGTTATACCATATTCGCCAAACCAAAGTAAGTAAATGCTTACTTACCTTTCATTTCCAATATAGTTTTTTCTAGCTCGTCTACTCGATTTATCAAAACTTTGACAGCGGCCAATGTATCCATCATGACCACATTGTTGTCGATTTGTAGACGGTCATCGTCTACTTGCACCCCATCCTTCAGGTAAGACGTTTTTATCTGCTTAACATATTGAGGATCGACTTTCTGGGCCTGCTGCGCGATTATCCCTCGTCTAACTCGCTCCTGCTCATCATCGTTATAAACAAAAGTGACCAATTCAAGCGCCCGGATTCTATCAATAGATTGCTGTCCATCGGTCGGCTTGATATCGTGCTTAAATCGCGAGTCGGACGTCCCTAAGAATGACACGCCACCCCTTGTACTGCTGTTGATATTCCCGCCGGCATCGAATTGCCAGTATTGTACGTTGGCACCAAATCCAGCGCACATAAGCACAAGTCTATGCGTCGTACCCACATGCTCTTCAAACCACATTGCGGACTGCCCACCATCTACATTGCCATCAGCCCCTCTAATGCTAAATCGCGTCGTTACGCGAGGCGAGGCGATAATAGATCCGATGGGTACGTTTGTAGGGTCATTAGCAAGCCTCGAAATGAAGCCTTGCCCATACATATCGCCGTACTGCGTAGCTACACCACCGTAAACTCCGAAACCGCCTCGAACCCTAAGCCCAGGGTAGACAGCTAACGCCCCGTCTTCAGTGATAATCCTGTGTGTATAATCATCCGTCGAGTTATTGTGGTGAAAATCGATGTAAGGCGTGGAAAATGAAAGCTCGATACTTTGCGATTTAACCTGATAATCACTTTGTAGAACACCTTTAGCATAAAGTGAACTCACGACTTTGACGTCACCGTTAGCTTCAACGCCAAAAATTTCAGTCTGCCCATCAGTTGCCGATATCCGGTCTTGATCACTTCGAACGACTGAGAATCGAGATGATTTTCCAACCATGACTTTCCCATAAGTGCCGCTCTTCTTGACCAGACCAATATCGCCGTTCTTTCCAAGAATGAAGCCTGAGTCGTCGCTATCCAGGCTTTGTGTGCCGGTGTAATTATTACCTCCGGCAAGCTTCGCCATTCCCTTAATAGCAGGAACAGTAACTGACGTTCCGGTAATAGGATCAGTCATTGTAATGTTGCCTGTCGACGTCAGCGCGGTCGACCATCCTTCAACAACACTCCGCCACAGAGAAAAGGCGCTGGCGAGTTGGTTTGCAAATGCGGAGGTGCTGGCTGTCTCTGATGTGATAATGCCATAGGACGCCCCAGAGAACGCTGTCGTGATGTCTCGGGTAAGGGTCAGCTGCGTGTCACTGTCGACGGATTTAATCGCGTACAAGTCCGCGCTCCCGTTCCGATACACGACAAGAATGGAACCCTGTTGAACGCCAAGAGCGGTCTGCGACCACTTAGTCGTTACACCGGTCACTTTCGCCTGATTTGCAGCACCAGTTACGGTGCCTACTTCATACATACTCATTATCTCTTCCTTGAGATGCCGCCCACTTCCTGTAGGCGGCTTTAGTTTTAGAAAATCCCCATTCTCACACGGAGACGGTTATTTGAATCATAGACTTCGATTTTACCGTTTGTAATTACCGTTCTGGAACTACCCGGCCCTGAGCCATTTATATTCATCGTTCCATCGCGAGAGATTCTCCAACCTCTTACGTTTTCTTGGAAATTAGAACTCATCAAATCACCGACCTTGGCGCTACCTATTGACCCATCCTTGATGAAAGCCGCGTTCATATAGGTTACACCATTATCAATCACAAACGGAGTCGTCGTATTGCCGTTCGATGTATTAATTAGCGCGAAGCGGTCTGCCTGAACCAAGAACTGGCTCTGCATATTTTTACCATCAACACCGAGAGCGATACCCGCCGCATACTTCTGCCCGTTGTTGTTGGTTTGCATTTTCACCATCCAGGTACTGTTCAGCGCGTCATTGTTTGAAACAGCCTCTTGCAGCGTCTGGATAGATGCAGATTGACTGTTCAATGATGCGGTCATGTCAGTCTGCGTTTTTGCCATTGCGCTAATCTGAGTCGCCTGAGTCGCCTGAGTCGATTTGATAGACGCGATGCTCGTTGTCGCCGAGTTCAGATCAGCCTGGTTTTTGATGTTGGCCGAAGCCTGGGCATCAATCTGAGACTGAAGACTGGTGTTCAACGATGCCTGAGTGCTCTGACTGTCCGAAATGGTCTTAGACAGCTGATCCACTTTCGAAGAAGACGCGTCTACCTTCGACTGCATGGAAGACAGTTGCGACGTTTGGGCAGTCACTTTCCCATCGATGTCGCTGACCTTCGTCTGCAACGATGAGATTGCTGTTGCGTTTGCATCCGCCGTAGCCTGTGCATCCGCAGCATCAGTGATATCGCTAATGACGAAATCATCAATGTACACCGCGTATCCAGGTGTGTTGGAGCCACTCTGACCACGAGTAGAAATCCATACATGGCTACGGGTAACGCTCGGACTCACTTTCACTACACCAGTAAACTTAACCCACTGGTCGCGACCGCCAAGACCAGCCTCGTTGAACGTAATGCCCTGCCAGTCATTCCCACCATCTTTGTTGATGGAGTGCAGACCAACGACCACAGTCCAGCCAGACGGCGGGGCTTCACTTGCCGGCATCATAGCCCAAAACTCAACGCGATATTTCGCGCTCTGGCGTACCGCAGAATAAGAGCCGATCATCTTGTCGGAATTCCCGCTGGTATTGGCCGGGCGAGTAACCTTCAGACATTTGCTGCCGCTGCTCTTGAAGTCCGTCGTTACAATCGCAGTGCTGCCGCCCAACTGCTGATTGTTGTCATAGGTTTCGAAAGTACCGTCGATCCATGGGTTACTCTGGACCTTCAGCGTATTCAGGCTACTCTTCAGGTCAGTGACACTGTCGCTCGCAGAAGACAAGTCTTTGCCTTGCTGCGTAACCGTGTTCTGCAGTGACTGAAGTGCCGAAGCGTCGGCCTTGCCAGAAACCGTGTTATTCAACGAATTAAGGCTATTGCTCAGATTCGTGATGCTTCCGGTGTGACTGGAAACAGTACCCTCCGCACTGGTAACTCGCGAAGTCAGACTAGCAACCGCATTGCTCGCCGCGTCGATGTTCACTATGTCAGTGATATCGATGAAGTAAAAATCATCGAAATACTGATTACCTGATTTGAGAGACGAGTTGATAGAGATACCAACACGGTCAGATACCGTCGCCTTCCAAGTCCCGGAAATCTCCTTCCAGGTCGAGTCAGTGGGAAGGTCTGTCGGTTTAAACTGGAAGTCAATGAGCGGAGACGAGTTGCCGATACGCAGTTTGTTATTGCTCTGATTGTCGACAACGGAGCCAGACTGACAGCGAGCAAACACGCCGATTTTGTAGGTGCGATCTTTCGTCACTGCGATGCTTTGGGAGACTGTCCCCGTACCGGCCCCACATGACAGGATCTTACTTCCCGAATTTGGCGACTGAGCATCAATAACCTTTATAAATGACGCGCCGCCGCTGAAACCTTCCAGACCGCGCTCAAACGATGAGTTGGTCAGAAGGTTTCCAATGATTTTTTTCGACGCGTCGCTGTCCGCAACCAGATTGGCAAGTCCGGTATTCGTGGCACTCAGGCTGTTCTGCAGGTTGGTGACATTACCGCTCTGCGTGGAAATATCCTTACCTTGCTGTGTTACCGTGTTCTGGAGTGACTGAAGCGCCGTTGCGTCAGCTTTCTTGTCGATGTTGCTGTTCGCTGTTACCAGTCCATTCTGGAGACTCGTGATTGCGCTACTGGCCGATGTAATATCTTTGCCCTGCTGCGTTACGGTATTTTGCAGAGTGGTGATTGCACTGGCGTTCGCATCCGCCTTCATCATCACACCGCCGGCGGCGCCCAACCCCATCATTACCCCGTTCACAAACTCAACGGACGTGGAAATAAATGCGCTGGAGTCACCACCTGTAGGTGCGCGCAACTCCAGACCGTCGCCGGCCTTCATGCCTTTACGGCCAAGGAGAATGTACGCGCCGCGATATGGCAGAGAGTTAATAATTTCAGTTGTGCCACCGAGCAACTCTAAGGCAGATGCAATCGAATTACGCTGACCCGACGGCTCGTCATAAGTCATCACGCAAACGTAAACGCCATTAGCCAGAGCCGCAATATCGTCAGACATCGCCTTCCCGTTGTTGGCAGAGCCAAAAACGTCATAGGTTTTGCTGGTATTAATGACCGTCGAGCCGTCGCTATTCGCTTTAAACGTGATCAGCGCATAGCTGCGACCAGGCGTAAACAGATTTTTACCTGACTCATCAAAGAGGCCGTGATTAGCGCTGTTACCGTTGCCTTTCGCCGTTACCGTAAATACAGTGCGACGAGTCAGTGACGCTTGCATGGAGGTAATGTTAGTGCCAGCGGCAGAAATGTCTTTCCCCTGCTGCGTGACGGTGTTCTGAAGTGTCTGAACCGTAGTGGAATCAGCCTTCTTAGACACGTTGTCATTCGTCGTCTTCAGACTGTTTTCCAGAGATGTCGTCCGACCGCCCACAGAGCTGATTGCATCACCCTGCGTCTGAACCGTACTGGTCAGCGAATCAATAGCGGAACTGTTAGCCACAGTCCCCGCGTCTCGGCGGGTGACGACTACGTTATAAATTGTCAGACTCGCAGCAGTGCCAGTGTTCGGTTGCAGCCTTGCCGTGGTCGCGCCGGCAGGAACGACAAACGTATAGCTTATGGCTTTCTTCTCGCCAGCCTGATAGCTCAAGTTGCTTGCGTAGATGGTGGCGTTAGAGAGACTAGGGCCGTCAAAACGCAACCCCCATCCCACAGTAATTGCCTGACCCGCAAGACACATCATGCTTAAATCCAGTGTATCACCCGGTGTCACTTCAAACAGTGGTGAGACTGGCTGCCATCCAGCTGAACTATTCACAGCCGCGTAACCGTCGACAGTTGTCGCCGCCCCACCCCAGCCCTGTGCGCCGTTGAGCATCTTGGCGTTAGGGATGAGGTTGGCGCCAGACGTCAGACTATTCTCGATGGACGTCACACGAGTTCCCTGGCTGGAAATATCTTTGCCCTGCTGCGTCACCGAGTTCTGGAGCGTTTGTAGAGCTGAAGAATCGGCCTTCTTCGCGACGTTAGCGTTGGTAGTGCTAAGACCATTCTCAAGCGACGTTGTGCGCGAACCGATAGAGGAAATGTCGCTACCCTGCTGGTTCACTGTGGATGTCAGGGAATCAACCGCTTTAGACGTAGCATTGGCTGTATCCTGCGCCTTAGATGCCGCAGTGATGTTGCGCATGTGCCAGTCAGTAACGTACCAAACCGTGCCAAACGGGGAAGATTGGTTGATTTGCAGGAATGGACGAATGTAGCCCTTGTCAACCATTGCCTGGCTAACAGTAAACTTCCATGTCACGCGAGTCCAGGTGCTTGTTGCTTTGGTATTTCCGCCATTATAAAGCGGGCCACCTATCCCACCAGTTGGGCCGTTTGCTGTGCCAAGATAGAGGTTAAAGTCAGCATTCCCAGCGCCGCACGCCACCAGCACCGAAATCTCAAACACATCGCCCAATGTTGCAACGATAGTGTTGAAGTTCGGATGATGGTCACGGGACGCAAGTTTAGCCGCATATTTGAATGGACAGTTTGCTGGAACACCATCTGTGTCGGTTGTGACGACGGTAAAGCCCATCTGAGCGTACTGAGGGTCAAATGTAGGGTTAGTAATCAAATCCCCACTGCTCGCGTTCTCTGCGCGAATAGCCGCATTCAGAGACGTGATGCTGGAGTTCGCCGCCGTGATTCCATTTTCAGTGCTGGATACCCGGCCGCTCAGCGTATCGAGAGACGACTGCTCCGCCTTTTTAGCCACAGCTTTATTTGTGGTATCAAGGCTGCTGTTCAGCTTGGTTATTGCATCGTTCTGCGTGCTGATGCTGGATTCCGTCTTATCTACGCGACCTGACAGTGTCTGAAGCGCAGCTGAATCAGCCTTTGTCGAAACCAGATTGTTAGTGGTCGACAAATCACCCTGAAGCTTAGTGATCGCGGTATTCTGCGTGGAGATATTGTCTTCAGTTTTCTGGACACGAGAGGTCACAGACTGAATGGAGCTGCTATTCGCGTCAACCGTAGTCTTCAGCGATGACAGATCGTTAGACGATGCCATATCGCTCGGCGCCGGAGACCACTCTGTAGGCATATTGCCAACTTCCAGCTTAGGGCTGGTGATAGAGACGGTCTGATCTTTCGTCGAAGATGCTTGGATGCGAGCAAGGATTAGTCTCTTAGATCCAGTTCCCGGCTTCTGTTTCCATTTAACCCAATAACGAACCCACTCAGTTGTCAAAGTGAATGACATACGACCATCGACATCACCGCCTGACACACCCTGACTACTAACACTAGATGTCGTCGAGTTAGGATTGTAGAAGTAAGCGGTCATGCTCTGGCCGTTCTCACCGCCTTTTGCAAAGAAACTGTAAACGTACTCTGCATTGTCGACTGGAGCGTCGAGAATGATCTCTTTGAGATCTCGGTAGGAACTGCCCGCTTTAGTAGTCGCGCTAATCACCGCATTGCCGCGGAAGATCTCATTGGTTTTGCCAGACCAGCCGGTCATATCGCCTGAGTTTTTGATCAGGTTGACACCGCCAATAGAAACGTTATTTAGTGCGTTGCTGAGATTCGTAACACTGTCGCTTTGGCTTGCAATATCCTTACCTTGCTGGGTCACAGTGTTTTGCAGCGTCTGCAATGCCGTGGCGTCTGCTTTCTTCGCAACGGTAGAGTTGGTATCGCTCAGGCCGTTCTTCAGAGAGGTGATCGCCGTGCTGTTGCTTGAAACCTGATCACCCACCTTGCTGACGTTGGAGCTGATCGAGTTCAGCGCCGAAGACAGTGAAGAGACGCCCAGACCAGAATACAGCTCGGCAACCTTGTCGCCCAGCTTGAAGCCCAGATTGACATAGGCATTACCGGTCCACTGATTAATCAGAAACTCTACAGTATTCCAGCCGGCGGACAGTGTGAAATTGAGTACAGCTGTTCCAGCCAACGCAGCAGCCTGACGAACACCATTCACATACACCGCACCGGAGTCATCAAACACACGAGAGCCAGGTGATACGGCGATTGTGGTATCCGCAGCAACACGAACCATTGCCTTATAATGCGCAACCACATACGACCCAGCGCCAGAGAAGTCCATTTTAGCTGCGTCGGCCACTTCATCCATAAAGACCGGAGAAAGCCCTTGGATATCGCTAAATGTAGGCTCAGTGGCAGAGTTAGATAGCTGACATTTGTAAATACGTCGCGACCAGGTGTTCTGCGTGCCATTGATAATCTGATTAGACAGAGCGGTGACATCGCTGGTGTTAGAAGCAACATCTTTTCCCTGCTGGTTGACGACATTTTGCAACGTTTGCAGCGCGGAGGCATCAGCCTTGGTGCCAATGGCTTTGTTCGCCGTAGCCAGGCCATTATTCAGGGTTGTGATGCTGTCGCCCTGCGAGGTGATGCTGTCACCTTGCTTGGACACGGTCGTCTGTAGCGTCGACACCGCACTCGCCGTCGCATCGGCTGTCTGCTGCGCATTGTAGGCATCAGTGACATCGGTGATGACGAGATCGTCGATCAGGAAGGAGTTACCCGCCTTAACGCTGCTAACGTTAGGAATAGAAATCCTGACCATTGCCTGCTTAATACCGCTCTTCGTTGATTTCAGGTAACCAGAAATCTTCGTCCATTGAGTTGAAGAGAGATCCTTTGCCGCTTTGGTAACTGCCGGCCACTGCCAGGAGTTGTCCTGATACTGGAGCGATAAGCCGACGGAAATCTGCACGTTCTCGGCCATAGCGGTACTATTGGCATCCAGCTTAACCCAGCATTCCATATAGAAGACTGCGTTATCGCGTACCTGGAAACCGCTGAAAATGTGGTTGTCGCTGTTGTCAGTTGCATTGGCATTGTAGTCGTTCGGACGCGTCACACGGATGCATTTGTTTCCGCCGTGAGAATCCTCAGTAGTCACGATGACGCGACCATTGGTGATATTGTACCCGCTCGAATAGCTCTCGAACGTCCCGTCTGGCAGGATGTTTGCGCCGCGCTTAGACTGCTGATTCAGCGAGCTGTTCAGCGAAGTGATGGCGTCACTGCTGCTGCTGATCTTATCTTCGGCATTGCTAACCCGAGTAGAAAGGTTATTCAAAGCCGTCGCATCCGCTTTCTTAGCCACATCACCTTTTACCGTGTCAACGGTGCCGGTCAGAGCCGTGATTGCATTGCCTTGGCTGGTCAGCGTTTTACCCTGATCAGTAACGGTGTTCTGCAGCGTCTGTAACGCCGTCGAGTCAGCCTTTTTCGACACATCGGTCTTCGTAGAAGTCAGATCGTTTTGTAGCTTGGTGATCGACGTTCCTTGAGAACTAACCGTGTCACCTTGCTTGGTCACTTTCGTTGACAGATCGCTCAACGCGCTGGCCGTTGCATCGTTATTGACTGCATCTGTAATATCGAACACCTGGAATGAATCAATCCAGATTTCCGCGTTACTTGGGTGGCAGTAGATACCAAAAGCCTGACCATCCGCGCCAGTGCTCGGAGAGAAAGACGTATCCCATGTAATAGTCTGCCAGTCAGTAGTAAGCGTATTGTTCTTATCCTCATACGCCCCTTCCGTATTGCCGTTAAAATTCCAGCGGCGCAGCAGCATATTCATTGCGCCGGACACACCCTTGGCGCGAACGATATAGCGGAATTTGCGAGAGCCATTTACCGGGGTTGGTTTTTTACCATTGGCAAAAAGACCCGGAGAGGTTGCATTCACTTTCAGCATTCGGGCGCCAGCCGAGTTTTCACCGTATGCACCAAATGCAACAATACTGCCTGTCGTGCCGCTGTTCTGCTGCGTCCTGAACGCTGAGCCATCACCTTCAAGATTGGCATCCTGAATCAGATTGTCGCCCATGTTCGTCATGGCGCCGACGCTGTTGTTCAGACTGGTGATCGCGTCACTGGCTGAAGTGATGTCCTTACCCTGCTGCGACACAGTGTTCTGAAGTGTTGATAAAGATGAAGCATCCGCCTTCGTCGCAACATTATCGTTGGTTGCTTTCAGACTGTTCTCAAGAGCAGTAGTACGACTCCCGACGCTAGTCAGATCTTTACCTTGCTGTGTCACAGTATTCTGAAGCGACTGCAAAGCAGAGGCGTCAGCTTTCTTCGCGACGTTACCATCCGTTGTGGCGAGGCCGCTTTTCAGCGAAGAGATATCGCTGGTGGCGGTGGAAATATCCTTGCCCTGCTGGGTTACTGTGTTCTGAAGAGTCTGAACAGCGGAGGAATCAGCTTTCTTCGCTACGTTGTCGTTGGTCGTTTTCAGACTGTTGTTCAGATCGGTGATGCTGGTGGATTGGGACGAAATGTCTTTACCCTGTTGCGTCACGGTATTCTGTAGCGAAGACAGTGCGGAAGCATTTGCATCAATAGCCACGGAGTCGGTTACATCAATGACATAAAAATCGTCGAAGTAACGGTTTCCGGCCGTCAGATAGTTGCTCAGCGTAACGGGCAGGCTTCCCGTCTCGGTAGCCTTCCATCGTTTGCTAACTTTCGTCCAGTCAACGGTGAGGTTTGCGAACGGGACCTCAAACACTGGCGCTCCAGCACTATTACCCACTCGCAGTTTGTTGTTACCCTGCCCATTATCTGTTGTTCCAGAAACCTGTTTAGCCCAGACGCCGATCTCATAAGTACGGCCTTTGACAAAATCGATGTACTGGCCCGGAGATACGGAGCTACCTGGGTCAATTTTCAGTGCTTTTGTGCCGACATGCGGTATCTGAATAGCAACGACCGTGCTGAGACTGGATACGCCGATATAGCCATCTGTACCGCGCTCAAATGACGGGTTGACGATCAGATTGTTAGGCGTTTTAGTGGAAACATCGGAGTCAGCGATAGCATTGCTCAGTGAGTTATTCAGCTGGACGATACTGTCTGCCTGGCTGGACACCTTGCCCTCGGTTGCGCTAACACGAGATGTCAGATCATTGACCGCAGTCGCGTCCGCCTTCTTCGCCACATTGCTGTTTGTGGTGTCGAGAGACGTTTTGAGATTGGTGATGCTGCTATTCGCGGCGGAAATGTCTTTACCCTGCTGCGTCACTGTTCCCTGCAGTGCGGTCAGCGCTGTCTGGTCGGCCTTTTTACTAACATTGGCGTTGGTAGTGCTCAGGTCATTTTGCAGTTTGGTGATCGACTGACCCTGAGTCGAAATGCTCGAACCCTGCTGATCCACTGACGTCTTCAGAGTCTGCAATGCAGAAGCGTCAGCCTTGTCCTTCAGGGATGATTTAAGACCGGTGATGTCCGACGCCATCGCTTTATCCTGAGTGTTCAGGGTGTCGAGGGACTTGTTGATGTTAGAGACGCTGTCGTCCACCTTTGTCTCAAGAGACTGGCGAGCCATGGCCTCTGCCTTATCCGCGGTGACACGCGCCAGCTGCTCCTGGAAGATAAGACCGGAACCCACTTTAGAAAGATCATTACCTTCGTAAGATCCGCGCATCTGGACGGCCAAGGCATTGCGGTTCGCAGCTTCAGCGGCATCAGCGTCCACACGAGCGGACTTCTCATCCTGCAGAGCGGCCATGCCGGCGCCAGGCGTCGGACGCCCTACTGCAACCCAGTCAATCAACAGGTTGTTTGTGTCGCTCTGGTTCTTCAGGAAATCAAACCGGAAACGGCGAATGGTCGTGGAAGCCCGCCAGTCAATGTCGTGAATGGTCAGCGTGGCAACGCCATTAGCATCATATTCTGGCTCGTCGATAACGAGAGAGCGAGACTCACTCCAGCCCTGCTCTGATGCCCCGATCCAGTACAGTTTGCCTGACCATGTCGGTTTACCTACTTTCTTGATGCGCAGCTTTAGGAAACGATAGGCATTGGCGTCGATAACCATGTTATTTGGCGAGCGGCAAGAAGCTGCGCTGTTTGAAGACTTCAACCAACCATCATCGGTAACGGACATTGGGACAGTGCCACCGTCGTCTTCTGTCCATCCCTCACTGTTGGTATCAAAGTACCAAATTTTCAGGCTATCGAACTGTTCACCGGTGCCAGCGGCAATCTGGGAAATTTGCTGAGCCAGAGATTCGTTAACCGTCTGCACCTGCGTAGACAAGTTGCTAATCTCGGACTGGCGATTATTCTTCTCTTGAAGAAGAGCGTCAGCACGGGCGCGTGCTTCGTCCTCAATGCTCGAAATTCGATTTAAGGTTTCGGTATTGATTGCGTTTGCAGTTTTGATGTCCAGTGCGGAAACGGCCGACGCACGATCTCTGGCTTCTTTGCTGATTTTTGCATCGAGTGCGGCTGTTGCGTCCGAGACAGCCTTCGCACGGTTACTTGCTTCAACCGCAACGGAGTCTGTAATCGCTGAGGCACGAGCAATCGCTTCATCGGAGATAGCTTTCGCGCGCGCGGTCGCTTCATCGGCAACGGCTTTGGTTCGAGCCTCCACTTCCGCCGCAATCGCATTGGTACGCGCGGTTACTTCGTTTGAGATGGCAGTGGCGCGTATAGACGCCTCATCTGCGATAGCTTTATTACGTGCGGTCGTTTCATTAGCAATGGCTTGTGCGCGATCCTGAGTCTCTTTGTCGATGGCGGTGCTTAGCGCTTCCTTGGCCGACTTGACAGCGTTAGCCGCCTCAGTGCGAGCGTCATCAACCTGGGCCTTAGTCTCACTTTTCGCTTCATCTATGGCCGCGTCCACCTCCGTCGCCACAGCCTTGCTGTTAATGTCAGCAATCAGATCCTGACCCAGCTCGGACTCGGTGATTTTATTTTGCAGGAACGAAAGCACGTCGCGCGTCGTTGCGACCGTCGCTAGTGGAGAGTTCAGCGCACTGAGCATTCCACGTTTGTTGGCTGCACGTACCCAATAATACCAGGTGACAGAGTCTTCAAGACCGTTGTGACTGAAGGTTGTGCCAGATACCTTGGCAATCAGCTGCGCTTTAGACTTATCGTTGGTCTTGGATGCCAGAACCTCGATGTGATCCAAGTCAACGGAAGCCGGGTTTACCCAATTCAGAACAATTGAGCGATAATCGCCTACCGCAGTTAGACCGGTCGGGGCATCAGGCGCCGTCATGGTTCCCAGAACTTTGTAGGTGATGCTGATAGGATCAGTTTTGCGACCACCAACAGAAACAGCGTACACCTGGAAGTCGTACTGGCCGTTCTCCGCTACTCCACGAAGTTCGAACTGTTCTTCAGTTACGCGCTCAGATTTCCAGTTTGAAACATTCCCGGCATCGGAGCGGCGCCAGCTGATGTAATACTGAGCCGACTTGCCCTGCCATGTAGCGGTCAGAGAAACGGACAAGTTACCCGGAGAGGACAGATAAGTGCCTTCGGTAATCGCCAGACCTGACGGCTTTGAGAACGTTGGGTCAAGAACGGTGGTATTTTGCGGGATCAGCTGTGCGCCGCTATCAATAGCTTCGTATTTGGTCGGGTTGTTCTGAATAGCCGTGATATTGAACGACGTACCATCGTCACCCTCAGCAACGCTCACAACGCGTGCTTGTAGCGGAGTTAAGTCTGGTTGAGCAATGACCCACACTGCATCGCTTACCGGCGTCTCATTGGAGCTGAGAGCGGTTTTAAACGTGACGGTGGTGATGTTCTTCCCATTCTCCAAAATATCACGCCCAACCATCTTCCCTTCTGCGCTGAGGAAGGTGATATGGTTTCCAACTGAAGTCAGATCAACCGGAGCGTCCAGCTTGATGCTATTGGAGGTGTAGCCGATAATACGACCACTGTTGCGACGGCCAGCGCGGAATTTATCTGCGATCAGCACGATGTCGCCAGGCATCAGGAATACAGAGTCCATACCCACTGCAAAGGTGATGACGTCAGATTCCATGCGAGAGGTGTAGAGCGTCCAGAGACCAACGCGATGCGCCTGGCCCCGCGAAGTACAGCCGAATGCGACGGACTCAGTTTTGCGGATACCGTAGCGTTTAATCGCTTCCTGATCTTCTACATACTCGACGCTCTGCTTGTAGCCGTCTTCTTTATTGTTGTAGGTGATAAGAGCAACGGAATAGCGATCTTTACGCGCCGAACCTTTGTATGCAAATGAGCCATTTACCACGTTGCTGTTGGAGAACAGCATCACAGGGTCTGCTGGAGAATCCTGCGTGATGTGAACCATGCCACCAGCCCAATAAACCATGCCACGGAATGCCCCTGCAATGTCCTGCACGACGCGATATGCATCTTGGCGACTGGTTATCTGGGTATTGATAGCGAAACGTTTCTCTTTGCCACCGAAGCCATCGTCGACGTATGCGTCACAGTAGCGACCAATCTGATACAGCTCGCCGATGTTAATCATCGACTCCTGAACAAACTGACCCAGACCGTAACGAGTGTTCGTCAGCAAGTCGAAGAGAATCCACGCCGGGTTGGAGGATGATGCCAGCTTAAATGTACCGTCCCAATTGCCGTCGTAGGAGTTCGTGTCAGCGTTATAGTTTGACGGGACACGAATTTTCAAACCTTTAATCAGGTATGAACGAGTCGGCATTGAAGAACCGAACTGCTCTGAGTTGATTTTCAGGCCAACGAGCGCAGAGTTCGGATAGTTCAGGCTGGTATTGACAATCTCACCGATCGAATCGATGTAGGTGTCATCGTAGAGATAGCTGTTATCGGTATGATCTTCAGTCAGACGAATGGCACGCAGAGTATATGCCTTTGCCGGCTTCGGTAAGTCCAGAACATAACTACGGTAATAAACACCTGTCTTTTTCGCGGTCAGAGAAATGGTTGCGTTGGATTCTCCCTCTGCAACAACGTCAACAAAGCCGCCGCCATTACCTGCGTCGATCTGGAATTTAAACTGGACTGTCGTACCGTTAGTATCGCCGCTCTTTTTATCGATGCTGCGAAGTGAAGGAAACTTCATCACCACACGAACGCGATCGCTGTCCGCAGAATCCAGAGACACGTTAACCTGGCTCGTTTGCTTCAATTGACGCCCTACTGATTTCGGCGTTTCAATGAAGTCAAAACCATCGATGACACTTTGATCCTGAGAACCGTCGCGGAACCACCAGGTTACACCGCTGAAGTTGTAGGAATTGTCGCTATTCTGGAGCGGCGTGTCGTTCAGGAAGATGGATTTTGCCCCATCAATCAGACCACCGATAACACCCTCACCCAGCAAATCCAATACAGAAGCCATAGCGCGGCTGTTTACCGTGTCATTAGCCTCCACCGGCGTCCTTGAGCTACCGCCACCCTTACTGCCGCCGCGTCCTGAGATAATCAGGCCGTGCGCGACTAATTGCGAGAGACGGCTTTTTTTGAAATTTGGAACTTCCATTTATCCCACCGTTAAATCTGGTCAATAGTGATAGAGGAACTTGCGATTTGCGAGCCAACGAGAATTTCTTCGCCGTAGTTCAGCTGAACCGGGTTTCCCTGATTAGTAGTGTTTTGAGGCCCGTCGAAATAAAACGAGTCGGAGTTATCCGCTTGTCTCACTTCCGGGTTTTTTGCTTGTGGAGATAGGATCTGAGCCAGACCGCCCATCATCATGCTCATGCCGGCCACAACCAGCGCCGAGGATGTGCCTGCAGTGAAGATTTCTGTGAATGCACCAATGACCACCATCGCGGCGCCAATCGCGACCTGAACGTAGCCAAGCGTCTTCCCGCCACGTCCCTTTGGTATTGGCGTGATGCGTATTTTCTCAACATCCTTACCGGCGCCTTTCATCATGTATTCGGTTTCGTCAACCGACCATGTGGCTCCACTTTTGGTTGTGATTTGAATGTGATAACGGTCGTAAACCTTCGCATTACGACGAATCCAGGCATTTAAGCCTGGTTTGTTTGCGTCGATAAGGTTGATGGCCTGCGCCGCATTTGATGCGCGCAGATGCCAGTGTCGGCCGAAGCGGTTTGCAAGTGCGCCGCCCAGCTGGACATGAACTAATTCAGACATTTTTCCTTCCCTGTTAATAACGTCCGATGACGCAAATGATGCGTAGTATTTTTCTGGTACATACCGCCGTAAGTGGCGTGACTGCTTAGCCTGTCGATTTGGTGATGCAGGATGCGGTTGTCACCAACGTAAACAGCGCAGTGATCTGGCATCTTCCCGTACTGAATGAAGAAGATGTCGCCCTTCTGAGGCTCTTCGCCATGGGCAAGACGGACGAGATTTTCATTGCGATAATTCAGGTCGAGAATGTCGTCGTCGCCCAGATACCACGACGGGATATGCAGGTGAGCGTTGGCGTTGATCTCGATATTGAATTCGCGTTTCAGATAGTCTCGACACAGCATCCAGCAGTCGAAGATGCCAAAGACATACGGTCGGCCGGTGTACGGCATTTCAAAGCCATTGGGCGTGATCACTTCCATCTCGCTTAAACGAAACTCGGCATCAATCTCCGGGTTAAGATTTTTCGTGACGGAGAGGATGAGCCAAGGTAGCTCCGTTGCCTCACAACCAGCGCGGTCGGCGTCAGAGGCCACTGGAGGGCGATCAGTGTGGCTATGCCAGATAGCCACAACCTCGCCCTCGTCTTCGGCAGCAATTACGTCTTCGTGATGCATGACAAACTCATTGGCCGGGTCTTCAGAGACGTTTCGCGCCTCAATAAAGCGATATTTCTCCCCCGATGTCTGGACGATGAACCCGCACGCCTCATTTGGATAACGGGCAATAGCGCATTGATATAGCGACTGCGTCACCGCGGAGCCGGCAATGGATTTAATATCACTGAACACGCGTTGCCCCCGGAAAGCCGCCAAAAGCAATGATTCCGTTGGCGAAGAAGTTTCGCCTGGCCTTGCACGCATCGAGACGCTTGGTGCAGTAGTCGTCGCTGAGCGATGTGACCTGATTGTTGTTCTTGTCGAAGTACGGGCCTGAGTAGCCACACTCCGCTCCGCGGTATTTCCACGGGCAGCTGTTTTTGATGATCTGACGTGCAGGTAACTGAACGCCCATCAAATCAAATACACTGGACAGCTCGAACTCAACGCTATCTTTAGTTTCCAGTGTCTTCTGCTCAACGAACCAGATTTCATCAGGGAAGTGCTGAGAAGCGTCGGCGGTCGCGTTTCCAGATGGGAAGTTCGACGCGTCGAGGAAACGAGCCAGCGTGCGACGGCGCGTGATTGTGCAACCAACCAGATCGTCATTTGCCGCGACTTCGGCTGAAATTGTGCCGCCATAGTTAGAGACGGTCATCTTTGGTCGAGGCAAAGAACCCGAACCCGTTTTATCGAACCCACTCGCCTTAATCGGCCATGGTAGATACTCAACTCCCTGCCAGACGACAGATGTGTCGAGATTGTTCGTTCCGGCGTGAAAGAAAAGCTTCCCGCCCGAGGTTGTTACCGACATATCAAGCTCGAAAAGCTCGATAACGGAGGATGGCGCCAACCTCTGAATTTCCGTGCGAATACTCATACTCATCCTTGAGTTAAAAACGATACCTTATATATTAATAAGTAAATACTTACTTATCAAGATTCAAAAACTTGTCTAAAGGTACAACTGATCTCCAAATACCCCGGATAGCGTTTAACAGTATGAGAATCACACACACAGATGATTTTCTTATTGCGCGGGGTCGTCCAGTAAAATGACTCAACTGCGCCGCGAGCTGTCAGAAAATCGTCGATAGCATTACCGATGCTGTAAGGTCTTTTAAACGTCAGCGCCCATTCTTCTTTAATGCGGTTAAGACCGGCTGACTGGCGCTGCTCGTAATCGTCACCAAACTTCAGAACGGTCACTTCTGGCTTTACCGTCTTTTCGGACTCAAAGTCCGGGAACCAGTTAAAGGTTTGTCTTGCCATTTTTCTCTTCCTTGAGATGCCGCCCACTTCCTGTAGGCGGCTTTGTTTTTACCTGTTGCCGTTGGTGTTTTTGTTCAGAGAACCACCAGGGCGCTTTTCCTGAGTAATCGTTTCAAGAACGATGTTTTTAATGCGTTGGGCTGCATCGTTCCAACCTTTGCTGTCCGTGTCCGAGCCAGACGTTGAACTGGAACCGTCCGAATTAACGCTGATGTTGATGGCAACCGGAGCAATCGTTCCGCCGCCGCCAACATTCCCCGTCATCGTCACTGGAATCGAACGACCATCAGGCAGAGGGACATAGGCTTCATTGTCTTTCCCTTCACCAAATAGAGCCAGCTGCGGCGAAGTAGCGATCCCGCCTTTGGAGTAAGTCTTCAGTGGAATTACACCATTTGGCCCCATGATCCCACCCTTCTCAAATTTAGGAATGGGTGGAATGTTCTGACCATTGGCCTGCGTTGTTCCAGACCCATCAGATCCACCAGCTCCACTCGCGAGGCTACCAGCCCAGACCGATGTTGCCGCGGATACCATGGACATACCAAAGTTCAGCCAACGCCCCTTCGATGAAGTCGAACTAGCCCCCATCGAAGCGAAAACAGCCGTCAAACCTGCTGCCACTGAAGATAGATTATTCATCGTCAGAATGTTGGCGCCGATTGCCTTAGTCTGATTACCCGTGGCCGTGCCAAGACCAAGGAATGACTTTGTAGAATTCCAGGCGCTACTAACCATCCCAGACAATCCGCTGTTAGCATTCTCGGTGGCCGTACTCATTTGGCTAATACCCGCGCTGGTCTCCTTCGCGGACTGACCAATGGATTTGTCACCGTTATTCACGTTAACACCGGCGCCGCCGGAGCTGACGAGACTTACGCCCTGATTCAGCATAGCCCCAGCAATGTTGCCGGTATTACCCGCGCCGTTGGTTCCCATGCCCATCATATTCATGAGCGGTGCAGTGATCTGCGATTTAACAATGATGCTGGCTATGTCTTTGACGATCGATCTTGCAAAATCACTGAAACTAGCCTTGCCGTCCATAATGAAGTCGGTAATCGTGTCCGTCATACTGGAGAACGCATTACTCCACACGGTCTCAATTTGACCGGCGACGTCTTCGTACTCCAGCGCCATCTTCTGCGTTTCAGTCCCAAACTGCTCGATAAAGGCACGACTACCACCTTCTCTCATCGCTTTCAGACTGCGCTGGTACACATCCTTCATTACATCCGACTGAGTCGTTGCGATATAACTCTGAAGTGTCTTGATGTCGCGCTGATAGTCTTCCATCCACTTAGCCATCGCAGCCTGTCGATTAGCACCATCAACCGACGACATAATCCCGCTGGTCGTCGTAGTGAATTTCGACACTGTCTGTTCAGCAGAATCGCGGTCAAGACGCTGAGAGTAGTCCGCAGCATTGGCTTTGATGAAATCGCGATCACGAATCATCTGGCGCTTCTGGTCGTCGGTGAATCGAGAGTTTGGCGGCAAGGCTTTGCCGTTGATGTCCTGATCCTTCAACGCGTTATCGATTTGACTCAGTGTTTTTTTAACCGACTCGTCGAAGCTTGCACTTGCCTTAGACGTAAGACCCAACTGACCGGCCAACTCGTTCGCGCTGGAAACGACCTGCTGATTGGCCTTGGCTACCATCGCATCAATACTTTGCTGCTTAGAGGCAGCAATATTGGCGCTCTGAAGGCGCTTGTCCGCGGCGATTTTGTCGGCCTTAACCGCATCGGCAAGACCCTTTTTAATCGAGTTCTGCTCAGATCGACTCAGGTCGTCAAATTTCTTATCGCCTACAGCCGAGAGATAGCGCTGGTTTACGCTCATCTGGTTCTGGCCGGTGATCACATTCCCGAGAAGGTCTCGCAGCGCTTCGCCTGTATCTGGATTGACGAAATCACCAACCTTTTTGCCCGCGTTGTCCGTGATAAGCTTTATGCGATCGCCCGTCTTCGTCTGAGTGCTCAGCTTCGGCGTATCACCAGACATCGATTTTTTTGCACGCTCGAGATCTGCCTGCGCCATCTGAACCTGATTGCTGTTCAGATCGTTAATTTGCTTAGAAAGTGCGATATTTTTTGTATCGAGCGCCTTTTTCTGCTCAGCCGTCAAGCTTTCACTCTTCAGCTGACTCTCTACATTGGCCTTCTGATCTTGAAGCGTTTTTACCAGATTCTGATAACCGTCTAAGCGCTTCTGAGTCGCGTCGACCAGTCTCTTTTGACGGTCAGCGTTCAACTTCTCCAGTTGACTGCTTTTCTCATCTTTGCTTAGTGACTTATCATTACTGATAGCATCAGAGCGATCACGATAATCCTTAGCAGATTTTGAAAGAGAGGCGGCGTCTTTCGTGAACTGGTCATCGATCTTCTTCAGACCTGACTGCAGGTTGCGAGAAATCTCTTTACTGGCAACAGCAACCACCGCCCCACCCATGGCGTTCTGGATGTCCTGACGCTGACTTTGCACATCCTTCAGGCCGGCATTAATGTTATCAATGTTGAACTTATCGCTCTTCGCCAACCCTTTTTGCTGCTCTGGCGTCGAAGACATATAAATGCTCTTACGGCGCTTATAATCCGCCTCTTCTATGTCGAGCTGGTTTAACCTTGCAGTAAGAGCAGCCTGTTCATTTTTCCCCATCGCTTCCGGGACGGCCTTAATCTTCTCAAGCGCATCAGATGCTTTCTCTGAAACACTCTCAAACGTCGACGCCAGAAGAGCCACAACACCAACAACAGCGGTGATACCGATGATGATAGGGTTAAATTGCAAAACAGCTGTAAACGCCAACCACGCAGTTTTTGCGCCGCGAATGGCCTCTGTGATGTTAATCACCGCAGCAGCAAACAAACCGAAGTTGCGAATATCCTGAACTATTTTGCCTGTTACCGAGAGGAAACTCGTCACCCCTTTGGTCGCCAGACCAAGAGACTTGTTCAATGAAGAGAACATCTCCAGAGCAGTGCCTAGTGAACCGGTAACGATGGTTTTCAAAAGTTTGAAACCCATGCCTAAGCCGACAATTTGAGCAATGGTTTTGACCAGCTCAATATTCTTCCCAATCCACGAGGCCATTTCCGTCAATGTCTTAACGATAGCAGTCATGCCCTGGCCGAAGTTGTAGGCGAATAACTGACCTTCGGTTGTGTTTAGATAAGTCGATAGCTGCTTTAAGCCATCGGACAATGCGTCGAGATACCCGCCCTTCGCCATATTATCGGAAAAGCGCATAAATGCCGTCTGCATCTGAGCCAATGCGCCGGTAAACGAATGAGACAGACGATCTGCCGCGCCGGCGCTATCAATCTCCATGCCGAGGAAAAGCATATCAAGAGCAGACTTCGCCTCAACGGTTCCCAAAGAAACGTCTTTGACGAGCTTCGCCATGCTGACGCCCATAGTGTCGGCCATCGACTGCATTGCAGTAGGAACAGCCTCACCCAACTGCTGACGCAACTCTTCCATAGAGATAACGCCTTTGCCCGACATCTGCTGAATCGCTATCGCCGCGCGCTTCAGGATTTCCGAATCACCACCAAACTGAGCTACGGAGTTAACCAGAGCATTTAGCGATCCCGTCGTTGGATCGATACCGCCAGACTTCAGTTTCACGAATGCATCAGATACTGCATCGAGCGAAACGTGAACCTTTTCCGAAAGCCCCATGATGAAGTTCATGTCTTTCTCGGCAGCATCCTGCGGATTCTTTGCGTCCTTCTCCAGACCCTGCAGTAAGATGCGCGTGTTTTGCATCTTGCTCATGGCTTCGATCAGCGGCTGTTGCCATCCGAACAGCATTTCTTTAACGGTTCGAGCAGCGTCGCCAATTTCCCCCAGAAGGAAAATATTGCCTCGCAGCCCTTCGAACAAACCGTTCTCAGAGCGTCCATGACCGCCACCCGAATTACCTCTGCTACCGCCAGAGCCACCGCCAGAGCCACCTACTCGACCGCCACCAAGGATTCTCCCACTCAGTGACTTCTGGCGATCGATGACGGCATCCATCTGGTCACGAACGTTTTTAAGCCCGTCTGCCGCTTTGTCAGTTGTCCCTTTCCAGCGATCTAATACTTTGCTGGTGTTCGACAAACGGCGGTTCAGTGACGATGTGGTGTTACCCATGTCTGAGGCATGGTTTGAGAAGCTTTTGGCAGATTTGCCGGCGTGATCCGCGAAATCAGCGAAATCCAAAAGCTCAGACTGAGCCTTCTTCAGTACAGAAGTCAGCGCACCAACTTTACCGCTGGTCTGATCTACTCTCGTCGAGAAGACGGACAGACTACGGTTGATGGCGGCGATGTTTTCACGGATGGCTCGAAGACTTTGGCTGGCTAGTTCAGTGCCGGCCGCAAAGTCTTCCATTTTGTCCGCGCCTTTACCAAGGGAGACGCTTAGAACTGAAAACGAACGGCCTGTGGCGACGACAGACCGTTCAAGAGAGGACATTTTTTTGGAGTTATTAGAGGCCGTTTTACCGAATGTCTCTAACAAATTTCCCGCGTTTTTAATTGACGTTGAAAACTCCTTGTCATTCAACGTCAATTTAAAATCTACAATATCGGACATTCCCTTATCCTATTTTTCCAAAGATTTCCATTAATTGCTCTTTGGCGTCAGGGTCTGCTTTTGCTTTCGATGGATCGTAGACTTTATCGGTTACGACTGGTCTTCCTATCCGGTATTGCAAACCCTCCATAAACGCCGTAGCGTCTTCCGCCCCCGCCTGAGAAAGCCGTGACACCTGGAATACTCTCAGGTCATCCTCGGCTTTTAGACGGTCTATGTTGCGGCTAAGCATCCAGAAGGTTGCCAGCGGCAGCTTTAGAATCTCTCGCGGCGGAATGGCGTAATAAGCAATAACTCGGCTGAAATAGAATCCGAAGTCTATCGAGACAGTGACGACGCCGGATTCCTCTTCGCGGGAAATTACTTTACGTCTTCTCCGGCCGCGGCTTCGTTCTCTTCCTCTGCCTGTTCCATGGCGAAAGAAAAGATCTGCTGCAGCTGCGGGATGCTCAGACGATTAATCACTTCCTTTGGTACGTCAGGAATGACTTCGGCCACCAGTTCGGCATAAGCTTCAACCTGATCCAGCATTGACATAGCTTCGATGTCTTTGCCTTCAAAGGCTTTTACTTTGGCGAACAGACCGACAGTCATTTCCGCGACGGCATAGGTTTTTCCAGCCACTTTGATTTCTTTTTTCGGCGGAAGAATGGAATCCAGATCCAGTAACTTAGTCATTTCAAAAATCCTTTTAAACAGAGGGTTCTCCTGAACCCTCTTACAGACTGCTATTAAGAAGCAGCGGTTACGGTTACGGTCACTTGTGAAGACACAATTGAGCCGTCCTTAGTGGTAAACGTAATCTTCGCACTACCTGTCGCTACACCCCTCACAACGCCATTGGCGTCGACGGTTGCGATAGCTGGGTTGCTCGAAGTCCATGTCCCACCTTGCTCATCTGCGTTTGGCGGGGCAATCGTCTTAGTCAGCGCAGCTGTTGCACCCACTTTGACCGATACTGAAGTCGGCGCGACGGTCACGCCCGTCACTGCTACTTTGGGGCAGAAAGAGTTCCCAAAACGCCGGTATCATCTGGGTACGCATTGAACTCCACAGAGAACACACGAACGTCATCAGACTTATACGCCATGGTGAAGTTACCGCCAGTAGCGGCCTTCGGCAGAGTCAGAATGAAGTCGGTGCCGTCCTGCGGGGTCAGGATCAGCTGCTGCGCTACGTCAACCAGGTTTACACCCTGTGCTGATTTGATGCTCAGAGTTTTGGTGTCGGTGGACATGGTGGAGCCAGGCATCAGATTAACCATGTTCGCCAGCACGCTTTCTGCCAGTGGCACGGTTACTTTGATGTTACGACCCTGAATCAACTCAGAGATCGTGGTTTGCCCCAGCTGGTCTACGGTCACTTTCAGAGTTTCAGTAGAGACTTCTACCTCTACGCCGCCCTTGGTGTAACCGAGATCGGTGCCAGCGAATGAAACCGCACACGCACCTAATTTGATGTTTTTTACATGGGTATTAGCCATTGTTGGTAAACTCCTTTTACCGTTGCTTTGTCATCTTGACAGAAAGTAAGTATATACTTACTAACTTCAATATTACAACATCGAGATGGAGTTTGAATTCAACTTAGACTTTTTGATGTGGGGGTATCTCTCCCCCACGAGGATTTACTTGGATGAGGACTTTTCTTCACGATTCTTGTTGAAGGCTTCAACACCCTTTGAGCAGGCTATTTCATAATCATAGTATCTGCGGTCAATGATCCCGGTGTCAAAGTTATACCGAGGCAAAACTTCGATCATAAAGTCCTTTTTTTCGTCATTAAACTTTGACACTTCAAGCATCAAATCCGAAGAAAACTCGGTTTCAAAATCCTCTCCATGAGCATCTTTGCCCTTCACTTTTCCGCAAACAATATATTCGCCGATAGGGAGCGTTTTCTCAGCGTTAGTGTTGACGAACTTGATATCAGAAAAGGACGCCGACTCCGGGTCTGCCAGCTTCTTCAGTATCGCTTCTTTCGTGAACTCAACAGCCTCATCCTTCATTTTGTCTTCGCCGCAACCGGTGACAAGAAAGGTCACTGAAAGTGTTAATGCGATGAATGTTTTTTTCATTAAAACCACTCCATTTATTTTTCTTTATACTCAATTAGTTCGAGCGGCCAGACAACAAAAATTAAAGGCCGCGCAAAGCGGCCTGAAAGTTACAACATATACCCGGCAAATTCCACAGGAAGCCCAATCTCGAACAGAGCACCATCATTTCGGGGATACACAATCGGGAGTGTCATGGGTCGAAGCATCCTAAAAAAAACACTCTTTGACGTGACATTGTCGACAGGAAACAAATCATTTATCACCTGCATTTTCCTCTGTGCGGCTGATAGAGAAATATCACGCACAACAATCAGCACTGAGTCCATATAGAAGCCGGCAAGTTCATGATCGACTTCAATGCCGCTGGTTGGTGAAGTCACCATCACGGCGCTTTTGGCATCTTGTGGCATTGCATCAGCAAAAATAGTGGAGCCGACTTTGCCAACCCCCATCTTCGCCAAATACAAAGCCAGACCCTCTACAAACATCATCGTCTCCTTATAAACCCTGCTTTCCTGGCTGAGTTTTCTACTATTTCAGGAAACCGCTTTCGAATGTATTCGACGGCTCTTTCCATGTACCGACGCCCGACGTTAACCCGTCGAGTATCTACCGGCCCCTGTGTCATCTGCTTCAGAATAGAACCGGCACCGAGGCTGTATTTGTGCTTTTCCATATAGATCGCATAATCACCAACTGTAGTGCCGGGTTTAACCTTCACCGCCCCACTGCTCTGTCTTGGTCGGCTTTCATCAACCTTCATTTCGATGTGCAAGCTGTCGTAACCAGTCTTCACCACGCGAGCAAAAATGGCACTTTCAAGAGATCCGGTTTCCATCGGGGCCATTGCTCTTGCCATTCTCTGAGCGACATTAGCCAGCTTTGCCATTTCAGAAACAAGTACGCGTTTATAGGCTTTCTGGCTGTTACTGAGACGACTCTGGGCCTTCTTCAGATTCAGCGTGTTGATGTTTAAACCCATATATTCGCCCCGACTTCATAATGCCCCGGACGGCCGCGCAACCCCCATCGCTGGTGGATGCTTTCGACTCGCATTTTTTTGCCGTTAACGATAAGCACATCCTCTTTGGCGATCGGCGCCGACAATGGCACGATAAAGACCGCATCAAACAGCGCAATCTCCGCCTTGCCACGGCTTGCGGAACTATCAGCACGAACAGACGTTTTATCGATACTGTCAACGAACGAAACTACGCCCATCTTTATCTGAGCAGCGAACTCGTATTTCGCCTCTCCGTACAAGTCCATACCACCCTTCTTGTACAGAGCACCCTCAACCTGCCAGGCAATATCCATTTGACCCGCCTTACTGTCTGCGAACGATGACGCGGTTATCCATGTACTTCAGCAACATTCTCCACGTCGTTTTGGCGACAATAGAGACAGCGCCTTTACCCTGGCGGTAAGCCATGGTCGTTTCACCAATCGACTCAGAGACGATCCCATCCTCACGCGCACGCTGAATATCACTGCCGCCGGCAATCTCACTGGCTTCATTCACAACGGCCAGAGCAAGTGCGTTCCGAAAGGCTTCTGGAAACTCCATAAAGTCATCGTCGGTCAGCTTATCCCAATCAACAATGTCGGAGGTGTACTGACCAGCCCAGCGGAAAGGCAGGGTCGACGTCTGAAGCATATTCTGAGGGCGATCATAGTCATCCCAATCCATGCCGTAGATCCGACGAATTGAAAACGACATCGACTTAATGCGCTTCGTCGCCTCTATCAGCTGGCGTCGCAAGTCCCCTTCGCCACCGGTTAGCAAACTTCCGCCGTTAAGCATGTCGATCGCCTGCAGCTGCGCTTCGCCAATGGAGATAAACGACTGCTTCGGGACAGACAGCTCAAAACTGCGTAAAACGATGTACTGCTGCTCTTTGGTAATGAAAGCGCCACCTGCATCAACTGACAGAGTAACGCGTCGCAAATCGTGTTCACGCTCACCCAGAGCGTTAATCGCCCCAGGGACAGTGACAGTGACGAACATCTGCCCATCAGAGACAGGGACATCGACGCCGGACGTGACGATATTTCCGCTGGCGTCTTTCACAGAGTAACTGGCTGAGGTAGCGCTCATCACATCGAGAGAAAAGCGTAACGTGACATCATCCCCGTCTTTATAAACGCCAAGCTGCTCCATTACACGCCGCCTTGTGCTTTCAGAATGCCGTCAATCATCTCTACGATGCCTTTGGCCTTCACGCCCACTACCCCACCAATCAAACGCAGACCCGCGATCCCTTCACTATCAGCGACAGCCTCAAGCTCTTCACGCGTGTAGATCTGAACACCAGGCTCGACAGTACCGCGAACGAGATTGGTCACTGGCTCTGCGGCATATTCCTTAACGGCCTCAGCATTAACGGAGTATCGCTCGCTATAAGCGCCAGCTGCCGAAACATTGCGGCCATCAACGGTTTCCGCACGCATCGACGCGCAGATACGCTGCTGATCCACAAACGGTAGCTCTTCGACAGAAACACCATCTTCGAACTGAACGCCACAAAGCAGACCGGTGTATCCCTTAAAGGTCGATTCCAGCAACTTCACTTTTGCACTTTTCATTTTCTATCCCTGAATGTGGGCGCCATATGACGCCCTTTTGGTTAAACTTGGACTGTCTCTGGATTGTTTACGGTGATAGCCGCTTCGCCGAATACAGAGCCGTCATTGGCTACCAGACGAATCTTCACACTACCTTCAGCGATACCCGTCACCAGGCCAGACACATCGACGGTCGCAATGCCGGAATCTTCAGTAACCCAATGGTAAGAGCGGTCGGTGGCGTCATCAGGCTTAATAGAGCCTCCCAACTGAACCGTATCACCCACCAGCACAGTCGCCGTCTTCGGGGCAACCGTTACGCTCTGGACGTGAATGACAGCGGCTGCATCGACGTATGGCTTAGACTTGAAACATGCAGTCAGGCGATTCTGGCGATATTCGGTCATCGGCGCGTCAGACACTGATTTGGTAAACGACGTGTTAAACATCGTTCCGGTGAAATCGGTGAACTGCTCGTCCGTGATTTCCATTTTTTGCTCAGGCATATCCTTCCCTCAAAAAAAAGGGCGGGCGCAAGCCCACCCATTAACTAAGTAAGTATTTACTTACTTATCTTATTAAATCTTAACGCCGCCCAGAGCTGCAATGGCTTTGTCATGCTTGTTAACCAGACCGGTGTACCACTTAACACGGGTACGGGTTGCGTCTTTATCCTGAACGGTGCCGATGGACTCGACAACGATACCGGCATTGTCACCGCCGTAGATACCGGACAGGCCGTTCTCTTCGGACATGTGCAGGCAGTAAATCGGAGCCGCGCCGTCAGTAACCGGGATAAAGTCGTTCACGATGAACGGAATGCCGTTGTGGGTCAGCATCGGACGACCGAAGTTCTCGACCATGATTTCACTCGGGCCGGCGTTCACGGTACGCAGCAGCGCACGGTAAGCACGCAGGTGCTCGGAACGAACCATCAGGCAGTCAGCGCCAAGATCTTTCACAGCATCGACGAGTTCGTCCAGCATGGAGAAGGTCATGGAAGCGTTAGCCGCGATGTGCTGGTCAGCAGCCATCAGCTTAGCAATGCCGTTAAAGGATTTCGGGTTGACGGTTTCATCACCCTGGATCAGATTGCGGCGGAATGCGCGAGCCAGACCTTTAACTTTCGCGCGGATCTGAATTGCCAGCTGGCTGTTGGTGTCATCCATGGTGGTAGCCAGGAATTTATCAACGTCCACATCGCCGGCCATAATACGCAGTTTAGCGGTATGCTCGGTGAAGGTCGCCGCGCCTTCCGGGATAACTTCGTTCACGTCGATGAAACCGGCTTCGGACAGAGTCGCTTCGCGGTTATACAGGTACGCTTTGCTGTTCACTTTGAAGAACGGCAGGATTGCGAACAGGTCATCACGGTCGATAATCGTCTCGATTACGCCCTGCTCCAGTTCGTTATTACTCAGCTTTTCAGCTTCTTCACGCAGTAAAGGCATCTTTCATTTCCTTATGATTAAGATGTTTGTTACTTGTTCAATTTACCGATGCCGGCGGTCAACTTATCCAGTGTCGACTTTTTGGTTTCGGTATTCAGTTTCGGTTTGGTGGTGGTTTTGGAATGAGCACCCTGTTTCGCTTCACTGCGCAACAGAGCATCAGCCTCCGGGTCAGCACGCAGAATGCGTTCAATCGCACTCTCAAATGCCAGCGGGTTGCCTTGACCATCAACCAGAACCGCACGATCTTTCGCGCCAGCTGGTTTGTCGTAACCAACTACCTGACCGTCTTCGCCAATTTCGAAGTGAGAGCCGTAAATAACGCGGGCTTTTGCCGGAGTCATCAGGACTTTTTCACGCAGGAATTGGGACTCCCCAAACGAAGTACCGATGGTTTTCTCAACCAACTTGTTCTTCATACCTGCGATTTCAGCTTCGAGTTCAGCAATACGAGCGTCGCGACCTTCCAGGTCTTTTCCGTGTGCTTCGATCATCTGCTTTTTCACAGCGTCAAATTCACCGCGGCGCTCAAGCTCCTGACGCTCAGCGTCTTCGCGAGCCTTTTGAGCAGCGGACTCGGCTTGAACCAGCTCAAGCGCACGCTCCGGTGCGATATCGCCGTACTTAGCCAGTTTTTCTTTCAGAGTTTGCTCGTTACTCTTGCGCTTCATGCTCTCTTTCAGCAGAGACGCGGCGTTTTTACGCTCTTCACGAACCTTAGCGATCAGCTCTTCAGCGCTCAGACCTTCCAGATCGTCAGCTGTAGTTTCGCTCTTATCGCCTTTGTCTTCCGGTGCGGCGGTCTTGTCTTCGACAGATGCTTCGCCACCGCCGCCACCTAACTCTTCTTTACCTGCAACATCCATATACCCGCGATGGGTATTGGTCAGCTGCATCCACTGCCATAATTTCATTCGTAAATCCTTTTATTCGTCATTACCCGGTTTCTTGGGTGATGGTTTCCCGGTTCCTTGGGATTTTTCTTGCCCATTTTCTCGGGCCGTATCTTTATCATAAGTAAGTGCTAACTTACTTTCAAGTGCCAAGGCGTCATTTTTTGGAGGAAATTGCAATAAATCTTTCTCAATATCCTTCATTTTGTCTTTGGAAAGATTCGGGAAGATTTTATCGATAAGGATTTCCATCTGATAACGACGGACAGAATCTGGCGCTTCCAGATCTTTAAGGTTGCTCGCGACTTCGAATTCATCAACCAGTCCACGGATGTCGAAACTCTCCGGGTACGTGACCAATTCTTCGCTCTCTGGCATCTTCTCACCCATCCATGCAGTTACCAGCGTCATCAACATTTCTTCGGCTCGCTGCAGGCGACTCGATTTATTGATGAGTAGACTATTTACTCGCTGGAAGTCATACAGTTTGGCTGCGCCGCTGGAGTTGTCGATACCCTTTGCGTTGTCCTGCTTCGTGCGCTCTCCGGCAACACCAACAGAGTGATAAATCTCGTTGATGATCTGCTGGACGGTCGAAATGATCATGCTCGCCTGTTTTGGGTCTGGCGACAGATAGAAAGGCTGGGCGCCATTTTCACCGTCATAGGTGAAAACGCGCTTCGTGCCAAACTCCAGCACTTTTTTGTGATTCTCATCACCAGGCAGAAGAGACTGAACCGGGATGGCCAGCTGCGAGAATGTCTGATCCTGAATGATGGCATCAAGGTTAGACAGATAGTTGGCAACAGCCCGGTCGAGATAGGCAATATCGTCAATCAGTGATGGACTGAAGTACGGCGATTCGCTCTGACCCATACAGTCAACAGGGAAGACAGGAACCATGCCGAGACCGTGCTCTCCAGTATCTTCCAAAACAACTTTCGTTCTACTACCTGACCGCTGCCCCTTGCGATCTTCGCGGAAAAGATACCAGTGGTCTTTCGTCCATAGACGGTAACGCAGAAACTCTTTACCCGATGAGGTGAAGGGGTCAGCGTCGTCGCGGCTCACTTCGCAGATCAGAATCCAACTCAGATTCCCCTCTTCATCCCAAGCACAGTCCAGCATCTGCTGAGGTGAAACCCAATATGCATAGGCACGGCCATCAGACTTTTTCTGGTCTTCTTTCGACTCGATGTCGCCCGATACGGTGCTATCAACAACCACCCAGATACGGCCATAAATTGAAGACTGGAGGTCTACTTCAACCATAAAATCATCAATGTTCATATTCTGACGGGTTGCTCGCTTCCAGAACTCCTTCACTGACGGCGGGGCATCATCCTCGCAGCGCTGAATGTCCTCTTTGAACAGATATTTATTAATCAGATTCACGACTTCGCGGGTATGGTTAAACCGGTAAGCGCGTTCCAGACGCTCCTTGAACTCGGCATCACCCTCCTTAAAGTAGCGGAAGATGTTATCTTTAAACCAAGTGCGGCCACCGGCGTAGGTGGCTGCGATAAAGTCCCAATGAGCTTTTCGTAGCTCATAATCAGGATGGCGGCGATTCACCAGATCCTGAATCATTTTGTTCGACAATTCCATTTGTCATATTCCTATGTTAGTAAATACTTACTTATCTTGATCCACCAAGAATAACACGAGTTTTAACCGGGAAGCGACGGTGAATTGGATAACCCAAGGCATCGGCACTGTGCTCGACGTTACCTGTTTTATCAATGTCTCGGCCGCCAGGCTTATAAATCACCTTCTCAAGCGATTCAATCAGGTGCTTGCACTTCGGGTCTATGTATAGACGAACATCGCCTGAAGCGGTCAGAAGCAGACGGTTTACGGCGTTAACACGGTCAGCGATTGGCGGGTGCTTCTTCGGG